GTGGAAGTTTCTGTCAAAGAAAGTTGCTCCTTGATAGTCTGGAGTGTTTGGCTTTAGACCAAACCCAGACGTCAAATATAAAATTTCTCATACTGCGATTAATGTACTTTAATTCTTAAATGTTAAGAATTACTAAGTATAGAAGCCATCCACTTTTGATTGGGGTTTTTGTTAAGGCTAAAGTGCTGTAAACCACCTTGACTTACATTTACGTATAATGTGAACATATTAGCTAATGGAATTCCGACTATTGCCACACTAATACATGTTGGCATACTATTAGATACTCCATAATACAGTAACTGAAATGGGACCATGTCTGTCATATTAGACTTCACAATCTCCATTACAGCACTATCAGCACTGTTAACCTCTACACTACTTCTACTAGTAGAAATCAAATCTTTTGTTGTTAGCATTACTAGCGAAGGTATTATGCAGTTTAGCTATCTCGTCATCACTAAGGGTATTAAACCCTGAAGGTATTTTAGCTCCCTTAGTTCTCATCTCCTGAATATCTGTACCTTTTAATTGCCTATTAGGGTCAATATAATAATCCCTCTTCCTTTAGTTGAGATTCTCATAATATCCATTTAAGCCAACCGTAGCTGAAAGTCTTCCTCTTATATTCTGGATGTTCAGCCGCGTATCTAGCTTCTCTTTCAAATGATATGTTTCTATAGGCAGTGTGAGCATTGCCACTAGCTAGTAATTTAATAAACCACTCTATTACATACCATAAATAGAAGAATACTATTCCCATTTCTAATATCTGTTTCGTGTGAGTCTTCTCATGTGTAACTGTAGCTTGACTCATTCTCTTTATATAATCCTCACTCCTAGTGAACATAATAGCACAGATATTCATAAATGAATATCCTTTTACCGGAAGTAACGGATTAATAAAGAATAGTAATCCCTTAGATTTGTCGTACTTAAATTTCATAGTTAATGCTTCCATTTAGCGGCATTTCTAGCGAAATTAGCTCTCTTCTTCTGTAACGGAGTCGCATTAGGATTGTTAAGTACAGACCTAGCATGTTCTTGAACACTCTGTCCAGCTTTCTTAGCTGATGCCGTAAATTTGCCGCGATTCTTCTTCTTAATATGAATCTTGCTTCCATTTTTATCTTTCCTTACTAACTTACTACCACATCTAAACATGGGAACCTCTTCTAGGTCCGCATCATCGAGTAACTCTTTCAGAGCCTCATTAATTCTTGATAATTCCTCTGCGTTAAATTCCATAATTAAATTACATGTTAAATCACTTTTTTATTCACAAAGGTATTGCTAAATTTGCACATTATCAAACAAATCAGATAAATTAATGATTTAAGGTGTCAATGTAAATAAGCAATAAAGAAACTAAACTATTATTAATCTCTAACCTTTAAATCAATAGATTAATGTTATTGGGCAAACTAAAAGAGGTGTACAGGTGGATTGACAGTTGGAGTTCTGGTGTTAAGACGATAGTCATTATAATGCTTGCATTCTTGATGGTAGAGCTTCATTTCTCTTCACACACTAAAGCTATTTTAGAAGATTATAGACAGGCAGCTGTTACGGAGAAGGTATTAGCTGAGAAATATACAGAGATGATTACTCCACAAGTTAACGGGCACATAGAGCATATTCTTATGGAAGATAAGGATGCGTCGAATGTCTTGTTATTGAATTACCATAATAGCTTACAAAGTATACATGGTTTATCATATCGCTATTTAACAGCTCTTACAGAGAAGAGAAGAGGGTATGAAACTAAGGCAACTATTAAGATATGGAAAGAGTTGGAGTATATTAACTACGGTGATGAGCTTGAAAGGATTAATGACAATCAATTCATCAGAATGGATACTATTGAGAACTATCGTAGAACGTTCCCTAATTTAGTAGCTTTATTAGAGGACTCTGGGGCAAAATCTGCTGCGATGTACCCGATAGTAGGTATTGATGGACCAATAGGGTTAGTAGTAATTATCTATCCTAACGACAAGGAATACTATTTAGGATACTACAATTCTGTTATTGCTCCATGCATTCAGCCTTTATCTACATTACTAGATTATAACTCAATTAGGAAGAAATTTAAAATGGATTATGAAAGTAGACAAGAGGAACAAGGAAATATGTTACAACGATTCTTCCCATATGTATTGGAGTGAAATTGACAATACTATATACACTTCAGTAACAACAATGATACATGAGTTCTGTCAAAAGTTCGACAGTGATTTCTGGTCGCAATACAAAGCATTACAGAAGCTATTAAGTGCTGAACAGTTTGCCATGGAGAAGAAGAGACTATTAGAAACTAAACGTTTTGATAAGAAGTACTTCTTAGACATGTACGATTTAAATGAGACGGAGTTTAATTCTGCACAACAGGATATACTGGATGAGTGGTCTAAAACTAATGCTGATTCCAAGGAAAGAGGTACAAAGATTCATAGTGATTTGGAACATCAATACTTAGGTAAGAGTTCATGCCAAATGAGAAGTTACGGTTTAGGCGGAACTTTTGAAGTTAATACTAATGAATCTTTAGAGAAGAATAACTTAGACCTACTAAGCATAGAAAGAGGAGTCTTCCCTGAATATATGATATATAGAAGGTCGGACGACAATAAGTTTAGGTTGGCAGGTCAAATTGACTTACTTATTAAGGACGGAAACGACATTTACATTGTTGATTACAAGACTAATAAAAGTATTGACGAGAAATCTTACTTTGATACCAGAACTAAGAAGAGTCAAATGATGAGGTATCCTATGAATAATTTAATGGACTGTAACAAAGTACATTATACTTTACAACTATCTACCTATGCATGGATGCTTCAGAAATTAAATCCTGATTTTGTTATTAAGAAGCTATTGCTTATACATTATGACCATAATGGTAACGTTACAGAACATGAGTTAGATTATCTTAAAGATGATGTGGAACGTATGTGTAAGCATTGGAAAAAACAGTGTATACTTGAGGAAATCAAGGAGAAGAGAAAGCCTATAGAGTTCTAATGAGCTAGTTCATAATCATAGAGTATCTTTCAAACTGGGATTTGAGATATTAAAAGTAAAGTATAATTAAAGCTCATTAGAAATCTATGGGAATTACTAATATTGTAAATGGGCACTTGAACGAGTTACTGGGTAATAACGAAGAAATAGCTAAAGCTCGTATTAGAATATGTAAGAAATGTCCTATTATGAAGGATTCGTTTATGGGGTATGTATGTAGCAGTAAACTGTGGCTAAACCCTAAAACAGGAGATATATCAACAGAACGTAAAGATGGTTATAAACGTGGATGCGGGTGTAGACTTAATGCTAAAGTTAGAGATATTAAGTCTTCATGTCCAGCATGTAAATGGTAAATGATTTAAATTATGAGTAATAACGGAACAATGGATGTAATGTTTGGGGGTAAAGGATTAAGCTTTGCCGGTGCAGATGGATTTAAAGATTTAAAGAAAGAAGCTGCTGTGGAAGCACATAATAAAGCAGTAGATACTTACACTAAAGCACTTAATAAGAACATTAAAGATGAATTGGAGAAAGCGGAGGAAGTAACAGAGAAGATGAATAGTATGGAAATTATGCCTATTAATTCATACGTATTGGTTAGACCTTATGCTAAGAATCCGTATCAAAAGATAGAAGTGACTAAAGGCGGACTTATTATACCAGAATATGACGGAGCATTTAAGAATCCAGACACTGGAGAGAAAGATACAGAGTATCAACTTTCAGTTGTAGCTAACGTTATAGAAGTAAGTCCTTTGTGTAAGTTTATTAAACCGGGAGACGATATATATTATAGACGTTCTTCTGGAGTACCTGTTCCGTTCTTCAGACAAGGATTTGAAGTTGTAGCTGAACAGCAAGTGCAGGTGGTTATTAATGAAGGTTTAAAAGAACGATTTAAAAGTATAGAATAATGGAAGAGAAAGTGTTTTATCAACCAGGAGATGTAGTAACATTAAGACAAGACATCCCATATAAACCTCAGATGATTGTAGTTAAGAAAGAGACGATGACGTTTAGACCATCTAAGGATGAGAAGAAAGATGAATATTTCAAGGGTATTAGATGTAGATGGTTCTCTACAAGAGGAGAGCTACAAGAAGCTATCTTTAATACTAAAGACTTAATTAAACTATAATGGCAACTAAGTTTCAACAAGGTGGGCAGGACGACCAAGAGTTGTTCTCTGCCTACCTTATTAAGTTATTTAAGCCTAAGTCTCAGCAGGAGTTTGAGGATACTATATCCAAACTCTCAGAGAGGGAAATTAATGAAATCTATAAACAATACAAGAGTATGGAGAATAATCAAACTATCATGGCTAAGATGGGAGTCAAAATTAACTACATTAGCAGATTGCAAGGTAAGTGTCCAGAAGGTTATGAGGTAGAGAGATTCATGGCTGGAGGATGTGTTAAATGTAGAAGGAAAGCAATGGCTGAAGGCAGTAAAGCTATGGACGTATTCAAAGATAAATGTGGAGGTAAAGCCAAGAGACGCATTAAGAAGAGCGAGAATGGTGATAAAATAGCAGTTAATAAGACTGATACTGTACACACCAGTAAGGGAGTATATAATGTTAGTAATAAGAAGCTCCCTTATAAGAAGATGTCCAAAGCAGATTACAAAGGACTACCTTTAAAAGACAAAATGAAAGTTGATATGAAAGACCAGGCCAACGGCAGAGGTGCTAGCGGAGCAGGTGCAACTAGAGGTAGTAATATAGGTAAAAAGTTAAGCGGTGGCACTATTACTTCGTTCAAGTGCGGAGGAATGGCTAAGAAGAGAATTAAGAAGAATATGGGCGGAACTGTTAGCAATAAATGGAGTATTCCTAGTAAAGCTGGCGGTGATGCTATTAAACACATTAAAGGTGGACCAGGCTCAGCAGATAGCACTAGAGAAATGAAATTTAATGGGTTTCAGAGGAAAGCACTAGCTGGTAAGCCTTATAAAAACAAATAAATATGAAAGTATTCCTATTTGATAATGGTACTAATTCGGTGATTGTGAATGAGCCAGAGGTTCTTCTTATTAAGGAGTTCGCAGCTCTATGGACTAATGAAAGGAATAAGACCAAAGAAGACCCTACGGGAGTTTGCAAATCAAGAGCTTATAGAGAGCTTGTTTACATATGGCTAATGTTAGATTGGGCATCTCCATACTCTGATTATACAGAACAGGAAAGGCATCAAGCATGTCTTCAGGATGCTAATTTAAGTGAAGAGGAATGGGCAGACCCAATCTTCAGAGCCGCATGTAGGAAGTACAGAGATATTCAAAACGAATCTAGAGCACTTAAACTCATTAAGTCTGCTCAAAGTGTAGTTGATAGAATTACTGATTACTTTGACACCATAGATTTATCTGAAAGAGACCCAGTTACTAATAGACCTGTTTGGAAAGTGGCTGATGTAATGAAAGAAATGCAATCAGTTTCTAAGGTTATAGAAGAACTTAAAACTCTTGAGTATATGTACAAGAAAGAGCAAGAAGAAGAGACTGGTATCAGAGGTGAAGGTAAGAAAGGACATTTAGATTAGTTATGGCTGGACGTGGTAGACCTAAGAAGAAAGTCGAAGTTCCAGAAACAGTTCAAGAGTTAATACAGAGAGTAGAACCAGAGTTAATAGAAGCTGTTCAACATATGAATCCTGTCATAGAGGACAATTCAATTAAAACATCTAATGTTGAATGGGATGTATCATTAGATACCGAGATTAAGCATTTCGACCCTACTCTATCTTATGAGCTGACTGGATATCGACCAGTGGATGAAGAAAGAGGACTGGATTTTAATCCAGAGTGGTTCACTGAAGCTAGACAGATTAAACTAAGAAACGGTAAATACTGTGCTTATCCGGAGGGAACAAAGAAGTATAATGACTTTTGGGACGAAGAGGTTAGAAGATGTAATCAAGGATATGAATCACATGGGTATAGAATCACAGGTGATAATTACTTCTTCCTTAATTATTATAGACTAAAGAACACCGATGTGTCTCAAGCTGGTACCGGTCGTGAAACTACATTCCCTTCATTCTTTAGTAAGCAGTATGAGTACTTCCATTACATAGAAATGTGTGAGAAGTTGAAGAAGGATGTGTGCGCCCTTAAAGCTCGTGGAGTCGGTTGACACAATAAACTAAAGCCGACTATAAATTCCGCAAAATCGGTGAAGACTAACGTGATTAATCACTTATTAAATTTAATATTATGACTAAGAAGGAACAATTAAAATTTATTGAGGATAACTATCCCTTATACAACAATCATATATCTAACAGAAGAATAAGACATACATTCTTCGATACAATCGAAACTGAACTACAAGCTTATCTGCTTGGATTTTATGCCGCTGATGGCAGTATTGATGAGAAACGCAAAACCTTAAGAGTTCATTTGCAGTCTGGAGATTCTGAAATAGTGTACTTATTTAAAGATAGTATAAGTCCAGACGCTAGAACGTTTACCGTAGCACCACATATTGTAACTGGAAGAAACGGTATGAAAGTAAATGCCCATGCATCATTTGGAGTTGACATTACTAGTTCCAAATTATGTAATGCCTTAGTAGACTTAGGGATAGGATATAATAAAAGCGTAGCAGAACTCAAAATTCCAAGCATTCCTGAGGACCTTGTGAAACATTTCATCAGAGGTTATTTTGATGGAGATGGGTGTATTACTGGATGGTTAGCTACAGAGAAGGGTAAAGCTGACAGAGTTAGATATAAGTTTGATATATGTAGTAAAACAATTACTATGTTGTCTGATATACAGAAGGTTCTTTCTAAGAATGATATTAATGTAAATATTAATTATCTTAAACGTGATGATATGTATAGGATATCTACTTCATCTAAAAGCGAAGTGAGTAAACTATATCATTATCTATATAATGATGCTAATTTCTATTTATCAAGAAAGTTTAATAAGTTTAGTTACTATGTTAATACCGAGGTAAGTCAGCTCATCGCTGACCACCGTAACGCGCAGGAGGTGAACGTTAATGAGAGTAATAATCCTCCCACGAGTGCGGAACATTCTATAAAAGAATGAATATGTGCGCTGACCTTATAGGAAACTATAAGAAGTATAGGATAAAAAGCCTATACGATAACAAAGTGTTTAGTGAAATTGCAGCATCTTTAGGAGTTAGGTTATATACAACTGTTAGAGGTTCGCATACAGTATATGTAGCATTTACCGAGAAATTCGTTAGTGACGTACTTCGTAAATGCTGGGAGCAACTTGAGTATTTAAATGCTGATACAGAAGGCGGCATGAGACACCTAAGACAGAAATATAATTCTGATATGCATAAGAGAGCTTCTCTTCTTACTAAAGACAGAGAAGAATTTGGATTCATGTCAGACATTATTGGCTTCGTAGTAGATGTTCCTCGTAAGCTACGTGGAGACCGTGTGGATAGATTGTTCTTTGAAGAATCTGGTTCTAATCCAATTCTAGTAAAGACTTACTTACAGAGTACAGCTCTTGTAGAAATTCTAGGTAATAAATTCGGAACCAGATTTGTATGGGGAACAGGTGGAGACCAGGGACCTGCACTTGACGGACTTAGTAAGATGTTTTATAATCCAGCTGGTTATAATTTCTTACCTTATAAACACAATCATACTAAAGACGGTTCTTACGCTTTTACTTCATTCTTCATACCTGCCTATACATTTGTAGCAGCAAATGGATATGTAGACGGCAGAGGAGTTACTAATACTGCGAAGGCTAAGAAGTTCTATTTAGACCAAAGAGAAGCTCTACTAGCTAACCCGAAGGAGCATTTAATTGCATGTGCAGAGTTCTGTTTTACTCCTGACGATGCCTTGGCTCTAGAAGGAGATAACCAGTTTAATACTGTATTGTTAAGTGAGCAACTTGCTAATATCAAACTACATAAACTGGGACCACATATTGATGTAGGCCAGTTAGAGTATAATTTTACTAACAACCAGCACACAGAGGAAGCAATTGATAGTGTAAGATTTGTTAGTAATCCTAAAGGTAAGGTTAAGATACTTGAACATCCGATTAGAGGAGAACATGGAGCTGTACCTAGAAATTTATATGTTGCTGGTATTGACGGTATTGATATGGGTGGTGAAGACACTTCTGATAAGACTCAAGACCCTTCTGATTTCTGTGTAGTAGTTAAAAAGAGAGCTTATGGGTTAGATGAACCTAAAATAGTGTGCTATTATAAGGACAGACCTAAGACTTTACGTGAAGCACATATGACATGTCTTAAGATATTGCAGTATTACGATTGTCAGGCTGTTCTTGAATCTACTAGAATGTCTACTCTGCAATTCTTTAGAGAGAAACATAAAGAGAATAGACATTTGATGAGAAGACCTAGAGCTACTCAATCTGACATACAAGGAGGTCGTAGTAAACAATTCGGAGCTCCTGCTACTGAAGTAGTAATTAGGCATCAATTAGATTTAATAGCTCAACATATAGAAGATTATTGTCATAATATATGGTTTGAAGAAATTCTAGAAGAAGCAATTAAATACAGTTATGAGAATAAACGTAAGTTTGATATTATAGCTGCATGGGGTATGTGCGAACTAGGAGACGAGGAATTAATGGGGGCAGTTCCTAAAGAAATGGACAGTCCTAATAACAAACTAAGACCTTTCGGTTATTGGGTTGACGAAAGAGGAATTAGACATAAAGGAGTTATTCCAGAGAAACAACAGATAGTACCTAAGTTTAATTTATGGCCTACACAATACGATGACCCTACAAGAATTAGAAGTAGCAATCAGAGATTTATTCAAACAGATTTATCATAAAGAATATGTGGCTAAATTAAAGCTAGAAGAGCTACAAACTGCCGAGGGGACACATAGGGGTTATAAGTTAACACTTGGCATGAATAATATAGACAAGCCACTTATTATATCGTTTGAGGGTGGTGAAGTAGCGTATCTTAAATTTCTTAGACAGGAATTAAGAGATAGAAGATTAGGCGACACACATTATTTCCTAGGATATAAACAATATAACGGATTAGAGAGTTGTAATGAGTGCACAGAACAGGAGTGATGAGTACTTAATGGAGCATATTGATAAGGCAGTGTCAGAATTAGTATTTCCTAAGTACAAATTACAGAAAGCATATAATTATTATAATGGATATAGAGATGCCGAACAATATAGGTATCTAGAAGAGAATTTTGGAATAGGTAATCCTACTTCTATAGAATTTACTCCTCTTATCAGGAAGCATGTTGATGCTTTACTTGGAGAATACCTAGGTACTCCATTACTGCCTAAAGTGTCATGCAAGGATAAAGAAACTATATCTAAGATATCTAGAGATAAGGAATTACAAATTAATAAAGAAGTATATCAATACTTACAACAACATCTTAACAATCAGATACTAGCGTTCTTAGGAGGACAAGAAGTAACTGATAAAGCTGTAGAGGCTCAACTTAATAAGCTAGTAGAAGATATTAATAATAGCTTTGTTAGCGAGTATGAAATAGCTGCACAGAATGTTGTTGAGTATATAATCCAATCTAGAGATATTAACTTACTTACTAAGTTAAAGAACCTGTTACTTGACTTACTAGTAACTGGCATGAGCTTTTACCAGGTTCATCCTAGTAGGAAGAGAACTAATATAGAAATAGAGGTATTAGACCCACGTAATGTATTCGTTGATAGAAATCCAGAATCTGTATATGTTAGAGATAGCTACAGAGTAGTTATTAGACGTTGGTTAACTAAGCAACAAATACTTAATAAATATGGTCCTCAACTAGATACAAGTAGTATCAATGAATTAGAGGAGATGTTTGAGGGATATTACGATAGTAGTTATATATATGTACGCGCCATGAGCAATCAAGCTACTGGGGCTCCTATTACAGACGGACTCGAGGCGGGTAAAGAAGTAATACCTGGATTCCCTACCGACTACTATGAGACTTACAATTATAAGTTAATACCTGTGTTTGAAGTTGAGTGGATTGATGTTGATAAAGAAGGAGAAGATTATGTAGAGAATAGATATGAAGGAGTTAAAATCGGAGAATCTATTTACATTCTTACTGGTAAATCTCCTGATGTAGTTAGAACTAAAGATAATCCTACACACTGTGGATTGTCAGTTAATGGTTTGTTCTTTGTAAACAGAAGTAACGAACCATATTCACTTGTGCTCGCATGTTCACATCTTCAAGACAAGTATGATTTGATTACTTTCTTTAGGGACAATGTAATTGCTAATAGTGGTACTAGTGGAGACTGGATTGACTTTAGTATGCTACCTATGGCTCTTGGTGGTGATTTGACTGAAAGATTGCAGAAATTCATTGCATATAAGAAGACTGGTGTGGCTCCTATTGATACTTCACAAGAAGGTAGGGCATTTAATAACAATACTTCTTTTGCTGGATTCGATGACTTGTTAAAAGCTGATACTATTCAGGCATTTAATATGGCGTTGCAGATGTTAGAAGAGCAGACATCATCTATTACTGGAGTGTTTAGAGAGAGATTAAATGGAATAGAAACTAGGGATGCTGTTAGTAATGTTAAGGCAGGTATGAGAAATTCTTATATCATTACTAAATCTTACTATCAGCAAATGGATACTTTGGCAGAGGATATTCTGATTGATTCTCTTAATTGTGCTAAGAAGGTATGGAAACATAAACCACTTACTGGAACTTTAGTGCTAGGTGACAAACTACAGAAAGTATTTACTGCTCTCCCTGAACATTTTACTTTTACTGACTATGATATTCATGTAATAGCTAGTAGTAAAATTATGGAGGAAATGCAGAACATGCAACAATTAATGATTGAATTCATTAAGAGTGGTCAATTAGACCCAGACATAGCTATGGAGTGTATGACTGCCAGAAGTATGACTGAACTTAAGTCTAAATTGTCTAAGGCATTTCAAAAGAGAAGAGAAGAAACTCAGAACACTGCACAGATGCAACAACAGAACGAAGAGCTACAGAAGCAACTTCAAAAGGCGGAACAAGAGAAAGAGCAGCTTAATAATAAGATTGCATCTCTTAATGAAGCTAAGATTGCTATTGATAGGCAGAAGGTTGAATATGACTATGAGATTGGCCTTATTAAGGCTAACGCTGATAGAGATTATAAGCAGAGTACTTCTGACAATGACACCAAAAGAACAGATATTGAGATAGCCCAATTGTACGATGGGAATCAGCAGAATAACGAAGTGAAGAACGTATAATGGAATTAAAAATTAAAGTTTGCACTAACGATAGCTGTAAGGTAATCATACTTGACGATACTGGTACAGGAGAGAATGGCTATTTGCCTGAATCTTCTTCAGTCATCGTCAAGAACAGATTCAAGTACTCTGACACTGTATCTATTGATGTCTTACAACATAATAAGGCAGATGGGCCTGAAATACAACTTCCTGTTTACACTTTACATGATGACGGTAATAAGTCAGTAACTATGCCAGTAGGGTTTGATGGGTGGTTTAATGTATATCATATAGTTCTGCCGACTAAAGATTGGTTTGATAGAGAGATGGATAAAACGGCTGGTTCAGCTGTAACTATGTATGCCACTGTGTACTATTCGGACGGCATCTACATCTATAAGTATTTTAATGGCACATCTACGACCGTAACTGTAGATGAGATAGTAGAGAGGAACGTAGAAGATACTACAATTTCTAGGACATATAATAATTACGTGTCTATTTGTTTTCTTAAGAAATGTTATATATCTTTGTGCCAGCAAATATTTAATAGCAGAGGTTTCAGTAAATGTTGGAGTAAGAATGCTGTAGCGGCCGAATTATCCTACAAGAGAGATTTAGTCTGGATGGCTATCAATGTAATCAAATATATGGTTCAATCTAATCAGTTAGCTGAAGCTGAACGAATCATAGAACAAATAGGAGGTTGTAATGGCTTGTGTAAATCAGAATACAGCAAATGGCCAGAGCAAGGCTGTGGATGCTCTCAAAGATAAGGTGATTTGTGAATACAAAGAACTGCTTAAGTATTTAGAACGGGGGCATAGATATGACTACCAACTAATTCTCGAAGAGATAAGTCTCATCGAATTGCTAGAAGAGAATGAAGTTAATAGGTCTGAATTTGTAGAACAATTTTATCTTAATAATAAATGGCAGATAACTCTATTTTAACACCAGGTGGTTCTAGAAATGAATGTATCAATCCTGTTAACGAACAAATTGATACTTCACAATTTCTGAAAGTAGATTACCGCTTAGGGGAGTTTGAGAGTGAGTCAGATAAACAAATTGCTAGAATTAATCTTGGAGCTGCTGGCATTAATGATGTCTATGATAAGACTTCAGCAGATTTAAAGACATTAGAGGCAGTTAAGACCTCAATGGATACTCACCTAGCTACTGAAGACCCACATAATATAATTCCTACTATAGAAAGTAAACTGGAGGGTTTTGTTAAAGAGGATGGAACCACACCATTCTTAGCACCTCAAACAGGTGTTGACCCGTTGACAGACTTTCATTTAACAACCAAGAGATTCGTGACTGCTTTAATGGACAGTCATTTAGCTAAAACAGACCCACATAATATAATTCCTCTTGTGGAGGAAATACTTAAAGTATATGTAACTACTGACCAGATTTATAGGAAGGTAGAGTTATATACTAGAGAACAAGTTGATGACTTAATCAAGAATTTCGTTAGACGTGACGGAACTACTGCATTTCTAAAACCACAGTTAGGAGTTACTCCAGTAGCTGATGGGCATCTATCTACTAAGAAATATGTAGATGATGTAATGTTCAAACACTTAGTTGATGCAGACCCTCACGGATTTGTGACGTTACTTAATCAGAGACTAAACAACTATTTCAGGAAGACTGAAACTTACTCTAGAGCAGAGACTTATTCAAGAGCTCAAATTGATGCCATTATTAATCAATTGGTAATTGATGCGGCTAGAGGGGCTATTGAGGAACATATCAATCAATATGACCCTCATGGAACTCTTAAAGAAATTTATAGTAGGCATTATGTACCTCGTGATGGTTCAGTTCCATTTACTGCCCCACAGAAGGGAGTAGACGCTGTGGAAGATGACGAATTAGTAACTAAGAGACAGCTGGATGCTTCTATTGTAGAAGAGCCTGTTTGGATTACTAGTGGACCAGTTCAGACTACAGTAGGCTTCGTTGAAGATGAAACTGACCCAGGAGAGAAATTGAATCTTCAAGAGGTTATGGATGCAATCTTCTACGGTAAATCTGTAGATGTTAAAGCTCCTGCGTATGCTTTACTGGGTTCTATAGTAGACGTTGAACTATTCGTTAGAGGTTCTACTGGAGTGATATCTTATGCTGAATTATGGCAGAACGATGAGCTTATTGGAACATATACTAAGGACGATTTCGAATTAGGACAGTTGACTGTAAAGAGTTTACCTATTAACGAAGAAACTACTTTTACGTTTAAAGTATTCTATCCTAATGGTACATATCTGGAAGCTAGTTGTACTACTAAAGTAGCATATGACATATTTGTAGGAATCTTACCTAAATGGTATGCAGCCTCTAATGTTAATTATGATTACTTACTTCAGCTAGTTCAATCAGACCCAGAGAACAATAGCATTGACAGTTCTGGTGACTTAGTATCAGAAATCAAACACAAATATAATTTCTCAAGTCCTAAAGAGCTTAAGCAAATATTTGTAGCAATGCCTAAGGAATATCCAGACTTAGTTCAAATGACAACGCCTTCTCAACAGTTTGGTCTTGAATCGTTTGACATTATTAGTGATATCCCATTTGAAATTCCTGGATTGTCAAATAGTAAAATATATAAGATATATGTATTCAAGGAGTCTCTAGTAACTCTCAACTTGGAGGTAACATTTAAGTTTGACCCAGCTAACATTTAATAAGTATGAGAGCATATAGTGAAATTATAGCAAGTTTTAGAAGAGGCGGTCCATTCCCTATAGAAGCTGACTATATCTTCGAAACTGAAGCGAAACTGAAAGAATTTTATTCATCTCCTGAAGAGAATGCTATTTTACACAAGGGATTGTTAAAGGTAGTTGAAAATGACGGAGATGGTAATCAAGCACTATATTGGGTCACTAGAAAGGAGACTAACGATGAGTTAGAGTTTACTAAACTTATTACTTCTAAGAGTGATGAAACTATAGCTGACTTGATAACTAGATTAGAGCAGGAAATTAAAGATAGAAAGACAGCAGACGATGCTATCTGGGGAAGTGTTGACCATACTAGTGTACCAGAGGACTTAAACAGTCTGAAGGACATTGCAGAGGAAATTACTAAAATTAGAGAGCATCTAGGTAATCTAGACAGCACTGATGAGGGATTACAGAGTAATATTGATAAGGTGCAAGCCGAACTCGATAAGACACAAGAAGGAGTAGGTTTGGGAGAAGACGGAGCTTATGTTCCTGATACTGAAACTACTTACCTTAAAGACTCTACATCTGTAATGGATTCTCTGCGCAAGCTAGACGAATTAGTGAATCATGCTATTCACTTTAACTGGGTCACACTAGAAGATACTCCAAGCATTGAATTAGATATTGATAGACAGATTACTGGAACTACAATATCTGGTAATGTTAAGGTATCTACTGATAGTGGTAACGGAATTACCATAAAGAATGACGGTCTATTCTATAAACTAACTACTGAATATTTAGACGGACTCTTAACTATTAAGGTTAACGATAATGTTATAGGACAACATCAAATTGGTTTGTCAGCTATCGTAGAGGACGCTAAGTATGACCCAGATACGGAAGAGCTAGTTATAGTATTTAAACTTTTAACTGGTGATAAGCAAGTAGTTAGGATTCCAGTTGGAACTCTTATTAGAGAATGGGAAGTTGATAACTCTATTCCTGATAAGGTAGTAGAATTGGAGAAAGTGTTATCATTAGGAACTGGCGCTGATAAGCTTTCTGCTGACGTTAGGTTGCATATAGCTAAAGATAACATCTTAGTAAAGGAAGGAAATGCTCTGTATGTTAAAGGTACTTCCGATAACATTACACATGATTCTAAAGCCTTGGATGTTGTTATTAGTGAATTACAAAGTGATATTGATAGCCACCTTAAAGATTTCAACAATCCACATAGAGTCACTCCAGCACAGATTGGAGCCATTTCTTTGCCCGAAGTTGAAATTCTACTAAAGTCTAAAGCAGATTTAGTAAGCGGAAAGGTTCCTAAAGAACAACTTCCAGATGATATAGGTGGTGAAGTAACTTGGATTGACGTAGAAGGTGATGAAGAAACAGTATCCCAATAGACCCGCTAATATGAGCCAGTTGGACTACTTGTGGACAACATATGGCCCATATACGGTGTCGGACTCAATAGACGTTGAAGACTCTATTCCTTCTTCTAAAGCTATCAAAGATGCTATTGCTACTCAGGTAACTGGTATAGTAGAACTCGATACTCAAGAAGAAGGTAATAAGGTTAGAGTTATAGGTAAAGGAGGAAGTGGTGAGGAAATATCATCAATCCTTCTTGATAAAGATACTAAGATAGTTTCGTTTGAAAGACATCTTATAACACAAGAGGATATAGATAACGGATTCGGTAATGCACTGAATGAGGAATGGCTGATACTTACTGCTTCTAATGGAGATAGATTTGAAGTGTCTCTGGAAGACTTTGTAGTTAAAGGACAAATAACTAATACTATTATTACCCAGACTAAGAATGGTAATATTGCATCAGAATTAAAAATTAATAATCCAATTACTAATAGGTCTGTAGATTTATTAGCTTCAAACTTTGGAGTTAGGGCAGACTTAGTAGTTGATACTGATGCTGATTCTAACATAGTTATTACTAAGGGTGATAAAGGAGTTGTTTGTAAATTTAGTTGGGAAGGTACAGAATATCCAGTAAGAATTAAAGCCGTAGATACTTACGATGAGTATTTACTACAGACTTTGGAACCTAATACCATTTACTTCATAAAGGACATTAAGTCTATTTACCTTAATGGAGTTAAATATGCCTCTGAAGGTGGTGGAGGTTTAGACCCTGACTTGTATTATACTAAATCAGAAACTGATGCTCTTATATCTAATATTGAAAGTGATTTAGACAATAAAGTTAGTTTGGTTGATGGTAATATAGTATTAGAGGAAGGTCAGGGAATTGTGGTTAATCGTAGAGACGGTGTTCAGAATTTAATATCATCTGACAATTCCGGAGGGTTTAAACTTGGTAATGTTAATTCTTATCTGGAGATATACACTAATACAAGACCAGCCGTTGTAGTAGGGGAAGACACTGATTCACTTGCATTAATGTCAGACTTGACTTCTTATACTTGGAATGAAGTAACTACTGCTAAAGCTACCAGACTCGCTGATTTACCAGAGAGTTATCCAGTAGGAACTTTAACAGTTAAGCATTCTGAAGGAGAAGTTAGTTACGACGGTTCCGAAGATGTATCTATTGACTTAACACATATACAACAATCAATTAATACATTGAAAGATACTATGGAGTACTTACTATCTACTAAACAAGATAAGCTTGTTAGTGGAGTTAACATTAAGAAGATTAATGGTAAGTCAGTACTCGGTAATGGAGATATACTTATATCTTCTGATTCTACAGCTATTAGATATAAGGGGTCTGTAGCTACTCGTATGTATTTACCTTCTGCTCCAGAAGTAGGTGATATTTACAACGTTATTAATGACGGTGCTAACTATGCTTGGAATGGAGAAACTTGGGAAACATATGGAACTATAACTCCAACTGGAGTAGATTTGTATAAGAATGCCAGTGGTGAAATAACTGGCGGGGAGGTAAGATTCAGTGATAATACTGTGCTTCCTATTAACATATTTATTAAATAACATCATTAAATTTTATGGCACAATTAAAATTTTACAGAGGGTTAAAAGCCAATTATGTAGCTGAAACTACTCACAAGGATGGGATTTACTTTGCTACAGACACCAATGAAATCCTTATGAATGGCAAGGCTTACACAGGAGCTCTAGCTGCTGGTAAAGTCGTTACTAATGTAGCCTTGTCTTCTGATAAAAGCAAACTGGTCATTACTTACTCTGATACCACTACAACAGAGATTGAAGTAGGTAGCGGTAAGTATACATCAGCTATTGAAGACAAAGATTTAGCTATGCCTAATGCTGTCGGTGGTATCGCTAAAGGAACTAAGGTAAGTGCTCTGGAAGGACAGACATATGATTATATGTGGGATGAACTGCTGTTCCCTACTATTAATCCTACATTTACTGCTCCTACTGCAAGCATCTCATTTAAGAGTTATTCAACTCCTCAAGAAGTTGGAGCTACTGCACCTACTGCTGCTAACTTCAACACTAGTCTTAATAAGGGAGCTATTACCTTAAATGGAATAAAACAAGCAGACAGGTCTGGTAACTTAGATGCAGATAATTCATTTATCTTCGTAAATAAACAAGAATCTAACACAACTCTGCCTACTACTGTAACACTTGGTAATACTACTTATACTTATAAGGCAGCTTATTTGCAAGGACCTCAACCTAAAGATAACAAAGGAAACAATTATAGCACTCCACTTGCAGCTGGTTCGGTTAACTCTTCAGCTATCACACTTAATGGTACATATCCTTGGTATGCATCTACAAGTACAGCTTCTTCTGGTACGCCTGTGGTTAAACAAGCTCTTATTGCTTGGAATACTTCTACTGGAGCTATGACTACTCCTAGATTTGAATTACAACCTTCTGGTACTCTTCCACAGGTATTCAAGCTGCCAAGAGCTGTCACTCAACTTCAAATGTTGAACACAGTATCAGGTAACATGGAAGTTATAGGACTTAGTGACTGGACTAAGACAGAAGAAGAGATTGCTATTGGAACCACACCTGTAACTTATTCAGTTTACACTTACAATGGTTCTACTAGAGGTTCAGTAACTTTAATCGCTAAATTCTAATTTGACATATGGCAAGAAATAAAGGTACATTCCAATTTGCAGCCAACTTTGAGGTTAAACTTCAAGGTGCTTTAGACCCAAGAATCTTAGTAGATAATAAGTCTGAACTTATTAATAAAGAGACTTGGCCGTATGATGGCGATACTATCTACGTATATAATGGATTGTTAGTAGCCGTTGCTGCTGATAAGGCAATTTATATGCTAGTTGATAAAGATAAAATTCTGGAAGCAGATTACTCCGGATGGAAACAAATGGACGTTGCTGCTGCACAGACAGTAGAGATTATTGACAACTTAAATTCTTCTTCTACCACTGCTGCATTGTCAGCTAATCAAGGTAGAGTATTAAGACAGAGAGTTACTACCCTTGAGGGCAAAATTTCTTCTGTATATTCATACAAAGGCTCCAAAGCTACTTATGCAGAACTTCCTAGTGATGCAGCAGCAGGTGATGTATGGAATGTAGAGGAAGCTCATGACAATCATCCAGCTGGTACTAACTGGGCATGGACTGGTACAGCATGGGATGCTCTGGGTGGAGCTATTGACCTGTCTGCATACTACAATAAGACTCAAGCAGATGCTGCAATTGCAGCTGCTGTTGATGCAGAGAAGACTTTAAGAGAAGCAGCTGATACTGCATTAGACGGTAAAATTACTACTAATACTCAAGCTATTGCTAAGATTAATGGTAGTGCTGAAGGTTCTCTAGCTAATACTCTGAAACAGGCTAAAGATTATGCAGATACTAAAGTTAGTGATGTTAGTAATTTAGTAGCTAATAAAGTTGATAAGGTAGAAGGTAGTACTCTGATTCCAGAAACTAAACTTGCACTTATTGACACTAACGCTTCAGATATTGATGCTCTAGGAGTTAGAGTTGCTGCTAACGAGGCTAAACTTGTTGGAATCACCACTACTGTAATTTCGACAATTAATACAGCTATCGATGCAGCTATGGCTTGGCACGAAGTAACTAAATAAAACACATAATATATTAAAATGGAGAAAATGTTTGTACACGTAGCGAAGAAGTCCACATTTACCAGTGAACTACAAGAACAATACACCAATAGTATTGTTTTCATTAAAGATTCACAAGAGATTTATACTCATGGAACGTTCTACGCTATTCCTGATTCTTACAAAGGCAAAATTACTTCATTGGAGAGTGCTGTGGCAGCTTTACAGGCTGCCAAGGCCTTCTCTAAAGTTTCTGACGGTACTAATGTTGCAGAGTCTCCTTCTCATGACGGAACTCTTAAATTCAACAAAGGCTCTAATGTAAATATCACTGTCGGAACAGATGGAGTAACAATTAGTGCTACAGATACTAAATACACACAAGGTTCTGGTATCTCTATTAAAGGTACTACAATTAATCACTCTAATTCAGTAACTGCTGGTACAGCTAAAGGTGATAATAGTAAGACATTAGCATTTGGTGGAACGTTTACTATTCCTAGCATTACTTATGATGCACAAGGACACGTTACAGCTAAAGGAACCACTACAATGACTATGCCAGCTGCTCCTTCATTTACTAACTGGCAAGCTAAGAATGTTGTTGGCGATGCTGCTTACGTTATCGCTAAGATTGATGCTGCAACAGCTACAGCTAATGCAGCAACTACTAATGCTACTACATTCTTGAACTTAATTGAGAATAGTGCAGTAAGAAGCTCACATCAAATTACTGGTACTGGTAAAGTAACAGTTACAGCTGATGCTACTGGTAAAGTAACAATTAATGGTGCTGCAACCACGGCTGCTTCTGGTTCTGCTAATGGTACTATTGCAATTGACGGAACTGATGTTGCTGTTAAAGGATTAGGTTCTGCTGCATATACAGCATCATCTGCATATGCAACTGCTGCTCAAGGTACTAAGGCTGATAATGCTGTTCCAAATACTAGAACTGTAAACGGACATGCACTTAGTGCTAATGTTACTGTTACTAAAGCTGATGTAGGCTTAGGTAACGTAACAAATGAATCTAAGGCTACAATGTTTACAAGCCCAGCGTTTACTGGAACTCCTACAGCTCCTACTGCTGCTGGTGGAACTAATACTACTCAAATTGCAACTACTGCATTTGTAATTAACGAGATTGGAAGTAAGATTTCTGCTGCTCAAGCACTTAGATTCAAAGGAACTATTGGCACAGACGGTGATGTAACTGAACTTCCAGCTAATCACACAGTTGGAGATACTTACGTAGTTAAGGCTGCTAGTAACTTTGCGGGCGAAGGCTGTGAAGCAGGTGACATGATTATCTGTGTTAAATCTGGAACGACTGCTGCAAATGGTGACTGGTCAGTTATTCAGAGAAACTTAGACGGTGCTGTTACTGGCAAATCCCTAACTGCTAACGCAGTAATTTTAGGTAACGGTGGGTCTACTGTTAAAGCTCTAGCTAATGGTACTGCTGGATACGTACTGAAAGCCACTGCTAGTGGTCCTGCATGGCAAGCAGAGAAGGACACAGTTTATACTCACCCTGCTGGAGGTGCTCCTAGTAAAACTTCTGGATTCTATAAATTCAGTACAGATGCTACTAGTCACGTTGCTTCAGTAACTGCTGTTACTAAGGCTGATATTACTGCTTTGGGTATTCCAGGAGCTAATACTAATACTACTTATACATTTGCTAATGGTACAGCTGGTAGCTTTACTGTAACTCCTTCTGGAGGTTCTAAACAAACAGTTAGTATTGGTAAACCTGCTACTGCTGGTGCGGCTGATACTGCTGCTAAGTGGGCTACTGCTCGTACTATCACAGTTAGTGGTGGTGTAACTGGAAGTGTTTCTTTAGATGGTTCTGCTAACGTTACACTAGCTACTACTCTAGCCAATCTGGCTTCTAATAAGGTAACTGCAATGACTGGTTATACCAAACCGTCAGATACAGGTGCAATTGCTGCTGGTGATTCACTTAATGTCGCTATTGGTAAACTAGAAGTTGCATGGGATTGGGTTGAACTATAATATATGTACAAGAAGGAGGGAGTAGCATCCCTCCTTTATTTTATAATGATTAAAATTTAAGTGATATGGCAATTAATAAGAAATTAATTCACTTTAATAAGAAAACTACTTTTAACTCACAGAAGTTATCAGCCAATGCTTCTAATACTCAATATCAGGTAGGAGGTACTGGAACTGTTCAGACTGGAGCTCCTGACATTAACTATCAATCTATAGTTTATATTAAAGATTCTAAAGAAATTTGGACACACGGACAGTTCTATGCTACCGCTGTAACATGGAGTACCATTACAGGCAAACCTAGCTTTGCTACTGTAGCTACTTCAGGTAATTATAATGACTTGAGTAACAAGCCTACAATTCCTACTAAGTTACCTACTCCAAACGTATTAACCTTTACTGGTGCAGTAACAGGTACATGGGACGGTAGTGCTGCTAAAACAGTAAATATACCTTCTGGTTCCTCATATACACTACCATTAGCGTCAAACAGTACTCGTGGAGGTATCAAGTTATCAAGCAGCACACAGGGAGGAACTCCTAACGGAATTACTACAACTTCAGGCAGAACATATGCTGTTCAGGTTAATAGTAATGAACAAGCAGTAGTAAATGTTCCTTGGACTGATACTAAATACAGTTTACCAACTGCATCAGCTACTACACTTGGTGGTGTAAAAGTAGGAAGTGGTTTGGCAATTAGTAATGGTGTTCTATCTGCTACAGGTGGTGGAGAAGCCGACTCAGTTGCATGGGGCAATGTGACAGGTAAACCATCATGGATTGGTTCTTCTAAACCTTCTTATAGCTGGTCAGAAATCACAAGCAAGCCTACCTTAGTTAAACAAGTAGAACCTGGAACTCCCAGTACGGATTGGCAATCAGCGTATGTTCCATTAGATGTTACATACAGTGATACGTCTATTTCTCATAAAACCATTTCTTTACCTATGGCTTCTCCAGCAAGCGGTAATAGTCAAGGTCGTGCAGGTTTAATAACTGGTGCTGATAAGAAGAAACTTGATGACTTTACAGATACAAAGAACACAGCAGGTGCAACAAATTCTTCTAATAGACTATACCTAATTGGAGCTACATCACAAGGAGCTAATCCACAAACTTACAGTAAGAGTACTGTTTACATAGAAGATGATGGAATTCTTATGTCTTTGCAAGGATTTGAAGGTGGTGCAATTACATCAACAGCAGCTATCTATGCAGCTAATGGATTCTTTGAGACATCTGATGCTAGAGTAAAAACTAACGTAGTAGAAATTGATGCAAGTAAAGCTGATGCTGTTAGACTAGTAGAGTTTGATAGAACAGACAAAAAACATCATGGCTATGGAGTAATTGCTCAAGAACTTGAGAAAGTGTATCCAGAAATGGTGAACACTGATAGTGAAGGGTTCAAATCAGTTAACTATAACGAACTTGCTATGGTTAAAATTAAATATCTAGAGGACAAAGTTGCAAGACTTGAAGCTCTAGTTGGAAGATTACTTGCAGAGCAATTATTATAATCTCATAACGTTTTCATTAAGAAGGTCGCCACTAGGCGGCCTTTCTTTGTTTGTACCTGATTACTAAAACCACCTATGCAATAAATTAATTGTTAACGAGTGTTAAATAATTGGTAATGTCCAGAATTTAACGTAACTTTGCAACATCGAATTTGGAAGTATAGTATATTTATGCCCTCAACAGCCGCAATTGCGTCAGTAGCTAAATCTAAATAACATGTTTGGACAACCATTCGGTAGTAACTACACGGATTTACAGAACCATTACATGCAACAATTAAAAGCTAAAGAAGATAAGGTTAACACACTATTAGAACTTGTGGAACAGGACCCAGAGATTAAGAAGAGATTAGACGAAGTTATGTTAAGTAAAAGTAAGTAATGAGCGATAAAGAAATTGTATTTCAAGCTATTAATAAGTATGCTAAAGACTTGGTGAGTAACCTATTTCATTTTAATAGCGTGGCAAGTCAAGCTGTTATCACATACGTAGTTAAGAATATGGAAGATAAATATGGTAAGTATTTAGACATATTCACAGACGTGCACGGCAATATTAATCTGGAATTGCTTGCCAATGCAGTTAAAGCAGAGATGAAAGAGAAGTCTGCTGATGGATTTGTAGTTAACATTCTTAACAAGCCAGTAAGGTTTGGAGAGGACGACGTTAATCAATTAGTAGAAATATTTAAGACATTTAAACAGAACAATTAATCCAAATTCGAGCCATGATTAATTTACGATTAGAGAGAATTTATAAAGGTGTGTCTTATACTATAGGGAAGCTGTACCTAAATGGTAAGTATTTCTGTGACACTCTTGAAGATACAGACAGAGGGCTAAAAGATACTATGCCTACAGAGGAAATTGAGAAGATTAAGGTGTGTGGTAAAACCGCTATACCTACTGGCACATATAAGGTTGATATGAATACAGTCAGTCCTAAGTTTAAGGATAGGACTTGGGCTAAGCCATATAGTGGTAAATTACCTAGATTATTAGATGTTAAAGGTTACAGTGGAGTTCTTATTCACGTTGGTAACAAACCAGAAGATACATTGGGATGTCTTTTAGTTGGAGAGAATAAGGTTAAAGGGCAAGTTATTAATAGTACTGCTGCATTTAATAGACTTATGACTGAACTTAATAAGGACAAGAATATAGAAATAACTATTGAGTAATGAGCAACTTTGATAAATTATTTGGAAGAACTTATAGTACAGTAGGTAACTCTGATTCTGACTTTATTATTAAAACTAGAGGACAGGTTAAGGTACAATGGGGCAAGAAGTTCATTGATATTATAAAGGACGGTAAGCTTAATGTTGATGTTAGTTTTATAGGCTCTGTCGATTCCTATAACGATATAGGTTCTAAAGACGGTCTGTACTATGTTAAAGAAGACGGTTCTATATATTTAGTTGTTAATGGTAATAAAATTAATATACTAGGGGATGTTGACGGCACCTACGTATCATTTGCATCTAAGCAAGATACTGCTGATGAACAGAAAGGTCAGGCATCTAAGAACCTAGGGATTAGATATTCGTCTAAAGATGAAGCAACTGAATATGGTGTTACAAACGGAATAGTTTTCCTAGAAGATGCTAATAGATGGTATATAGTGGAAGATGGCGTATTTACTTTGTATCCGAGTGAATTGGAGAGTCCATACAAGAAGCAGTTAATTATAAGTAAAGAGGACAACTCTATAGGAGCTTTAGTCATAAGTGGACAAGGTAACGGTAATGCTCTAATATTTAACGCAGGAAGTGATACCTTATCAATTTATAAAGACTTTGATAATTATAGTATAGATTCTTCCTCTCCAATAATTACAACGGTTGGAACTACCTCTACTGCGGAATTAGGATTAGATGGATTATCTCTAAGCAAGAGCTTGTTCTGTGATTCTATAGAATCATCTAGTGCGTCGGATTCTACTGGATTTAAATTATATATGTTAGATGGCAAATCTATATTGTCAATAGACCAATTAATGGTCCGAGAATCTTCTGATATAGTTGACATCACTTATGAGGAACTTGTTACTTTAATGGATTCTACAAATTTGTCTACAGCTACTAGGTATAGAATAACCGATTTCCAAAATGAGTGGGAACTGACTACCGAAGAGGATGTAATAGATGAGGATGAGCAGGCTGTGGATGAGAATGGAGACCCCTTGTGGCAAGATGAAGATGAAACTATACCAGTTATAGCTGTTCATAAGAATACACATCCTTTAATAGTATCTGCCATAACAACCTCTAAATTGTCCGGTACTGGGACGTTTGATGATAATAGAGAGTGGAAAGTGGAATATGACCCCTATTATAATGAAACATTGTCTATTAATAGATATGACGAGAGTGGTAATTTTATAGAAACTGTAGAATTAACAGCCAAAGGAAGAATCACTAGATTGACAGACGAAAAGGGCAATTCCTGTAACTATGACTTTAAACATCTAAAATTTAAAATCACCGAAGACGGTGTAGATAAGTGGATTTATACATTTAGAAACGGAGAAGAAGATTTAAGTTTAACTGATACATGTAGGAATAATGTATTAACTGTTAATAATTACGAGATTAAATCTGAAACTGTAACTGTACGTGATAATGGTAATATTGTTACATTACAAGGAACTCTTTCTGATAACAACTTTGGAACTATTAATAGTAACTTTAACTTTTCCGGGACTGCTAATAAATTGAATGTGTCCAGAACATTAGAGAATGTAACATTTAAAGAAGATTCTACTATAGATGAGGTAGCTATTAGAAGTCTTACTAACGTAACATTTAATGAATCGTTCTCAAGGACTACATTCCATTCAGATATAAACGATGTTGACTTTGATACTACTGTATACGCTCTACTTTATGATAATGAAAAGGTAAAAGATGTATATTACAACAATAACACAGTCTCTGTCATTTGTATTCCTGATATAGCAGTTGCAACATCTGGAATACCTGCGGGCACAATAGTAATGTATAACGGGACATCTGGAATACCTGCGGGCTGGGCTATATGCGATGGTACTGAAGGTACTCCTAACTTGACTGGCAACTTCATTAAAGCCAGTGAAACTGCTGGTGAAACAGGGGAATTTATACCTGCAAGCTCCGGTAGTTCAACTGAAACTCCTATTACATATTACTCATTAGTGTTTATTATGAAATTGGCTTAATGGAGATAGCAACATTTAGTGATAAATTACTAATTTACGTTAAATTAAGAATAATTAGTCTTTAATTTTAAGGTATGGAAATTTATCACTAAATTTGCAAATAACTTTAAAAGGGAATAATATGGACATGAAATTAGAAGAATTAGGTTTTGACGATGAAGACCTGTTAGGTGAAGACGGTGTAGTGCAAACAGGAGACCCTGATGATGACATTAAACGTTGGATTGACAATGATACTCCAGTAGATTTAGACGAACCATTGGACAATCAAGAACCACCTAAAGAAGGTGACGGAGATACAGAACCTACAGAGGATGATTTAATCACAACTATGCTCAAAGCTAAAGGAATCAATCCAGAGGCTATTAAGTTCCAAAATGATAACGGAGAAGTAGAAGAAATTCCATTCTCTGAACTATCTAGGGAAGAGCAATTAGAGCTTTTAAACTATGATGATACAGATTATAATTATGGTTTAGAGCCAGAAGAGATTGACCTTATTAACGAGCTTAGAAGAAATAATTTAAGTGTAGATGACTATTTGGAATCTCATAGACGTCAAGCTATTCAGGATTACCTAGACCACCTAGAAGATGAACCAGAATATCAAGTAGATGGCATGACAGATGATGAACTATTTATTGCAGATTTAAAGGCAAATGTCCCAGAACTTACTGATGATGAAGCTTTAGAACAGTTAAATCTTGAGAAGCAAAACGAAGCTCTCTTTAATAAGAAGATGAGCGGAATGAGAGCTAGCTATCAGCAACGCGAAGAAGCAGCTATGCAGCAAGCTCAAGCAGAAGCAGAAGCTCAACAGAAAGAAATGTATGAAGCTTACGAAGACGAAATTTTACAAGCTATTCAAGATAACGAAACTATAGATTTGGGAGAGTCATCATTAACGCTATCAGAGGACGATATGAATGAAATTGCTTCCTTTATCTTAGATTCAGATGCTGCTGGAGTAAGATACTTAGCTAAAGCCATTAATGACCCACAAATGCTAGTGCAGATGTCGTGGTTTGCTCTTAAAGGACAAGAAGCTATACGTCAAATCTCCGAATACTATAAACATCAGATTACAGAGCAATCCAAAGCCAATTATAAGAAAGGTTATGAGGATGCTAAGGCTGGCAGAGCCTCTAATCCTGCTAAGACTGTAGTTAAAAGACCAGAGCAGCAAACTGGTCGTAAACCTAAAACAACATCTATTTACGATTTAGATTAAATCCAAATAAATTATTATGATAGTAGCAAATTTCGTAACTAATCGCGCCACTATGGGCGACACTAGAACTTATGAAGACTTCTATAAGTTTCTAGGAACTAAACCAACTAGACTTGGTGTAGTATCAAGACTCTACCCAGAATTGACTGCTTCTTACCTAACAGAATCTTTGAGAAACATCTTCTACATGGATTCTAAATCAAATAACAAGTACAGAAGCATTGATAGCATGTACTTTGAATGGGAAGTTGAAACCAACTACATTAAGAGAGTTGAGTTTGCAGATGTACCAACTGAAACTGGAGAGAACGGAACTGAAATCGTAATGGCTTTCAAAGAGAACTATTACCAGAAGTACGACATCTTCAAGATTGATAAAACAATGCAGCAATGCTTTGTAACCCAGAGACCAGTTCGTAAAGCTGATAATTACTGGGAAGTAACTGTTAGACTTATTGATAACGACTACTCTAGTGTTCTTGACCTTAGCGGATGCCAAATTGGTGACACTACTCGTTTCCAATCTAACGCTATGCCAGAAGCACACGAAGAGGGATATGTTAAATATCAATCTAACATTGAAAGACACAGAGGTTATATTACTACTCACAGATGTGATGACAGTTATACAGCTCTGTATGCTGCACAAGAAGACGTTCTTATTAAAATAGGTGAAGGTAAAGGTAATGGTCAGATGTCTGAAACTATGTACCGCATGGATAAGACTCAATCTAACTTGCTGAAGAACTTCCTATATGTAAGAAACAACGGTTTGCTGTTCAACAAAACTAACGTTGACAAGAATGGTAAACCGACACTGTTCGACCCTGACACTGGTCGTCCTATCTACATTGGTGATGGTATCATCCCACAAGTAGAAAGATTTGCATCTAAATATGCATATAATAAGCTTACTGTGGAAGCATTCACTACTGCTATCGCTATGATGAATGAAAAGAGTGAGAATCCAACTGGTAACAAATATGTACTTATTTGCAATGAGAAAGCTTGGCAAGACGTACAAACTTGTCTATCAGAATGGCTTGCAAGATTCAAAACTTGCGGAACTTATCTGTGGTCTAAGAAAGCTAACGGCTATGTTGACGTTGGTGCTACATTCCAATCTTATGAAATCGGTGGTAACACAATTTCATTCAAGGTTGATAGAACATTCTCTCGTGAGTGGGGTAGCGATAAGGGCTTCATGCTAATGTTAGACTTGACTGCTGATAAAGTAAGTGGTGAACCAGCGATTGAACATTCGGGTTGCTGGGCAGCGTAGCCGTAATAATTAACGCAAAATTAAAATCTCTTTAATTGCTGGAACTCCTTGAAATAGTAGGACAATCAGCAGCCAAGACTGAGGATAAGCAGGCTCATAGAGTAGCTCTCAGTAAGGTTCAACGACTAGTCAGTTTGACGTAAATTAATAATTATAATTAATTGAAATGGGAGAAAGTTTAAATCCAAGGTACATAGTATACCTTACTACTAACACAATGAACGGTAAGATTTATATCGGAGTTCATAAGACATTAACTGATAAATTTGACGGATATTTAGGATGTGGAGTTTTAACATATAAACCATCCACCTATAAGTTCAGTCAAACTCCGTTCCAGTATGCAGTTAATAAGTATGGCCCAGATAAATTTATAAGAGTAACTATTAAGGAGTTCAATAACTTACAAGATGCTTTAGATTTAGAAGCATGGTTAGTTACCACTGAATTTATACAACGGAAGGATACTTATAACATCATTGAAGGTGGAAATGTTCCTCCTCATAGTACGAGAGAGGTTCACCAATATTCACTAGATGGAGAATATATACAAACCTTCGAATCAATAGCATTAGCTACTAAAGCCTTAAAGGGAACTAAGAGTTTAAACATTGCAAGAGCAATTAAAACTAAAGGTCAGGCTGGTGGTTATATGTGGTCTTATGATAAAGTAGATAAACTTGAAATCTATGATAAAATAAATAAGCCGAAACGTGTTGGACAATACACATTACAAGGAGAGTTAGTAAAGGTGTATGATACAGTAAGGGAATGTAAGAGAGACTTCTGTGGATGTGTTCATGTGTTAAAGGGAACACGTAAACAAGCAGGAGGTTTTACGTTTAAGTACATTGACTAAACTTAAGATATAGTCTAATCAACATGGTAACATGTTGGGCATAATTGCCAAATGTTCACTCTTAAAGGTGGTGACTTCATCTCTAATAAATATCCAGGTGTTGGTGGACTTGATGGTCTAAGCTCAGGTGTAGTTTCTAGCCCTGTAGCAGCTTCTAAGTTAATCAACTGGGGTTATTCTGGTGTTGGTGTATTCTCACCATACAGAAGCTTTATTATGAAAGAAGTGTAATTAAATAAGTAGATATTGTGGGGAAGGCATAGACCTTCCTCACATTATTTTACAAGATAGTAATTTATATTAAGTAAATGATTGAAATAATATGGCTAATGAAACAGACAACATAATTGTCTTAAGAAGTGTATTCGGTAAAGTAGGACAAAAGTACTTCCTTAATCCAGTCAGAGACCCACAGACAGGCAGATATCCGGACTGTGTAAGACCAGTAGATAGTAAAGGTGATATGCTATTAAGAGGAGAAGAAGACAAAGGTAAATGCTTGATTGCAGAGAACCGTGTATTTATTATTGAAGACGGTAAAACATTTGACCTTAATGACCCTTGGCAAGCAGCTGAATGGTATTCTATTCAACACTGTCCTATGATTGCTATGTCTCGTGACCAACGTGACAAGAATGGCAATTTAGTGATTGACGGTGACTCTAAGAGATACGGAGGAGCTGAACTTTACGTTGAGAGACCTGGTTACGAAACTAATAAGCGTGTTAATAAGAGACGTCTTATCCATGATGCTGAAGAGTATATCATTAAAGACCCACAAGGTGCTGCTGGTAGACTTAAAATGGCTAAATTGCTTGGACGTAACATGCGTAATGCTCCTGATGCCGACGTAGAAGACTTCTTGATGAACATTGCGTCTAAGGACCCAGAGAAGATTATTAATCTATATACTGGTGATGACATTGCACTTAGACTTCTGTTTATTGATGCTAAAGACAAACGTGTAATATACGTTAAGAATAAAGTATATCTATATAGCGAGAATCAAATACCATTGGGCGCAAGTGATGATGCAGTTATTACTTGGATGAAGAGTCCGCAGAATAGAAGGACTCTTGAACTAATTAAGAGGGACACATATCCGGAACTGTATGAACAACCAGAGCCTGATTTTACTAACAAAATTAAAGATGAAGAGACTAAGAAGTCATCTTCAACTGGTAAATATATTAAATAATGACTGCTAGACAGGTTTATGAAGGAACCGCTACTGAAGTAAATAAAGTACAGTCTATGACTCTATTATTAGAGGATTTTAACTACTTCTTTAATAAGGCTATATATCAATATATTAATAAGAGATATAATATATATGATATTAACCAACAGACTACTGACGACATTAGGGTTCTAAAAGCTACAATAGCCCTTCCTGTAACACTTGCTACGTCCGCTTACGGAGACACAGAAGGTCTTGATTCACTATATGGTGCGACGTATGAAGTGGAATTACCTAGTGATTACTTACATTTACTTAATTGTGTATGTGATTTTGAACTAAAGAAGACTTTCAAATGTTATAACGCTGGCTCCAGAGTTCAAGTCGGAGCTAGCCGTTTAACATCTGATGCATGGTCTCAAATCATTCAGAATATCTATATGAGACCTAGCTATAAACGTCCTTATTTTTACATACACAATGTTGACATAAATACTAGCAATCCTACTAACCCGTATGATGCTGTTGATAATCCACATGGTACTGATATTAGTTCTGCTAAGACTGATGCTGATACTAATGTTACAGAAGTAACTGGTGGATTGCCAAGAACAATTTCTATTGGTGGTAATGCTGTTACCACAGTAGAAAGAGAAGGACAGATTCGTTTCGGTAACCCTTCTACTGTTAGAATGGAGATACGGTACGGGAAGGACCATACTCTATTTGAGTTAAAGAAAGTATATGTGGACTACCTGAAAGCTCCACAAACTATACGATTGACACAAGAACAGATGGATATGACAGAAGACACATCCCAAATTATGGAATTTCCTGATTACGTGTGTCACGAGATTATTAATGAGCTGGTACATATAATCTTGGAGAACGAAGGTAATCCTAGATTACAAACACATATTCCAATATCAACGTCAGTTGCAAATCCAGCTCAGCAACAGACACAAACCAAATAATTATTTAAATTATGTTTAAGTGGACAAACACATTAATCGTAAATTCTAATTTAGATTCTAGTGGCAAACCAAAATGGTCAGCACAGGCTGAAGACACTGGTAGTGGAGTTGTAGGTAGCTTCGAATTTAAAAGAGTTAACAAATTCCTCAAACCAAACGTAGTAGCAATCTATAAGAAAGAAGCATCAGACCCAGTACTTGGTAAAGTTACTTTCACTATGAGCAATCAAGGTGTAGGTAATTATAGAGTTGCTCTTTACATCAGACTATCTGGAAGCCAGAACTCTTATTACTCAAATGACTTCGTATTCAAAGGTAAACCTTTGATGTATGAATTTGCAATTAAGAATGCAAGTGCTACAGCAGCAGATGTTGCTAAAGAAGCAGCTAGAGTAATTGAGAAGATTCAGACTATCTATGGAGACCACTGGATTAAAGCTAGTGCAAATGGTAACAACCTTGTTATTGAAGGAATGGATGAATATCAACTATTTACTAAAGCTGAAATTCAGAAATTCAATCCAGACTTGAACACTGCTTTAGTTGGTGGAGAGTTTGAAACAATTGCAACAGCACTTCCAGCTGACGACCCAGACTACGATGGACAAAACACTATTGTGAAATCTAAAGAAGGATTCGGTACTTACTGGATGATTCTTAAAGACCTAAGACTTCCGACTATGGAAGCTAGACGCTTTGCTGGTATTAACGAAGAAGAGCTTCCTGTTCCAGGAGCTAAGTATAATGAGTATATTATTAACTATTGCGTTAATAGAGGCATTATGGGCGGAGATGCTGTAGGAGAAGTTACAAGGTCACTTACGACTCATGTATTCTATGTTAAACAAGATTTGGCAGCTGATTTTGAAGCAGCTCTTGCTAAGATAGGTACTATCGGTCAAGAAGTTACTCCAGGTGAAACTGCACAACAAGCTCTAGAAGCTAGTAGTGCTAATGCAGCTGAAATTGCTAAATTGAAGACTGGCAAGGCTAACGTTGCTGATGTTTATACTAAAACAGAAGCGGATGCTAAATTTGAGCCAAAAGCGTAACAACTTAAAACAGTAATTGAAGGCGGGGGCGTCATACGCCTTCGCCTTTATTTATTATAATCATATGGGATATTACGAGAAATTATCGTCAGCCATATATAATGACATAATGAGTGGTCTTAGAGGTTATAGCTCCACTCCAACAATGTCATTAGAACAGTTAGAGGATGATTGCGTTGATGAAAGACTTCAAATTATTAAGGAATATTTTATTAAAGGATTAGTTCCTAAGAAGGACTTACTGATGACTATACCTTGTATAGAAGTTGATTGTAAGAATATTGAAAGGTGTAGATGTAATGCTAGTCCCTGTGACACATTAACTGCTCATTTTGAAATTCCTCAACTTCTTACAGAGTTCGGAGAAGACGGTATAGAATATATAGGAGCTACTGATATGAGTAATCCATTTATATATTATACTAATCCTATCGTAATGAAGTATCATAAATATAGAGTAAGAGGAAAGAATAAACCATACGTGTGGATTGATATAACTCCTAACGAGAACAATATGTACGATTGCTTTGTATTTAATGCTCCATTATTAAAGAAAGTAACAGTAGTGGCAATATTAAAAGACCCTAGACAATTAGATTGGTTCGGATGCTGTGCCCCTGTTGATATTAATAATATGACATTCATTGATGCTGAAATTAAGAAGAGACTAACTGAAAAGAAGATTCGTTACTATAGGCAGCTCGCAGCTCCTGTCTTACCTAATGACCAAGTACCTAAATGACACTAGAATCGTTTAATTCAGCTTATTATCAAATGAATCTGCTCTATGGAACAGAATTGTCTCCTGAAGAGTTCGAAGAAATTGGACTGATTGCCTGGCATAAGATAGGTAACAGGAGAACTAGATTATACAGGTATGTTACTGATATTCAATGCCCTGACAACACAGTGGATTTACCTTGCAACTGTGACATAATTGAAGCAGTCACTTATGGCTTTGAAGAGTGGAATTATGTTACGAATGACACAGTAAACGGAGATTACTCTTCACAGTTTACTGAAAACTATATAGAATCAAGAAAGCTTTATAGTGACCCTCTCTATATAAGTGGCAAGTATGCCAAATTTGAAAGAGTGGGGGATACTTTGTACTTTGAGAAGAATTATGGACAGGTAAACATTCTCTATAAGGGCATTCTGGTAGATGAGGACGGGTTACCTGAAATCAATTATAAAGAGAAAGACGCCATTGCATGTTACTGTGCTTGCACTAAGAGATTTAAAGAAGGTTGGAAGAATCACAACCAGAATATGTTACAGGAAGCACAATTATTAGAACAGAGGTGGTTGAAACTATGTGACGCAGCCAGAGTTTCAATTCATTTAAGTCAAAATGACATGAATGAAATCTTAGATGCTAAAACTAGTTGGAATAGAAAGATATTTAATAAGTCATATAAGCCCTTAAAATGATATGAATTATGCTTTAGGATATGCCTTTAACATCCATGACATGTTTGCTGGTTTTGATACCAGCAGACTTGACTTGGACAGTAAGACATGTGAGGAATTAATAGGTAATAGACATAAAGAAGTAATTGCTAAGCAAGTGTTTAAATACGCAGTTAAGCTAGTAATTGATGATATTATACATAGAAACAATAGATTTGAGCTTCCAACTTTAGGAAGAAATGCCTGGTTATACATGAAGAGAGTTTCTGGTAATGAGTTTACCGAAGCTAGACGATTTGGTAAGTGGAAAGATGTAGACTTTCTAGCTTCTGATTTCTGCGGATATAGAATGGTATTAACTTACAAGAATCAAGAGATACAAAGGGAGAAGATGGCCTATCTAGACCCTGTTAATAAGAACGTAATCACAGAGAATACTAACAATGGAATGCAATACTACTAAGAAGTTTACTGATTATACAGACGAAATAATGAAGGAATTTCCATATCTTAGTAAGCATGACATAGAAATTATTGTTAGATATGGCTGGAGACAAATATACTTCTTAAACCAAAGAGGAGGAGATACAATCCTTAATAGCCATAAATATAAATATTGGTTATATATAGGGGAGTTAACTAAGAATCCTATTAAGCATTTTAGATACTACAGGAGAAAGATGCAGAACAAGTTGAGAGTGATGTATACTAGAAAGAAGATTCAATGGGACGGGTACTACTATGTAGCCTTAACCAATGAAGAATATGAAGAATTACTAGAATCTTTTAATAAGAAAGGCAGGAAGAGGAAATATTATACCTTTAATAATAAGAAGGTGTTTAAGATTCTAGACGAATGTAAACTATCATTCTCTGGCAGTCCTTGTATTATAAAATTCAAAGGACTTGTAGATTTAGGATTCTCCTATAAGAAAGAAGTACTTAAGTGTGAGTATCCAGAGATAGCGTTCACAAGAGATAGAAATGCTAAGTTTGAAGACATCTTAGTAAGTAACGACAATTATGAATATTTATAACAATGAAACAAGAAGCAACAAATACCTTTGGAGAAGGAATGATAATGGACCTAAATCCATTAACCACTCCTAACAATGTACTTACAAGTGCTCTGAATGCTACTATGATTACTTATAATGGTAATGAATTTGTGCTTCAGAATGATATGGGTAATGGTAGAGTTGAAACTGCCTATTTACCTTCAGGCTATGTTCCAGTTGGAATTAAAGAATATGGAGGAATAATATATGTTGCATCATATAACCCTCTTACTAACAAGGGCCAGATTGGCTCATTCCCGTCTCCAGAGCGTAATATTAGTAGTAGTGAAATAAACAAAGCTAAAGACCCAATAATAGATAGCTCTAAATTTAAATTGAATCAGGGTCAGTACATATATAAGTTCAAACTGTTCGGAGATACAGGTAATACAATCATTCGTTCTGGAGACAAATTCTCTATAATAATCACTTCCGATATTACCTTAGAAACTCTAAAGACTTTTGTTAGTAACTGTCTTAATACTACAGAGGGCAAAATAACAAGCCCTAAGAATAAGCTATTGAGTATAACAGTGGCTGTGTTTGATTCTAATAATAACCTTAGAGATATTACTAGTCAATTGAAGAGAATAGACCAGAATAATAAGGTTATAGAGTTTGATGCAACTACATTGCCTGAAGTTAAATATAACACTGGGTATTATATGCAATGTATTCCAGAGTCTACAATAACTGATGACTTGGTAGATAATTTTAGAGAGAGGTATGCTGCTAATACATATAACAATAAGATATCAGGAGAGTTGTATATAATTACTAAGCTTAACACTATATCAGCATTAGATGTATCTGTCAGCGGGCTTAAGAATCTTGATAAAGACTCAGAAGAGGTGGATGGAATAACTGTTCCAAAAGATAGCTCCTTGGTTATATTCGACACTACGTATAAATACAATTGTCCAGATGGTTATTATAAGGACAACCCTGCGGATATGTCTGACTCCATGAGAAGCAAATATTTGTCCTATTATGGTATAGAGTCTGATTTTAAAGGTTCAAAAGGAGACTTCTCTAGCTTTATAAAAGGTATTGAATTTGACTTGAATACTACATCTACAAGAAGTTCAAATAAGTTCTATCTTCCGTTTATTATAAATGAAGAATCTTCCATACCAGTTTATAATGAATCCTCTTCCCTTTATATATCTGAACAATCGGCAGGCTATGTAGTTAACGATACTAGTAGTATTATAAACTTTACCATTACTCCCTACATGACGTTTGGAGCATTAGCTGGATTAGCTGTAAATGGGTCTATTAATTTAGACCTGCTAGGTTCTGGAATAATAGAGATAAACACATGGAAGTACTTCTGTGAACAGGACAATGTCACTATTACTTGGGGTTTGGAAGCATATCCCAGAACTGGAGACGAGATTCAAGAAGTGAAATTCATGTTCTATGATGTTCTTAACCCCTCCCCAGAGAAAGTAATTCTAGAATATCCTTTGGCTAGGAAGAGAAGCTATAACGGAGTGTTCACTGAAACTTTAGCTTTCGGTAGTACACTAGCCTATGGTAACTTATATTTAGTTAGAGTTGTAATAACAACCGTTAAAGGAAATGTATTAAACAAGTACAGGTGGTTATTAACAACACCTCTTTATAATAAGTTGTACTTTGGAGTACAAGACTTCGGGCAAGACTTAGATACCATATCTAGCTACAATAATGTCGATTTATCAGTTAGCACTTCGTATGGCATTCAGAACACATCAGAAACTAAGACTGCTCCATATTCTGCATTGTTTAATGAATCTGGGGGAGAACAGAAGATTGAAGTTCATCAATATACTAAATATTCTTCTATAATAGAGTTAAAAGATAGTACTACAATAAATGATATTGACAACTATCCATTCACACTAAACTTAGAAAGTATAAATACCACATATACTTTAAAAGATGCTACTGTGAGTATACCTAATATAGTATACGTGGGAAGTATGGCAAACATAAATTCCTTAGATGCATATATACATGCGAATAGTAAATTATCACCTACTGTTAATATAGATTGGGATTCTTTTAGTTCTCCAGAGTTTACAGCTGTAATAGACAATTCTACAGGAAGAACCGATGTTAATTTAAAGCTAGTGTCAGGACTTATATCAGGAACTGTGTTAGATACATACACATTTGAGAATCCATATCAGTCATTTATAGACAATGGAGATAAATTTAATAGGATATTTGGATACGACTTTCTAGATGAGAATAATGATAAGAGTCCTATAGCTAGGGTAGGTGTAGCCTTCAACGTCAGAAAGAAAGCTAAAACTGTATGGAGACATATGCCCAAATTTACTAAAACTAGTAGATATAACATGGAATGTCCTATAGATGATAAGGATAGGAATGTCGGAGACAATTCTGATAAGGGCTGGCAGTATTTGAATAATAAAACTAGGTCTAAGGTAGTTGAAGTTATAGACGGATATTATGGGAGACGCCCTTTATGTATAGTAGTAGGTAATGCCGGAATGATAAGCGGAGATGCCCATGTGAAGAAAGATTCAAACAATGGCTATGACAATCTAGCCCCAGGAGTTATAGACATGACTAGAGTAGAGATGTTATGGTGGTACAACGGAGCTTCCTATGATTATGTGCAGTCAGCTATGTATTGGGATGGTGTAGCTCCGTCAAGGGATTATACTTCGGTAGTCTACGATTTGTTTAAATATGTATTACTTCAATTTGGGGAATCTGTTACTAAACCTCTATTTGGACCTGAGCTTATTACTTCCACTTACAATAATAAGTATAGTGCTACATTACAAACAACCACTTTAATACTTAAGAATGTAAAGGAGGATAGCCAAGATAGTGTGTTTAGTACTAAATCGGGATTCTTTAATGAAGCGACTATTAAGGAGAATTTGCAGACTATTGCTGATTCAATAAATGATACTATAGATGCAGACACACTGTTCGAGTTCGTTGACTTTAAACTACAACCATTCTCTGTAGAGGAAACTTCAGAAAGAACATATTTAGTGCAGGATATGGTGGATACATATAACAGATTACAGTCCATAGAGAATAAATCAGCACTCCCCATAGTAGCTATAACAGATGAAGGGGTTATATTTAGCGACACACTGCTAAACAATCAAGTTTATTACTATGGTAAGAATGGAAATGATTTAGTCGTATATAATCCTAGAATAGCTGGCCAGCCTGGTTATGACCTATTACAAAATCTTAAAATAGGTAAGCATGAAGGCAGAATTACGTTGCTGTCAAATCCTATGGGTTTAATGACCAGAGACTTCTATACAGAACGTGATGGCAGTAGGCTTTGTTATGTTGGCATTCCAGTAATTTCTTTCGGAGGCGCTATTAACTCTATATCTGCAAACAACTTACAATGGATAAACGTTACGTAATATGAGACAGTTAAATGATTTTACAAGTCCGTTTGAGCTTATAGATTTAGAATTTCCAGCTTTGTCACTGTCATACTATTTGAATCAAATACGACCATACGGAAATATAGTATACGAATACAATCCGTTGCGTAATTACAGACTTTCGTCTGATACTGTTATAAACGGAGAATTAGTAGAAGCAGGAAGTATTGTGGATTTAGATACAGATGGATTTAACTTTAGTCTTAACAATCCGCTTGAGATAGATGCACAATCGTCGTATGACGGTTCTGTAAATTTAATATTTAATGACAACAGGAATATCCCTAGACTAGTTAATAGTAGATTCTCTGTGTTACAAAATAACACCTATGAGGTAGTAGATAGAATAGGTAATAATGATACCAATCTATACGATAGTGAACAATTTGATTTAGATACATCTTTGTATAAAAGGGTCAACACAATTCCAACCATCACATTTAACTCTGTATTGCCTTCTGGCAACCTTAAAGTTGGTAATTATGTAATATATATAAAATATGCGGATGCTGACGGCAATGAAACAGACTTTGTTGGAGAGTCAGGAATAATTTCTTGTTTCATTGGAGGAGATAGGGACCCATTCTCTATTGACGGAGGTTTTAGGGACCAGCTAGCTAGTAAGTCTATATCTCTAACTGTATCTGATATAGATAGCAGTTATGATTATATAAAAGTTTATTATACTAGAAGCACATCAGACGTCGATTCCAATAGAGTAGTTACAGCTCATGAAATAGATAGAAAGTTTCCGGTTAGAAACAATAGTTGTAATGTCATCATAACAGGAAGTGAGGAAACAAAAGACATTCCAGTTAGTGATATAAATATACAGTACTCTATAATAGACAAAGCTAAATCACAAACTGTGTGTCAGAATATGCTGTTTTTAGGCAATTCGTGTAAACCAGATATGATGTACAAGGACTTATCTGACATTAGCCTGAGACTATTACCATATTTAATAGAATCTGATTCAGAAAGATTCATAGGTAAGACTTCTTACGATTACTCTGATTTGTCTGACCAGAGTTATAGCCATGAATATTATAACACGTTAAACATATATAATAAAGTTGGCTATTGGAATGAGGAGATTTACAGATTCGGTGTAGTATATATAATGAAAGACGGGTCATTGTCGCCAGTGTATAATATACGAGGTAAAAACGGAATCCCAAAATTCGAGGAATTGCAATCTGCCTACCTGCAAAGTGACCTATGGAAATATGAGAATAATGAGAAGGTTCGTAATTACATACCTATAGACGAATCGACTTTTGATGTATCTGGAACCAGCTATTTGGAGAACGCCAAAGGAGTACTTAGAATAAATACTGATTCAGATTCCAGAAAGGTTTATGGTATTGGAATAGCAATACCTACTGAAGTTTCTGAATATCTTAATACACTTGTACAAGGGTTGTTCATAGTAAGACAAAAGAGAATCCCGACTATATTAGCGCAGGCATATGTTATGCCTAGAGACCTAGAGGCCGAGGTTCCTTTAATAAATTATGGTGGTTCTTACATAGCAGAACGTTTCTTGGATAATGATAGAAAGTTGAATGAGTCTTATTTACCTAGATTATATACAATCTCAGATATGGCTAGAGTAAATAGGTCAGCCAAAGTAGCTATCTGCCCAGAGTATGATGTTAGACAATCTTACTTTAATCATTTGTTCACAGGTACAGAGTATGTGGTTAGAAAGGCGGACATACAACCGTCTATGACCACTCTAAGTAGAGATATTTACAATGATAGACATTATTACGTTGATAATTATTATGGTAGGAGAGAAGAGCAATTCTCTCGAGCTAAAATAATAGGAGTGGGAGACAACGTCCCAATTGCGGCAGTAGAAGACTACAATTTTAGAGGTAGGGCTGGGGAAGCTGAAGAGGGATTTAGATTTAGATATATAGAATCTAAGAATAAAGAGAAAGAAGCTACTAATTTAATTAGAGGAGCTTACTCTCCCTACCTAGGAATCATCGGAGACCAAGTAACCATAGGTAGTATAATTAACATCTACATCCCAGGATACTCTGAAGCACAAATGTCTACATATTTTAACACTAGATACGAGGATAATTCACCTTACTATTCTGTTAGTAGTCGGCTAAGTCTAGCTAATATAGACAGCCTGCTGTCATTGCAGAAGGCAGGAGGTGATTTATATACTTACACAGTCCCATGTTATAGAGGAGATTGCTATATATGTAACTTTACTCATAGACTGAATAGAAACTTCCAGGACCCGTCAGCTCCTACTAATGATGAAGTCGTAGACGAGAATACATGGAAAGATAATTATGATACGGAGAACACTGAGAATAATGCAAAGATTAATAGAGGTGATGTAAATGCTATTCAGTTAGGCAGCTGGATTACGTTTAAGGTATGTTCTTCTTACAATCTGTCCATTAGGTCCTTAGACCCAAGCTATCCTACCGAAGAAGGGCTGACTGGATTAAAGAGAGGATTTTACCCTTTGCAAGAATTAAGTCCAGCAGGAGCAACTAAGATACCCGAATCTTCGGTTATTATTGGAGGTTATAGCAGCACAACCAGTGAGAAGCAGGCATTCACACTGCCTGATGTTCCGTATATAAAAAATAGATTTGACACCAGAATTATGTACTCAGATATATCAGTAGGAGATGCATTTAAGAATGGATTTAGAGTGTTCCAAATGACTCACTATAGGGACTATCCTAGAACTTACGGAGGAATTATGAAGATGATTGAATTGTTTGGTAATATTCTTTGTATATTTGAGCATGGTATAGCTTTAATTCCAGTTAATGAACGTGCTGTAGCAGGTGAAGGTTCAGGCGGAAATGTCTTCATTAACACCTCTAATGTGCTTCCAGAGAATCCAAAAATGCTGTCAGATACCTATGGTACTCAGTGGCCGGAAAGTGTCGTACAGACCCCATATTTCGTTTATGGAGTGGATACAGTTGGAAAGAAGATTTGGAGAACTAATGGAGACCAGTTTGAAATTATATCTGATTTTAAGATACAGGAGTTCTTAAATGAGAATATTACACTAAGTGAAAGGGAAATGACACCTATTATAGGTGTTAGAAACGTTAAGGGTCATTATAATGCATTCAAACAAGATGTCATGTTCACTTTCTACGATGATTTATACGGATTTGAAGAGAAAGTGTGGAACATCTGTTATAATGAAGTTATGCAGAAGTTTATTACGTTCTATTCTTGGGTTCCCTCTTATTCTGCCAACATTGACAATATTCATTTTAGCTTTAATAGAGACACCTCTAAATGGATTAGTAAACTGGCATCTTCTGGCAGCTTATCGACTTCTGCTGATGGTATAGTTCTTAGTAATGTTGTCATAGACGATTGGGAGACCAAGGATGACATGAAGTTAACTAAACTAGGGCTTGTTAATAGGTCTCTTCCGAACACCCAAAATACTGGTCTAGAGATAGAACTTACATATGAGATAGTTAAAGATAATTTTGGAATGTATAAGCATTTTAAGATTATTACTGAAGGAGAGAAACAAAATAAGGTGTCGTACTTAGCTTTAAAAGAAGATTTTGAATGGACAGTTCCAGTTGTGCAACTAAATCTACAGTGTACTATAGATTATTTATACTCTTCAGAATCTGCACCACAAGACTTAGATGATTATGTTGCTGGATGGAAAGATTACGTGACATATAATGCAGGTTTGTATCAATCATCAATTGCTATAACTAAGCAAGAGGTACTAGACAATGGAATTAATGAAGGTTTGAACTTAACAACAGACTTCTGGAAACATGGTCAGTCTGGAATCATTGATATTAAGGACAAGATTAAACCATGTTATTGGTATGGTAAGCAACATCCATTTGAGTATGAATTTGTAGTAGTTGATAACCCAGCTACACATAAGATATTCGAGAACTTGCAAATTGTAAGTAACAAGGCTGTTCCGGACTCATTCCATTATGAAGTAGTAGGTGAGAGCTATGAGTTCCATGAGGACAAGAAGAACATGTATATAAGACAAGAAGCTACTAAGGACTTCTATCAATATAATGGTTCTGATATACTGTACAACAGGAATTTCTTAGACCTAAGAGGTAAGCAAAGAGACATTCTTAGAAACTGGAAACCTACGGGACAGAAAGTGAAATCTACACTGTTCCCATTATACTATGCTAGAGTAGATACGTTTAATGAGATTGAGGATTACTACAAAGGTAAGACTGCTCCTAATAAGGATTATGTTAATCTATCAGGTTCTGAAATAGTTTATAATGAGAAGCTAGATGAGTTTAGAGTCTGGACTCATGCTAAGGCTGCTGATATTAAAGACCCAAGAATTGGAAGATTAAGAGGAAATATGAATTATCAAGGAGATGTTTGGAATATTCAAATTAATCCTATTATCTTTGTACAGCGAAACGAGCCAGCATGGAATACAGCAAAACTTACTAAGGAAACTATAGATAAGGTTCCTATCTCTGTAGGTAATTCTCCTATACCAAACGACTTAAAAGGATTTGATATAACTTCAGAAACTCCTGTGGAAGACTATATGCCTCAAGATTTAATAGACTTAGGATATGGACCTGAAGATATAGACACATCTGATTGGTGGAGTGGTAGGAAGGAAGCAAGACTTAGAGACAAATACATCAAGATTAGAGTAAGATATACTGGCGAAGAGTTAGCAATAATAACAGCATTAAAGACATTATATACAATAAGTTATGCGTAAAATTATGAAATTCCAATGGGGAAATTCGCTATTAAGACAAGGTATGGGGAGTATAACTCCCCTACAGTCTAGTAGCGACCTCTATACAGCAATGACTGGATTACAATCCGCTAACTTCGATAAATTCTCTCCCGCCAATAATCCTTTATTACAAGCTGGTGCGGCTAGTGGTGACATGGCTTCTAAGGCATTACTAATGAATGCTAATACTAATAAAGCTGTCAATGGATTATCTAAATCAGCTGCTAATATGGCAACTGCTGGAAGTACTGTTAAACCTGGTGGAGGGCTGTTTAGTAAAGCAAATATCGGTAACACCATGTCTAAGGCAGGAGGCTATGCTGATATGATTGGCAGTTTTATTCCGAAGAAGGAGCAATCAGCACTTACTACTGGCTTAAATCAGGGATATGATGCAGCAGCTAATATGATTTCTAGTGTACCTGGAGTAGGAACTATCGTTGGAGGGGCAATGAAGATTGGTGGTATGTTGTCAGATGGACTTACAGCTTTAGGAGTAGGAACCGACCAAATGACTACTACTGATAAGATTCTTGATAGTAAATTTATGAAGTTAACTCCAATGGGGTTAGTAAATGCTTTCGGAGCTAAGAAGGCTGATACTATCTATAAAGATAACGAAACTTGGGAACAGCAAGGTTCGGCTTATGGAGGTTCAATGGCTAAGGTAGATGATGCCCTTACTAAAAGTGGTAAGAAGTACGGAGCCTTCAGTGGTAAGGCTAGACGTAAAGCTAATGCACAAATAGCAGAAGCTAAACGGCAGCAGAATTTGGTATCTGATATTAATCAAGAAGCACAAGATGCATTTGCAGCTTCTAATTATAGTGGAATTGGTCTTAGAAACGAATTAGCACTTAGTGGAGGTTATAGAAATATGGCAGTTGGTAGAAACGGAATGAAGATATTGGATGCCGAATCGCAATGGGCTAGGGAAGTCCTTACTAAAGCTAAGATTAGACCTAAAGAGAAGTTAGAAGAGCAGTCACCAAAATTTGCAGATGGAGGTAAAGTCAATGTAATCCCAGACGGAGCATTGCACGCACACAAGCATCATTTAGAGGATATTAGTCCAGAGTATGAACAAGTAACTAGTAAAGGAATACCTGTAGTAACGGAGGAGGAAGGCGGTAAATTGAAGCAACATGCTGAAATTGAGCGTAATGAAATCATCTTCAGATTAGAAGTTACTAAGAAACTAGAAGAACTTATGAAGGACGGAAGCAATGACGCGGCTATAGAAGCTGGCAAATTACTTGCACATGAAATTATTAATAACACTGTTGACAATACAGGTTTAATGGAGGTAGTAGAATGAGAATAGAAATTGGCGATAAGAAGTATAATGTAGAGGTAGCTCAAACAGATGAAGAGAAGACCAAAGGACTGCAAGGCAAGAAAGAGCTTGCTGAAGATGAAGGTATGCTGTTCATATATGATGAACCTCAAACAGTTGGTTTCTGGATGCAAGATACTGACATTCCACTTGATATAATATTTATTGACGAAGATTTTGAAGTAATATCAGTTTATAAGGGACAACCGCACGATGAAACTATTGCTGAAGAAGACGATGTGCAGTTTGTATTAGAAGTAAATCAAGGTTCTGGAATTAAGGAAGGAGATGAGCTTGACATAGATGACGATGATGAAGTACCAACTATGAAGGTTATAGCTCCCGATGGTTCCACTCAAATGGAATTAAATGGAGGAGAGAGAATCTTTAGTAGAAAGAATACTAAAACTCTTATTCGTATGGCTAAGAGAGCAGATAAATCTAAGGCAGATAAAGATTATAAGGCACTCGGGAAGAAGATGTTTACCTATTTAAAACAGCAAGATGAACGTGAGCCTGAATATGTAGAAACAAAAGATTAATTTGGTAATATCGTTAAGTATAACTAACTTTGTGGGAAAGTTAATGTTTAACGTTAAATAGTAATTAACATGAAAATTCAATCTAAAATTTCACGATTTCAACAGGGTGGTGCAGCTCCTGTACCACAAGACCCCGCAGCAGGAGGCGCACCTGCTGAAGGAGCACCAATGGAAGGCGGAGCACCGGAAGGAGCACAAGCAGGTAATCCTATGGAACAGATTCTTCAAGTGGCAGCACAGGCAGTGCAAACAGGTAACTGCGAAGCAGCTCTAGCTGTATGTCAGGCTCTTATGTCGGCAGCACAGGGAGGGATGGGACCTGGAGAAGCTCCTCAAGAGGAACCAACCTTTGCAAGAAATGGTTCTAAACTTAGAAGAGTTAGATAATCATTTAACAAGTTAGAAAGGGGCATATATCAAACAGTATATGTCCCTTTCTTAGTTTATAATACGATATGTCACAAGCAATAAGAAAGTATCAAACTGGTGGCAAGTCCTCACAAGAACCAGAGCTGTTTGAGTGGAAAGATGTTAACAAATATAACAAATCAGATTTAGTATCTGGCTTATATAGAAACATTGACACCTATATACAGAATAACGGACTAAAAGGGGACAAAGCTGACCAATTCAGAAAGGCTGCTGGTCAATTCATAGAAGGTCTTAAGTCCGGGACTGTGACTATGAATGGAGACGGAACCTTTACAGATGCTTCTGGGCAAATGAGTAGTACTGGTAAATATGACAAGAAATTTCTAGGATTAGGTACTAAGAATACAGAGAATAATGCATTCAACAGAGTTGGTGATTATGCATTAAGCTATATTAAAGGTATGAGTCCTTATAAGGCACAGGTTGAAGAGAAACCTCAAACTAAGGCAGCTCCAATTTCATTTAAACAAAGACTAGCTAATATAGCTATGGGAGGAAACTGGGATGATAGTCTATGGAGGAAGTTTAATTCACAAGACCGCTTAGGATTCCTAAGACAAGCAATACAATCTAGTCATAATGATTTCATTAATAATCCAGAAGCAGAATATAACAAAGATGTATTCGGAACTAGAGAGAATTGGATAGAGAGGAGCTCTAATCTATTAAAAGCTCTAGAAGACAATAAATATGACCCTGAAGACCTAAAATTCTCTGCCGCTATGGGCTATGGGGATTTAGGTACTTATCTAAATGATGAAGTCTCTAAAGGAGGTAGTGATGTAAACTTGATAGATGCTTACAGGGAGTCCTTAATAGCAGATGCCAAAAGTAAAGGGATATTAGGAGATGAAGCAATTAACGCCTATGTAGAGAAAGGTCTAAGAGACCAAGCTAATAAGGAGAAAGAAATAATAGATACTAATAAGGCTGAACTGAAGACTGAAGCTACTAAGAAATACTTTGAGGATTATAGAAAGAATAATCCGTTTAAATCTTCCATGTCAGGACATTTCGGTAATGTTAATCCTAATTACAATGTTGACAATTTACTGGATTACTTGAAAGGTCAACCAGACATGGCAAATTACTTTACCAATGTATTAGGAAGAACTTCATTTAGACCAGACAACGGACAGCATATAGTTAATAATATGGATGCTGCCTTAAGTGTCATGAGGTCACAGTTCCCAGACATAGGCGATGGCTTTGTAGCAGTGCCCACTACATACGATTTCAATAATTATACTAGTATAGCATATAATCCTGAAACTAAACAGTACAAGGAAGTCTCTATGCTAGATATACCTGCGTTGCAACAGATAGCCTATGCTCATTATGAGAATTCTACTGATAGTTTAAAACCTAGAGTTGCTCCTAGAGTACCAAAGCGGGGAGGTTCATATTTCCAACAGGGAGGAAGTATAGGGTTTAATAGGGAAGCTGCTAATGCTGAAATACTTAAAGCTATTAAGGAGAGAGACGCTAAACGTCAAGCTGACAAGGAAGCTAAAGTAGAACAATCTGTAGCATCTGGTAAATCTCCACAACAAGCTGTCAATGATAGCAGAAAGCCAGCAGATACTGGATTTACTGCTTCTGATTATGCAAGGCTTGGGGCTATAGGTGCTGATTTAATATCTATGATACCTGGAGCTGGAGTAGTAGGTTATGCTGGAACACTAGCTAATTTTGGAGCTGATTGGGGCCAAGATGGTTTTGACCGTGGAGATGTAGGACGTCTAGCTATGAATTTAGGTTTAGATACAGTTGGATTAATTCCCGGACTGGGTGCAGCAGCTAAAGGTAGTAAGGTAGTCAAGAATCTCATAAAATGGACTCCAAGACTATTATCGGCAGCAGCTGCAATAAACTAGACAGCCCCTGTTATAGAATCGGCTAGAAAGCTAGCCACTAACCCAAAAGACCTTTCTGTAGATGATTATAGAAACTTAGCTGAATTAATAAAAGTTGTAGTTGGGGGTGGTAAAGGAGTTAAACGCCAAATACAATCTAGACAGCTTAGAAATGCCGCTGCTACTGGAAATCATGTAATAACTAGCGCTACTGGTAAAGAATACACTGTCACTGGAGCGCAGTTGGACGAGATAGCTAGTCATGGTAAACTCAAAGACCAACAGGCAGCTTTCCAGAAGATTACTAAGAGTGATGATAGATTAGGTCGTCAAGTTAATTTCTCATGGCACAATCCGTTTATAACTAGTTTGCCCAATTCTGTAGTAAGACCAGAATACAACTTCAACAAAACTAAAATAGTCAGCACTACTAAAGGTGATATCGAAGTGCCTCTAGTCTATTCAGATTCAGAGAAGGGAATAGTTAAAAGAATGCAAACTGGAGTTATATCTATTCCTGGTCTTGATAAGCCAGCTCAATGGTACAACTCTTTCAAATACAGAAATCTTAATAAAGGTCAAGCTAAGCCTTCAGAGCTGTTGGCGTTACCTGCCCCTAATCAAGTAACTCCGTCTAACAGGGTATTTTACATGGGAGATGGTAAGTCAAGACAAGTTGTAGACATTACTGACCCAAACAAGCTGGCACAAACTAGAGCCACAGGAGATAGAAACAGACGTAATGAAGCTATTAGGAATGAAAGACTTAATAAGCAGGCTGAAGCTAGAGAAGCTCAAAAAGCTAGAAATGAAGCTTTGACTGCATGGGCTACTAATCAACCTTCACCTAAACAGCCATTAGCTGGAGCAGCTAGAGCTAATAAGGAAAGGACTTACAGAGAAGTATTCCAACCAGTAGCTGAACGTGAGTACAATAAAGTATGGGATGAAGCAGTTAAGAATAAAAAGGATTTTGGATATGAGGATATAACTCCTAGAAGAAACATATACGCTCCACCAACTCCAACTGAAATTACTGTTACTCCTACTAATACGATTACCGATAAGAATGCTAGATACTTATGGGAATTAGTTAATCCACCCAAACGTAGTACTGCTCATGTTAAAAGGGAGCTTCCTAAGAAGCAATCTAAACCTAAGACTAAGAAGAAGTCTAAGGATGACAGAGTTACTAAGAAAGCTAATGGAGGAGTACTAATTCCTAAATATCAAGGAGGTAAAGGTATACGTAATGTACAATCTGCTAGCGACTTAAGTTGGAATAAGGATATATTAGGAAGTAGTGGTTATAATAGTACTCTTGGCATGATTACTCCAAGTAACGCTTGGAATTATAATGATATGCAAAGGGAGTATAGTACTTTAGGATTTGGTCCAAACAAACCTGGAGCGGTTAGATTACCATACAGTGATAAGGTGGCTAGCTATCAAACTGACTTTAATGCTAATACTAATATTAACACTGGAACTATAGCTGGCTTAGAAAGCTCTGGAAGAATCAAAGGTAGGGGAGGAAGTTCTGATAATAATGCACAAGGGTACGTTGCTGATGGTTACGCAGGAGATAAAACTTGGTTAAGACATCTAGGAACTAACAATATCAGTGCTGACAATCTAGCTAAAGTTAGAGCTGGAGTTAATGATAATATTGATGTTATTAAGAACTTAAATACTGGAATGCTAAACTTTATGCCTAAAGCTAAGGCAGCAGGCATTACTAGTGGAAATCCACAACCAGCTATGCCAACTAAACTAGAATCTCCAGTTCCAGCTATGGGTAGTAATCCTACTAATAAGCAAATTAGAGATGCTAAAAGGTCACAGAAAGCTGCCGGAGACGGTACTATACGCGGAGCAGCTGGAGGTGAAAAGAAAGGTTTAGGAGGTTTTAGTGTATTGCCAGAGGATGTGATAGCATTAGGCAGAATGGTTGGAGGATTGGCAACTAATAACAAGGCAGCTGAACAGTACAAAGCTGGATTAAAACCATTACTAATAGATACATATGAGAACACTGTACCCATTACTGGTAACTACTTTGCTAAAGCATCTGCTGATAGGCAAGCTTCTAATTTGACATCTCTTGCCGCTAGACCTAGAACTTCTGATGCATCGCTTCAGCTTGCTGGAGAATTAGAAGCACAGAACAAAGCTGGTGATATAAGATTCCAAGGAGATATGGCTGATGCTGATATGTTCTATAAGACAAGAATGATGGCTCAACAAGAGTCAGATGCTGCTAAGGCTAGAAGAACTGATGTTGCCAATAGAAATAGAGCTTCAATGCTACAAATTGATGCTGCTAAGGCGCAAATTGATTCTGCTAAGACTACAGCTAATTATCAGCAAGTTATTAATCCTTACCTATCTGGCATTGAAAATCAATTCAGACAGAATAGAGCAGCTCGTAAACAATACGATGCTGAATCTTATAGACAAGGGTTACTATCTACAATGCAGCCACAATATGATGCAGCAGTTCAAGCTGGAGATACAGCTAAACAGCAACAATTATTAAGACAGTACAATACAGATATGCTTAATTATTCTAGAAACAATGTTGGAATGCCTTGGATGTTCCAAAGAACTACTCCTTCTCCTAATGCCCCATATACTTATGCTAAGGGTGGAAGGTTGACAGCCCAGGAAAGGATTATAATTCAAAGAGCTAAGGATTTCAACAGAAGAATGCTAGCAGATAATAAGCAATTCCATAAAGACATAATGGCAGCGAAGAAGCAACATGCTGATATGATTAAACATATGTCTTCATTAACTTCTGAACTAATTAAGAAAGGAATGTCATGGAAATAATAAACAAAATACAGAAGCTACAGGGCGGGGGTATTCCCGCCTTTGTTAGCTATACTAACGTTCCTCAACCGCAACCTACGGCTCCCTATGTTGAAGGAGCAATGAGCAGCAATGCAGAAGCAGATAAGAATACAATAGGAGGTATAGATAAGTCATTGATTACTGCTCTGTATAAAGAGGGTCTTATTAGTGATACTGATGCAGTAGCTGAAGAAATAGGTAATCTATTCAGTAGTCAGAACAACCCATTCAATCCAAATCAAACTGCCACAGCTTATAGAAGAACTCTTCAACTAATGGCAAGACTTAGAGAGGGTAAAGAACAATTAAAGAATGCTATTACTGAATCACAGAAGAATGGCTCCTTTGGTGAAATGGCAATTACTACTGACGGCAGATATTATGTAATGGGAGAGGACGGAATTACTACTAAAGCAACTCTAGAGCAAGGTGATAGAGTTCTTACTAATGCCGACCTAGCTGACCTACGAGCTAATAAATTACCGTATGCTAATAATATATCAACTGTAATTGCTAATGGAGTTAGTATGGATAGTATTAATAAGACGATATGGGACCTTATTGGTAAAATAGGTAAGGATAGTACTTCCAAAGAGTTCTTTAGAACTAAGAAAGGTAAAGATATAAAGGAGGGAATAGACGAATTACTAGCTGCTGGACAGGACGGAGTATATAAAATTACAGAAAGTAATACTGACCAATCAAAGAAGGCTAGAGTAGCTCTTACCTACTTATTATCTACTATGCCTAATAATGCTAAGGCTTTACTAAGAGGTAAGGCTGCATTAGCCGGATTAGACCCTAATAAAGGTGCTTATAAATTAGTGGCTGATATGGTTGCATCTGGAATTGACAATACTAGTGAAATTGGAATTGATTTTGATAAAGCTGCTACCACTGGAGCTAATACCGATAGTAATGGTAATAAGAAGACTTTGAGTATGAAACCTATAATGTCTTATTATGCTGGAGAGAATGGAGTAGAATCCACTTACATAGTAAATCCGGGTCAAGGATATCAAATGCATACTGATGCAGTTATTTATGGGATGCCATTAGACCAGAAAGGTGACGTAGTTCCGCAAGGGTCATTACAATCTTTATTAAATTCAGGAATTGGAGGTATAGTTGATACTACTTCTATTTCTCTAGGAAATCAGAGAGTAGATTCTTCCAATCTTGGGCAGGTACTATATGATGGCACACAATTAGCTAGGGCTATACTACCATACACATATGATGCTAATGGTAAGATTGTCCCAGATTTTGAATTAATGCCGGAATTTATAGAGGCTCAGAAAGAAATCAGGGAGCGAGGCAATAATATAACTGCCGTTGAGCTATCACAGATATTGAATACTCACAATTTAGGAGATTATATGTATCAAAATAAAGATGGGGAACTTATATGGAATCCTTCTAAGTTCCGACCATTCCTAATGACTAATGTAATAGCTGGAGGTAGTGATAGCTGGATTGGTGGAAAGAGTGGAGTAATTGATGTAGATAAAGCAGGGGAAGGGTATATGACTAATATCAGAAGTATGCCTAATGTTGACCCTGATAATATTAAGAATTTGTTTAAAGGTAAGTTAGGTATTACTCCAGAAAGTGAACTGTTTAGAACTGTAGCTTACATGCCTATACTTGAAAGTGCTGGTTTAGCTCTTAATGTAGCAGGTGAAGATCCAACAATTCCTGCGGATTGGGGAGATATGAGAATTATAAAAGGTAAAGCTGCTCAAGCTAAGAAGTTATCAACATTTACTGGAGCTAGTACATCTAAATTAGACTAAATATGAATAACGTAAAGAAACCTAATGATTGGTTCATAGCGCAGATAGATAATCCTTCGTTTACTCCTGGAAATTTTAGAGATGTAGGATTAACTGCCGACAATACTGGATTATTAGATAGAAATACCTATAAGAATAGTAAATATGTCCAAGATAAATTTAAGGATGATGAAGGTAAGTTTGATGAAGTATCCTTTAATAAAGTGTATGATGCTGCCGCTCAAACTTATCAAAAGTTTGCTAATGATGAGTTTGAGGAAAGTATTATGGATGATGCTGATTGGGATCCTTATTCTCAGTTAAGACCTAATGATGCAGAGGATAGACCTATTAATTTTAATGTTAGAAGGGTACTTAATCCTGATAGATTGAAGACTGGTGTGTCACAAATAGGACGCACAGATAATAGAGAATGGACTGCCTCTGAACTAGCACAAACACAGAAGGTATTTAACTACGAAACTGGTAAGTACGAAGACTATACTCCTAATGATAATGTTCTATTTGGCAGCCCATTAGGTTTCTTGAAATCACTTTCAGAACCTTTAGTACTTGCCCAATGGGATTCAGACGGAGAGCATAAAGACCCATATTCTGGCAGAATAGTTAAGCATAGTAAAGGTGACCTTAAATACAATGACGAAGGAACCTACTACTATGAGACACTAGCCGGAAGAGAAGCTTATGGTCGTAAGTTTAAATCTATGTTTGACAGTTTCACAGTAGACGGTTCTGCTGCTAATAAATATGACTTCTTTGATTCTGACGGACTTGATAAATCTGTTACTGGTACTGTTATGAAGACAGTGACCTCACTAGCACCTTTATTTGTACCTTATGTGAATTTGGTATATGGAGGAGCTATGATTGGTGCCCAGTTAATGGATATATTGCCTACTATTTATAAATCTACTCTAGGATTAAATGAAGACACTCCTACAGCTAACCTAATACAAGGTATAGGTAGGACATTTAAAGGCTCTAAATCAGAATACTCTCAAGGTAAATTGATGTCAGCAGAGAATTTCTTTGATTTAGTAACCGATGTGGCATTACAGTGGGGACAGCAAAGAACTATCTTCAAAGGTATGAATGCATTACTAGGTACAGACAAGAAGTACAAAGCTGCAATGCAAGCTGCTGATTTGGAATCAACTAGATTACTGGCTTCTAATCCTGATAAATATAAAGGAGCCATAGGCAGCTTGTATGAGATGAACAGGCTTAAAGGAACAAAAGCATTTGAGACTATTCTTAAAAGAAATAACAGAATGGCAGCTAATACAGCTCTAGGTTATATGGCTATGATGCAAGGTCTTGAGACTTTCGAAGACGCTATAGAGCAGGGAGCTGACAGAGCAGAAGCAGCTGCAATTGCATGGGGGGCAGTAGCTGGTATGTATGCAGTTGATAGAACTGGACTTGGTGAATTATTCTTCCCGGAGCTTAAAGGAGACGCTCTCACTTACAGAAAGGCTATCTCACAAGTAACTGGAGAAATTAATAAGGGACTAGGTCAACTTGCTACTAGTAACATGCCTAAGCCTAACAAGCTGGCTAAGATGTTTAATACTGCTAAACAATATTCTTCTAATTACTGGTCCGACATCAGAAATCATACTACAGGATTCGTAGGTAAGGCTATAGGTGAAGGTCTGGAAGAGATGTCTGAAGAATTAGTAGTCGACCTGTCGAAAGCTACATTTAACTGGGCTCAAGAAATGGGTTACACTAAGAGCAAGCAGAAACTTGATGCTTGGGAGAATGCAGCCGAAAGATATGGTATGAACTTCTTCGGAGGAGCCCTTGGTGGTGCTATATTTTATGGTGTAGATATTGCGCAGAATAGAAAGGCTACTAATGAACAAACTAACCAAGAACTCATCTATCTTATTAGAAATGGCAGAACTAGTGAGTTAATGGAAGAGTTAAATGATATGCGGAGAAAGGGCAAGCTTGGTAATAAGAATCTATCTGCTACTAAGACAGAAGACACAGACCAAGGCACAATATGGACCTCTCCTACTACTCCTAGTGACAATCAAAACGAAGCAGTCTATACCATGACTAAGAATTACCTACAGCATCTTGACGCTGTTATTAATCAAGAAGGGCTTAACTTCTCTGATGAACAGCTTCTTGACAAAATGGTAATGGGAGACGTTAGGATGAAAGCTCTAGCTAGCTTTGAGGTATCAGACGGGCAGAAGTTCGGTAGAGCTATAGAGAATGGATATAATGGCAAAATGCTTCAGGATTTTAACAGTTTAGTTTCTGACATTGTAGAAGTTCGTAGAAAGATAGCCGCATTAGAGTCTAACACACAAGACACTGGAACAGAAAGTAAGAAGAGTACTACTTATGCTGACGACTTACAAAGGCTAAGACAAGAGAAGGCTGACCTTGATTTGAAGAAACAGAAATTCCTAGACGGAACATTCTCTGAATACTATACTGGTCAAATGCTGTTCGCTATTGATAATAGTGTAAATGCATTCTTCTATGCACCAACATTTAGGGATTTTGTTGAGTTTAAATCAGGACAAAGATTCCAAGATATGGCTCCTGAACAAGTTAAAGGTTACGAGTCTGATTATGCATCTTATAAACAGCAAGACAAGATGCAAGCTCTTGATACAGCCTATGGTATATTTAAGAAGCTTAATAAAGATTTCTCTACTAAATTTGAAGAAGGCACAGTAACTTACGATGATTATTATAAGTTCAAAGCATGGGCATATAATAATCTAATCGATTTAAGAGCCACTGTTGACAAGTTAGATGTGCCAGAAGGTGCTGATGCTGAACAGGTACTTATTTCTAAATTAGGAAGAGACAAGAATATTAGACCAGTACTAAACAAGAAGTTCGTAAGAGAAAGATTCTCTCCTATTGAAGGCGAATCTGAAGTTGATGCAGACTTAAGGAGACAAGCTATTGAAGTTCAGAATCTAGAAGTAATCGGAAGAGTGCAAGCTGTAATACAACAAGCTATGCAGTTTGGATTTATGGATGCTGATACCAAGGAGATTCTATTAAGTGTACTTGGAGACAAAATCTCTAATGAAGCAGCATTTGATGTAGTGTTAAAAGCTATTGCAAATGATGTACCAGTTTTAGATATAGACGGGAACAGAATACCACATCCTATATATGATGCCTTATTAGAAACATTAAAAGACATAGACGGTAATAATTTGGATACTGTTATAGACAATATTCATAATATTCTTCATTCTGATGTACATAGAAAGAGACTTGTTTATGACACTTTAGACTTCATGGACAACAATGGGGACGTGTACCCTTCGGAAGACGCTCCTGTAGTAATGGAGAAAGTCGAAGAGAGAATAAATAATTTCGAGAAGACATTTGTACAAGCAGCTAAGGATATGGAAAGTCTTGTAATGTCTAATCCTACTAATGCTACTATAGCTCAATTAAGGAAGGATGTTTTACAAATCAAAACTAGTCCAGTATATGATTTCCTTGACCAACTTACTAATACTGTATATGGAAGCAAACTTACTATCTTTGACTTACTAAGAGATGAGAATAGAAGACTAGAGAACGCCCCTTCTGTATCTGACTACGTATTGGACGGTAATAAGGAGAAGGAAATAGACCAAGCATTCAAAATCATAGACATGCTTAGTGCTGTTATTGATGCCAGTTCTACTACTGATTTAGACATCAATAATCCATTTGGACACAATGCTACTATGAATTACTTCTTAGAAACCTACTTCCCAAAGGAAGAGAAATATGGGATTATTAGAGGTGATATAGCTGCAATCATGAAAGAGGAGTTGGCATTAATAACTAGGCAACTTACATTCTTGAAAGAGTTGTCCAGAATGAATGCTGTTAATCAGTTCAGCAAACATGGTAGAACAGGTCAACAAATATCTAAATTGACAGCTAATATATTAAAGGGTAAGGATAGATACCAGTTCCTAAAAGAACTTAAATATAAAGGCATGCAGCTATTTAAAGATATAGATACTATACCAACTCCTACTCTTGATGATATTGATAATGTTAGCTACGACAATCCGCTTATCTCTAAGGAACTTAGTTCGTTACAGAACAAACTGTATGACAACTTCCAGGAGATAATGCAAACTACTGGAGATTCTCCACAAGTTATATTGAAGGACCTATTCTCTGATGTAAGAAATCAATTCAACATTAATAACTTGGTAGAGCAAAGGAACACCAAATTTAGTCCGGAGACTAAATCTTTGGAGGATTATGATGTTTATATGCTGCTACATGCAATGGTAGCTCTTAAAAAGTCAGATTTTGATTATTACCTAAGAGAATCTCTTGTTGAGACAGACGCTAATTATGCTCCTTTATATTCACAAGAATATGCTGCATATTTGGCTACAGCTATGGCAGTTAATCCGGATATAATGAATGCTGCTGTTAATAATATAGATACTCCTAAAGGAACTTATGGTAGTGAGTTAATACGATACTGGAACACTGTAATGGTAGACGGTATTGGTGGTGCTGGTAAGACAGCTGTTATTGCTAAGTTAATTCAGAACATTGTTAAGAAGTACTATCCTGATGCAGAGATATGGAAAGTAGGTCCAACTAAACAGCAAGTAGATAATCTAGTGTCTTCTTTAGGAAGTGAAGGCAAAGCGTTTACTATAGAGGATTTAATGAGTCATGTATTGGGAGAATCTAACTATGCAGAGCTGTCTAATGACATATTACATAATAATAAGGAGTCTAAGCAGTTCACAATAGAAGAACTTGGCCCCATTACATCGCCTGGTGGAACAGTAATGGAATCTTATAGAGCTGCCATTATCAATGAAGATATAGAGTATAACGATGTTCAAACTCCGAGGCTTGTATTTATTGATGAGGCTACTTGGGTAAATAGCCTTTATATGCAACATTTGTCTAATTGGGCACATAAGAACAATGTAACTATTGTTCCACTAGGAGACTTAAATCAGAATGGATATGAGAATCCTACCATCAGTGTCTATAATGTTAAGTCATCTGAATCTTTAATGGTCAGAACTCCTAAGCTGGATATTAGCTTACGTATTACTAATACTCAACAGAATGATAATAATACTACGGTAAATGCGGCTTTGAGTGTGTTGACATTTACTCCAGAACAAATGGCTGATTCAGAGAGTCAAGCTAATGCTGTTAATAATGTCAAAGATACAATAAGTAACATGATGGAGTTACATTATTATCAAGACGGAGACAATATCCTTAATGGAAGTAAATTTGTCACTGCTATTACCGAAGACGACGTTAGACAAATACTAGAAAGGGACGGAGAAGTTGGATATGTGTATGATGATGAGAATACTCCTACTTACAAAATGCTAACCAATATGGCAGATAGTAGGATTATTATGCGTACTCCTAAATCAGTTCAAGGTTCTGAGTTTAAACATGCTATAATTGATGTAAACTTCAGTAAGTATAATACAAATACAGTCTCTGGACTTATTGATTATATGAAGTCATTTTATACTATGATGTCTCGTTCTAAGGACGGAGCTTATTTTATTAATAGCAACATGGGAACTATTATCAAAGAAGCTAATTTACGTCAAGATGAATATACATCTACTACTTCTGACCCTTCTGCTGTGATAGATAGATTCAAGGTAATTAGAATGGCTGCATTTAATGCCGAATTAGAGGGATATACTCCTTCTAGGAAAGCACAGGAGCCACCTATACCTGAACCTGCTTCAGTTAATCCAGAAGAAGCTCCGGAGCCAGTAAAATCTACTGATATACCAGAGCCTACTCCTACAACTAAAGAGAAATCTAAGGAAGTGCAAGCTCCTACATTTATACCGCCTAGCAGAACTATGACTGGTACTAATGAGCTTGAAAATGAGTTCTTAGCAGATATAGAGGGCAAAGGAGAAGAATCTGTTATAGATGAATCATTACTAAGTGAACCTCTTTCTGGAATTAGAGCATACGGCTGGTATATGAGATATGGTATGGCAGAAACTTCCGATGGTAAATTTACTAGAGTGGTAAGGAATGATGTAGTTGATGATTTGAATGTCTTCACTAGAAGTAATGTAGAGTATGATACTAATACATTACAACCTGCCAAGGATATGTTAGTAGACGTTAGAAACTACTTGACATTTGGCGAGAAGTTTGATGCTGACTTCATTCAGAAACTAAGCGACAATGGTTATAAATACTTAGCTGGATTGGGTGCAGAAGTTTGGAATAATGGTACGTTCAATCTAGAAATCAGGAAAGATGATACTAACGAAGAAGGCACTGATAAAGCTAGAGACAAACAGGGTTATGACTCTACTAAAGTAGAACCTGTTGCGTTCAATATAGTATATAGAATACCTATGGAGAAAGGTAATGATTTACAATTCACTATAGGTAAATTAACCAATCCTGACACTTGGCAGAAATGGAACAATAGTAACGGCAAAGATGCTGATATTGCTGCTAGAATTAATAAGTACAAGAAGTGGTATAAGAATATGCAGAAGGAAATCTTAGATAATCCTAGTACTGTTAAATATCTTGGAATTGATGAAAGCGACATATCATTCTCTGCTGCGACTAGACTTAAGAAAGTTCCAGACCAAACTTGGAACTTGGATAAGGTTAGAGAAGCATTTCCCAATGCCATTATTAGTCCGATGTATCTTTATGCAGGACATGGTGGAGTAGCTATGGTAGATAAGTCTGTAAGAGGTAAAGGTGTAGTATTTGCCACTTCTAACAAACATCTTAAAATTGACGGAGAGAAAGTAACCGAATCTAATCTTGCAGAGATGTATCTAAGAATGCAGAAGAAGCGTAAAGCCGCGCTAGATGAAGCTAAATCTAGAGGTCTTAGTGATAAGGATGCTCAAGCTGAAGTAGCTAAGACGGTACCACCACTTATAAGAATGATAGTAGCTAATTCCAATGGAACCTTTATTGATAATTACTTTAGACTGTCTTTTAATGATTTAGTTCATACTGCTGATGACGGTAAAACTAAATTAGACAAGAATCAAGTAAAGGAATATTTAGGAACATTTGGAAGTAATACTACTGCTGCTAGAATGCTAGTAAGTATGTGGAATTACAGGTCTGGATTAAAGAACTTCATTAAGGCTTATGACACTTACAGACAGGCTAATAACCTTGATGATGTTAGAGGTACTTCTGAAGTTAATGAGTTTAATAGACTAATCGACCAATCTACTGTGGATGGACAGAAGAGAGTTCCTTGGGATTCTTCTATTTATAATGGATTTATGTTTAGACTTACATACGCAGATGCTATCAAGACTAATGCTCCTGGTATGGTAGTAAGACCTATAAATTTAAGTAGAAATGAATGGCAAACATTTGACTCTAACGGTAAAGTTCCTAGAACTCTTACATACGGTGTTTACATAGACCCTAAAGTAGCTCAAGCTCAACTATCTATATTGGATAATCTATTTAGTATATTAGAAGAGTATATTTCATTACCGGGTAATCCGAACTTCACCATAGCTACTAACGGCAGAGATATGGACAATATCTTAGCACAGTTAATAGCTGACGACGGAGCCATAGAATTGACTGACGGTAAGAATACTTATAAACATGCAGCATCTAATATAGGTGGAATGGGTGGTTCATTCAAAATGGTTGGATTGTTATCATCAGTTTACAAACTATTCTCCGCTGGTAAGAAATCAGATGAAAGTTATGTATTCCGAGCTAAGGCTAGAGACGGTAAAATGAAGGAAACTAGGTTAGAGGAGTTATCATTTAATATAGTTAGGGCAGTTAGAGATGCAGGTAGAGATAACTACTTCTCTGTACTAAACAATATGTTTAATGTGATATTCCATGGCACTCCAACTATTAAAGAAGGAGCTGCAACTACTACATATGCTCCATTTATAAATGGAATATATTATACTCCTAGAACTCCGACTTCACATGATAGTAGACCTTCTGATTTCTATCCAACTAGAAATAATGACAATCAATTCTATATTGATACTGCTATAGAAAGTCCTAACTTTGAAATAACCATTGACCCTACTGTATTATCAGAGAGACAATTTAATAAAGGAGTTCCACATAACAGACAGTCAGAGTTTGATAATAACATTACGTTAATTGCTAATGGAGTATCCAGTGCTTTCACTGGCTATACCTCAATAGACCAAATCCTTAATGATGCACGCAATGAATATCTAGAGAAAGGTGATATTGCATTAGATGAAATATTAAAAGGAGTAGCAACTAAGGTAAATACTAGTCTTACTAATGACATGAATAACAGACAGCTATTAATTAACAACGACCCTGTAATTCATCTAGATATGACTGTTGATGTTAACAACATGCCAGTCATTAATAAGGTACATACTCTATTACAGGAAATAAATGTTAAGAGTCCGTCTGTACTACCCAAAACTAAAGACGGAGAGATTGATACTACGGGTATTCGAAATGTTGATTATAGTAGTGGTAATTTACAAGATTTTACAGTATATTTGCAAGGTGGACAAACAATTAAAGGAAGCATTATTGGAAGTGAAGTTAATATAGTTGATACAGTGATGTATGAAGTTCCATTTGACCCTAATAGAGAACAGAAACTCAAGATATTCGAAGATACCATTGGAGACCATGAGAATCTTAGGGAGACCGAAATCATGACTGTTATCCAAGAATTGAGAGCTGCTACCTCTCTTACTCCGGAAGCTGCTGATGCACTTCTTAATAAGATAAGACTGGTGGACAATCACTTCGAAGGTTACTTGACTGATGAGCAACTTGACGACCCTGACATATTAGATGTTATGGAATATATTAACAGTCTTGCTAATAATAAGCAAATAATTGATAGTCAGAACTGTAAATTAAATATATAAGAATAATGGCATGTACTAACTTTGACATAGGACTACATAGGATTGATGCCGAAAGTGTCCTTAGAGGAACAGTACTTAAGTTTAGAAAGGCTGAACCATTGTCTACTACAGACTTTGTTCAGCATTTCTTTACTAACTTGAAAGGTACTAACCTATTCAACCTAGAAAGCGAGGCAGAGTATGTCTCGCTTTCTAAGGTTTTTGAAGATTATATTAAAACATCAAGAATACTTAAAGATACACAGAAAGAACAGCTGTTAGCTGAATATGCACAACCTCTAGGTCAGAATTTTGGACTTTCTCCTGAAGCAACTACAATTGAAGTAGCTGATAAAGACCTTATCATTCCGGATGCTCCAGAGAATATCAATAATGAGGTTTCCAACTCGGAGAAGAGAATACTTACTCCGTCTCTGAATGATACGTATGGCTCTGCTACAGTAGTAAAAGAGTACATGCTAAATCAATTCAGATATAATATAATTGAATCATCTTTAGTTAATTTTACTGACGGTAAATTAATCAAGACTACTGATGATTTGAACATATATATTGCTAAATATAAGAATACTATGTTCAAGAACTTAGTCGATTATATTAAAATGACTAATGAAGAAGATGGAATTATTACAGATTTCAATATGCCTAATGCTATCTACATAGATGGAACTCCAGATGTGGAAGGTATGCAGAAAGTTCTTAGACTAGCTGATGAGTTGTTTAAGGATATGCCTAGGTCTAAACTAGACAATGCATATGTCTCAAGAAAGCAGAAGTTCGGAGACCTATATAAGAATCAAATGCTGATTGATGCGTTTAATGCTTGGGCTGTACTGTCGAATGGTAATTTTGATACTATTCTTAAGAATCTATTCGGAAAGAATATGGAGATTAAGAACAAAGGATATATTGGAATAGAGATTCCCGTATCAGTTAATAAATATCAATTTAGAGCTGGTTCTAACATGGTTAAAACCTGGAGAACTAATGAGAATGTGGATGCAATATCTGAAATAGGTAATGTGTCTAGGTTACTTATTGAGCAAACTCCTGTGCTTAACTTTACCACTGGAGAGCAAATAAGGGACAATTACCTTACACTTAAACAGTTCTTGCATTCAATGAATAAGCTTAAAGACGAAGCGAACTTTCTATATTTTGGAGACAGACTGCAAGAATTAGTTATTAACTTCCATTCAGCTCCTAATTATTACTTGAAGAGGATTCTTGAAGAAATTATTAACAATGGGGGAGGTTCTAGAATATTTCAAATAAATGATTTGAATGTATTTAAATCTATTTATGAGAAGTTCTATAATGATAGCAGAGCTAACTCTCTATATAACATTATTAATAACGATTACAAGCAATCCAAAGCTATAACCACCTATGATTTGCTTGATTCAATATCTGGAGTTGTAGATAGAACTAATAATGCTAAGTACATTCAGTATGCCATGAATCAAGACACAAATGACCTAGATTCTATGGAAATTAAACAAACTAATGTCAACAGACGTAAAATCCAGAGAGAGAATGATATTGATATTAGTAATGAATTACGTGGCAACAGACAAGAACTACTTGACAAGTGGGGAGTAGAAGTACATAACGCTACTCTGGGAGACATCTCATTTAAATTACCTTATAATGGCGACACTATTACTCTTATATATAATAGGGCTGCTATTGGTAGTAAAGGTCAAAAGAAACTTGAGTTAAGTCCTTCTGATAAGGTTAAATATGGTTCATTAGATACTATATTAAAAGAGCCTTCATTTACTACACTAAAAGCAATCTATGAAGAGAATAACCCTCAAACTATAACTCCACAGGAGAGACTATATGTATCTTTAGTAGAGTTTATGGATGATTTCATTAATACTAGATTCCTAAATGGCAACATAGATTTACTAGCGGCATTTAAGAATGTAAAAGAAGCAGACAATCTAAAATATCTAACAGAGAACTTAATGTCTCTAGCTAATAGTTCTGCATTTGTGAATACAGTGTACAACGAATTTGAAACTAATAATCCAGACAATCTAGACCTGTATTCATTTATTAAGACTCTTAAATACTATACTGATAAAGTTGATGAGGATAGTCCAGAAGCTAGATTCTACTACGACAAGTCATCCAATTCACTAAAAGCTATTGATGGTGCTTTGATTAACACTTTGAATGATTTAGTAGCAGCAGAGCAAATAGTAACTGGAGAAATATTTAAATCTGTTATTAAGAACGCTGAAGGTAATAATATTCCTAATAGTAGGATTGCTAATTTAGCTGGATTGACTAGAAGATACGTTACAAGAACCATTGTAGAGAATCCAAACTCTTCTTTAAAGAATACATTATTTGGATTAAATCCAGGTATGCTTAGAGGCACATCAATTAAAACCGATGTTGTTAGTAGAACTGGAGTTAAGAAGAGTGCTACTAGTTTCTCTGTAGCAGAGATTGGATATTCTTCAATATTATATGACTTCTATGCTAATCTATTAAGGAAGGTTGACAAAGGACAATCTAAGACTATTAATGTTCAACCTACTGTATATTCTGATAAGGGAACATTCGTAATGTGGACCTTAACTGCCGATGGAATCAAACTTATTGACGAGAATGGAGAAGAGTTTACTATTGACTTACTTAATTCATCAATTTCTGATTTAAACAAAGCTATTAGGTCTACTGTTGGTTCTTACTATAAGAACACATTTAATAATGTGCTTAATGACTATAGAAATGTATATAGAGGAAGTCTTGATACATTCTTGCAGAGACTACAAGAGAATGGACTAACAGATGCTTATAATAGCATAGTTGGTAAGCAAGCAGCAGTGGATGCAGAGAATGCCAAAATAGAAGCACATAATGCTAAATTAGCAGAAGAAGTTGCTAAGCAGCAAGTGTTAGCTGATGAAGCATTACAGGCTGGAGATTATATGGAAATTGATGCCATTAATAACTATATATTAACAGAATTACAGCCTAAGGAACCTATTGACTTAGTAGACAAAATGACATTTAAAGACTTTCAAGCAATATTGTCAGTAACTACTAAAGGAGAATATGGTAGTATGTCTTACCGTAATGGAGTTCCTAATATTGATAATGTACATGTTAATAAGGGAGGTTCGTTTGTCCTAAATGGAAACAAGAAAGGCGGACTGTCTCCAAATGCTTTATTGAATTTTAATGCTAATGAGTTATATGCTAAGGAAGATGTATATAATAAAATGTTCTTGAGAGAGAAGAAGAAGTTTGTCAAAGATATGATTGATAATAATATGACATTCCCTCTTAGATACGCTAACGGTAGAGTAAACTCTGTTTTGAATAAGGCATTAGATACTCTTATTCCTACTGATAAGGCATCATGGATAAACAATGATACTCAAGAATTAATACTAGCTAAGCAAGGAGACAAGGTACTTAGTAGGTTGTCTGACTTAGATAGTACATGGTTAAGAAATGATGAAGATATTACTTTAAATCCTATTCTCGAAAGATACTTCTTAGCTGACTTTCTAACTTCAGAGAACTTGCGATTAGTCACTACAGGTAGTAGTATAGCACATCCTAATAAAGCTAAATATGGTAAAGTTAATCCTGCGTCATTTAATGGTATAGAGTTAGAGCAATCTTCTAGAGAACTTGCAGAATTAAAGAGAAATGTAATTATACCAGGTACACTACAGTATTTCCAACAAAACAGCTTGCTAGGTATTCCTAAGACATACAGATTGGCTATTATGAGCGACGTTGCAGCATTTGTGTACAACTTTAAAGGCGAGACATCTACTATAGATGCACATGACGGTTCTGCGTTCTGTAATCCTATTATGTCTTATTTAGAGAACTTCTCATTACAGGATTCTGCTGTAGGTGATGACAAAAAGCCTATTGGACATGACTTTAATGGGGATTATGGTACTGCTTCTTTGTTGAAATTTGCTACATTCTCTACATACAACGAAAGAATGAGAAACTCTATGAAATCTGACATTAGTCTGTATAACATGTTTAGAAAGATGTCTGATTTCAAATGGAATCAGTCTACAAACCAGTTTGATAATGCTTATGAAGGAATAGACCTTACTAAGAACATATTCGGAAACACTATGGAGCTTAAAGATGTTACTGGTGGGGAAAGAATATTCTACAGGGACGGTAATAATCATTACGAGATATTAGGTCTTGACAGAGTAGGTGACGGATTATATAATATCAGAACTCAAGCAGTTAATGAATATGGTAATCCAGTTAAAGCTGTAGGAGACGCTAATGTAATGGTTCAGTTAAATGTTCCTATTAATTCATTATTTGAATTACATGCAGCATTAGGTGGAGTATATAGTGAATCTCTTAGAAATGGAGAACTTGCTTATAGTGATGCTTCATTAGCCGTTACCGCTAATTATGCTAACAATGTAGGTTGGTATAGACCTAATGGAGAGATACCTTCTCAACGTAATACTATTCAGCCGCTTAAACATAAGATGATTGCTTACTTGGTTAATAAGTCTGCAATTAAAGTAGGAGCTCAAAATATAAATGAAGATAGTTCTTGGTTTGATAACAGTCCTTTAATGGAAATGGAATTTAATACTGAAGGTCTTGGTATTCAAATGGATGCAGACCATGTAGTAACTGACCCAGAACATCAATCTACAATGACAGAGTTCTCACAGGTAATCTCTGCATTAGAAGCTATGGGATTTACTCACAGTATGGCTAAAATGGCATACAAAGATTTAGGTAGAGTGGCATTATCATCAATAGGTGATATTAGAGATGCTGTGTATACATTAGTTGGGATTAAACCTACTGATAATCCTGATGTTAAATCCGATATTTATGAAATAGTAGGTAAAGCTATTATTAAGGAGCTTAATAAGGACGGAGATGAGCTTGGTACTGCTAAGACTATTATTGAGAAAGCTAAAGCAGAGTTTGCATTAGACAGAAAGAATAATAATTCTCATGGAACTGATGTATATAAAATACCGTACAGTGACCCTTCTATCTTTGGTAAAACTTTATCTTCGTTTACATCTAATATTAATAAAACTGCTATTAAGAGGAAGTTCCCAGGTATGGGTGCAGTTATGGCTCCCGCATACAATATAGTACAACAATTCCGCATAGGAGGTACTAATTATAAATATGATGATATTTATAGGATTGCTTCCGAACAAGGAATGACTCCTGATGAGTATTTACAAAGTGAGCAAGCTAAAATAGAGGCACAGCCAGCATCTACTATAGATAGATTACTTCCTGGAGACAGAATCAAATTGCCTATTCAAGAAGTAGCATCAGTAGTGGCTAGAATTAGCCAAAATGCATTAGACAAGCAAATAGCTCTTGATTTGGCTGTTAAGAGAACTCTAACAGAGCTTGAGAAAGCACAAAATGGAGACGGAGAAGGTGTAGAGATAGCTAAAGCACAGGATAATTATGACAAAGCTGTGTCTGCACAAGCTAAGAATCAAGCCAATTCCTTAATGACTGTAGACCAATATCTAGCTGATAAAGGTTGGAGTATAGAGGGTAGTTACGTACCAGTGTATGTAAATGATTTTGATACATATAACCTAGTAAAAGCTAATTTCTCTCAATTCTATACTGATATTACTAGACCTACAGACTTAAAGCCAGCAGAGATTTATTGGGAAGATATGACCGGTATGAGACATAGCATATTTGATATGCCAGCTATACAAAGGTCATTCAGTGAAAGAACTAAGTATGACGGAGGTAAATTTCCTAAAGCTTTAGATTCTGAAATACAAGCACAAATACAAGCAACATTTACGTTACTGGACAACGGATATATGCCTGTAACTGGTATTCAGAAAGCAGAGTACTTAGCAGACCCAGTCGCATTCAGTGATAAATATGCAGCCAATGGCTATATTAGGGATTTAGGCAATGGAGATATTGCTATTCCTATTCAGAATCTAGTCAATAATCCTGCTGAACTTTCTATTAGTAAACTATATGTAGACCAGTTTAACTTAGGACCTAATGATAGTATTAATGATGTACTTACACAAGGATATCAGTTCTTCGTTAATAGGTATGATAAATATCACGCTCCTAAAATTAAATGGTATGATATGATGTTTACTAGAGCTAATGGTAAACATGTGTATGTTGCACTCGGAGAAACTCCTTCTCTAATGGAACATCTATCGGTTAATAAGGCACTTACTGAATCTGATTTCGTTAGAGTTGGTAATAGTGTTATGAGGGTAGATGAAAATGGTGAGAAGATGTACGAAGCTGGATTCTATGATGAAAGTGGAGAGTATCATGAAGTAGTAACATCTTACAATGCATTAGGTAATAACACTACTGAAGAAGTATTAGTAGCTAAGACTCCTGATAGTGTAATTGATATTTACGGAATGGATAGCTTTGATTCTGTTAAAATTAACCAATACACTAAGAATAAGGAAATGATGCAACGAGTAATTGAAGCAGGTTCTGAAAGAAATGACAGATTGCTTAAATTACTATTTGATACTTATAAAGAGAACGAAGGAGAAGAGTTTAGCGTATCTAGGTTGGCTTATCAATTGGACGGAATAGAGAAGAATCAGAAGATTATAGATGCCAAGAAGAAGTTTGTATCATTCCAGAAATCACTTGAATTTACAGTAGCTCGTATTCCTGCACAGACAATGCAGTCATTTATGAAGATGAAAGCTGTGGCATTTAATGATTCTGATAAGAATGTGGTACATGTATCTCACTGGCAGACATGGTTGCAGGGTTCTGACTACGATATTGATAAGGCTTACATTATGGGTTATGATTTTGATACCAGCGGACATTATGTAGGCTGGTCTCCATATTTTAATTTTAATAGTATCGAGTCACTCAAAGCATCCGAAATGCTACCTACTCCTAATGGTAAGTTATACGCATACGGAAGTGGTGGAGTAGACATTACTAGCTATCTAAACCAACTTAACAAGGAGAACTTCTATAATCCAGAGTCTGTTTCAGTAATAGCAGAGATGCTTAACGCTATTGATGATGCTAGAATATTAACATATTCAGGTGAAGTTGACACCGATAATGCTAATTTCATTCTTAATAGAATTAACAATCATACTATGTATATGACTGAAGAATTTGATAAGAATGGAAAGAAAGCTAGAAATGGTAGACAGAAGATTAGAAGAAGCAACTTACTTCCTGCATTTAGAAACTCTGTATCATCTAAAATTAGCAATATTATCCAGGATTTGAAGAATATGAACCAGGCTTATTCTCCTATTGAAATGGGAGACCCACAAAGGGCAGCTAAGGAATCAGCATCTGGACAAGAAGCTAATAAGATTACCATGACATCACCTTCATCCAAATGGGTAATGCAGGTGCAGAATATGGACGGTAAACAGGTAATTGGTATTGCAGCTGTAGGTGAGAAAGTATTCTTTGCCAACTGTTACTATTTCAATGAAGGTGTTAGAAATGGAGACCAGGATTGGTTAGACAACATGTTCTTCTCCACTAGATTTGAAGGCATTCAGACAATGTTAAGTGAGAATGGCAAACCTATAACAGTACCTACTATAAGAAACATAATGGCTAACGTTAACTTCGATGATTTGGCAGTTAAGAAAGATTATTGGAGAAATTTAATAGTTAGAGCCGTAGAACAGCAATTGTCACCGGAGGATGTAGCTAGAGTAGTTCAAGAGCAATTAGGTATGCAACCAGACCAGTCATTAGTAATTTCTGCATTACTGTCAGCTGCTACTGATAATGCTAAAGAGTTGATTCTTTCTAAAATTAATGCAGGTCCTAATCTAGCTGGTATGTACTTACATATGATTATGTTAGGATTCAGTTTTAATGATATCGCTAAATTCATGACAAGCCCGACAGTACAAACTGTAAATGACTTAATGAAGGTAAATGTATTTGATGAATATCATGACCATGCATCAGTAGACTCTGTAGTTAGAGCATTGGAAGAAGGCCCTAATATTAGAAACTACTTCGATTCTACTTCTTTAGGTAACTTCTTCAAAAGAGTGCAAGAGAAACTACTTGACTCTGGAGAGGAAGCGTTCGATAAGAGAGGTAATTGGATTCAAGCTATCAAAGATAGGTTTGCAGAAGGTGATTCTATTGATGATATATTCCCAGCTGTATCTTATAGAGAACACAGATTCTTGGAAGAATATAAGTACCTACAGAAGATGAAAAATAGGTTGGACATGGACAGATTTGCCGAATTTAAGAAGATAAATAGAAATGCTAGAGAGACAGAACTGTTAGGAAGATTCTACGGACTAAATCAAGGTATGCCTACAGATTTAGGAGGTAAGATGTCCAGGTTAAATACATATGAATCTGCAATTACTAGCAGAGAGCAACTATATAAAGATGACAAATATGAGAAAGGTTATAACCCGGAAGTAGTTATTAAGAACATCCTGAATGATAAGCCTTATCTATCCGAAGAGCGAGTAAGAGCTGTAGTCAACGATGCTGTTGCACAAGGTATTACTAATGGAGGATTTAGTATGAGGAAATTCCTTGACCCAATGAACTCTGGTTATAAGAAGTCAACCATAGCTTACTATAATCTAATAAGGGGAACTTGGAATATATTCGACATGATTGATAAAATTCCTCACTTTAAGGCATTGTTCGAAATATATAACCTTACTGATACAACTGATGTAAATATCAGTACCAAATTCAATCTAGTAAATTCCTATAGAGAAGCTCTTATTAAAGAGAATCCTACATATGGTAGAGCTGTTACTAAAGAGCAATTAAATGCACTCGGTGAGTATGTAGACGATGTACTAATCACTGGCTGGCTGGCTAAACGCAACATTACCTTCAGAATGGATGAGGGTCAGAAGTATATCGGAAATGATATGACTCTGCATGATATTAAAGAAGGAGGCGAGGTATTTAGTTTGGCTACTAATGATGGAATTGCTAACTTTAAACTCTGGATGGAAAGAACAGTTATTCCGGAACTTCATAACGGAATGGTTGGAGATAAGAGGGTTCGCTCTTTATTAATCAACCAATTTGTGCAAGGATTAAGTAGGAATAGGCGTACTGACCCATTTACTAGAGGTAATACTACATATATGAAATTACCTATTGATATGATGAACGTAAGAACTGAATCAGACCAAGCAATGTTTAGTAGATACCAGAAAGATTTTGCGGCACTGAAGAGAATCAATCTGCAAGGATTGCCTCTTACTGACTGGTTCTTCTTATATAACTTAGTTGTTAATAAGGATAAGTACGGTGCTGACAGACTTACTACTTTACTGAACACATTTGATAAGACTGACGTTAGTGACTTATTAATAGAGTATCAAAAGTATGTAGGACGATCAGACTATAATTTGAATGTTAACATGGACACATTCTCATTAGAAGATGCACTTATTAGAATGGCTCCTATTATTAGTGAAAGTGCTAAGGGTAGAGCTAGAGATAAGTATATTAGAATGAGAAATGAAGAAACAGGTCGTCTTGAACTGTATGAAAGGGACGGAGAAGACTACTATGAAGTAAATGACATCCCAGACCCAAGTAATGTAGACATGCGAAGACTATATGATGATTACTTCGTTATTAGAACTCCAAATCAGAATGCTAAAATGAAAGAGTTAGTCCTTAATAGGAATGATTCTATGGAGAATATAGTTAATAAGATTAAGAGCTTAATGGAGCGCAATACTATACAAATAAGAATTAATTGTTAACATGAGTTGTACAGTAGAATTTTTAGTACATTCTAACGAGGGAGCCCCTAGCTTATTTAAGCTAGAGGTTCCTGACGTTAGGGAAATGTCTTTAGAAGATGCAATAGGAGCATTAATGGGAAATGTAGAGAGTTATAATGATTTTATTAATGCAGTAAATTCAGGAGGATTTCCTATTACAGCTTTGGATTCCAAGAATCTCGGCAAGGACGGACTGCCAATTGGTAATTATAATTTAAATACAATTAAAAATGAGTTCCCAACTCCAAATATTACCTACTTAGTAGACAAGTTGCAAGGGGAAGGTGAGGACTTAAATAGGAATAATATACTACTCACTAATGCTAGATTTAGCCTTGCTTGGAATACCAATTATGGTATATTTAGAGACACTAGTGGCAGTTTGGCAGTTATTAAGCCTGAAGAAGAATATATAGAGACCTATCTAAAGCAAAGATATGTGAATACAGTATTAGACAAGGCTCCTAAAGAACAAGTTCAGGAAGTAAACAAGAATATAGAGTCTGCGTTAAAGATGCTAGCTGCAAGTAATGATACTTCATCTAGAGTGCAGACTATCATGAAATACATAGGATACGACTTTAACACCAATAGTATTCATGGTAATGTTATACCTGCTTTTGTGAATTACTTCTACACTAGTGCTACTTTCAATGATGCATTATATAAGAATGGGCTTATTAGTAAATTTAATGAGCTGTTTAATCAAATAATAGGTACTCCTACTACTGAAATTCCTTCTTATTCAGATACTACAGTCCAAGCACTAGTAGATAGGGCAGAAGTATCTGGGAACTACTTACGTATATCTAAGAAAGATATGCAAGACTTTATGGATGCTTATAGCTACGGAGAACTGTCTGATGAATCTATAATATCTACTATACAAGACTTGAATAATAAAATTGACAATGAGAAGTTCTTAGACATTGCGTTTATAAGTGATGGGGGAATATTATTAAGAAATACGTTTAAGCAGCCGGAGTTTGACAAGACTATAGTTAACACAGAATACTCTGGAGAGTTAATAGAGCCTATTGAAACTGTAGGGGGTTATAATATCGCTAAATATAATGACAGATATTATATAGACAGTAGGATTGTTACAACTTCAGACGGGCTGAAAGGAGCAGGAGTAGATAATCTCAAATATGCTAGAAGTATTGCCAATAAACTATTAGACAGACCTATAGATTTGAAATCGGTTACTAGTAAACTCAAAAATGGAAGTTTAGCAATACAAAGTTATCAATCTTTACAAATTGGAGACAGATTCTCCGTTTTGGATATAGAACTAAATGATAACATAAAGCTATACAATGATAAGGATTTAGTTAAGAGTATTACTTTTAACAACTTCATATCAGAGCTTAATAAGAAGCCCCAATATAAGAAACTAATTGGCATACTTAAAGAGCAGGGACTTAATATAGAATCTATACTTAACACTCAAGAGAAATTGGAGACTTTCTTCTTATTAAAGAATCAATTAAGAGACCCAGACATTCATGCTTCTCTATATAACAGTAAAGTACCTAGTATGCTAACTCAAGACAAACTAGACTATGAGCTGCAATTAATGACAGAAGCTTTAAATACAATTCAGAATGCTACCGAATCTGTATATGAGGTAACTGGGGCAAATGGGGACAAATACTCATTCAGAAAGCTAGAATCAGAAAGAAGTGTACCAGTTCACAAGAAAGTACCCAGGTCATTTAAAAGTGAAATGGTAGAGATAGCCAATCACCTTAGTAAGAACTATGGTATTAATGTTAATGTAGTTACTGCTAGAGAGATAGCTTCTAAATTCAGAGGTGTAATTCCTAATGCTGGAAGAACTAATGCATTTATTTATAATGGAGAAGTCTATCTAAATGTAGACAGAGCTACTACAGCTGATTCGCTGCACGAGTTTGCACATTTAATTATGGGTTCTATGAAGAGAACTAACCCAGGTCTTTATTATGGACTAGTTGAACAGGTAGAGTCTCTAGCGAATTATGATGATAAACTGGAAGCATTTAGAATGATAGGAGATACTAGAGCTGTTCCTGACTTGAATGAGGAGATATTTGTTACAGAGTTTGGTAATTACTTCGCTAGAATCGCAGAGCCTTGGTTTGAAGGTAAAGAAGCCTCACTAGAAGAAATGGGAAGAATATTTAAAGAGAAGACTCAAAAGACATTCCAAACTAGTGATGATATTAAGAATGAGAAGTTAGGAAGACTTCTTAATATGTCTATAGATAATATTATGTCTGAATTTGGTAGTGCACTTATTAACAACGATTTAGCAGCAGGTTTTGATATGAACTTAGCTTCTGAATCCCGTACTATAACTAATTTAATTCAGAAATTAATAAAGAGTGGTAACTTAAAGGAGAATTGCTAATGGCTTGTTCATATAGTTTAAATATAAATGGTCAAGTAGTACAATTTGGGGAGGGTAATAACAACTATGCAGACCTATTTGACTTCTTGATAGCACATAAGAATCAGATAGAATATGGTCTTATATCTGATATCGTACTTAGTCAGGACACTAAGCAAGCTGAAATAGTAGCTAAACTAAGAGGTATCAGAAGTGAAGCTAGACTTAGAGAAGACGGAGTAGATTTAACTGGGGGAGATATAAGTTATACTGCTTCTGACGGTAATATGTCCGTTACAGATTTCTTAGAAAAAGGGAGGTCTGGTGACGGTGAGGGTGCATTAATTCAGCCCTTTAATGTTACTAATTGGAGAGGTAGAACTGTTACTGAATTAATGGATAAGGAGAAGATTAGTAGGGAAGAAGCACATGCTAGAGTAGACCAAACGTTAGAGATGTGGGATAGAATAGCTGAAACTGGTATTGATATACACTCTATGATTGGAGACTACTTTACAGGGCACTATGACTTAGAAGCACTTACTAAGAAATATGGTTTACAATACAGTGAAGCTGTTATTAAATCATTATATGACAACCTAGAAACACTCAAGAGTGAACTGTATAGAGCTCATGGTAAAGGTGCTAAAATAATGTCTCAATTTCTGGTTGATGCCAATACAAATGACGGACTTAAACTAGTAGGTTCTATCGACTTAATAGTTGTAGATGAAGAAGGACAACCTCATTTGTATTTATTTAAAAGTTCTACCAAAATTTCTAACGACTGGGATGCAGCTAAAGCATCTAAATATGATTATCAATTAGGATTTTACAGGCAGATGTTAGCTTCTAAGGGAATCCCAGTAAGAAATATGGAACTTAATATAATTCCAATGAAAATAGAAGGCCTAGATGAAGGTCCTTTAACAGATGTTCAGTTTGAGGCAGTACAAGACAGGAAGAAGGACACATCTTCAGCTGTTAATAGACTAGCTTGGGGAGTAGGAGAATATTACTCAAATATTAGTAACATAATACCTGTAAGGATTACTGATGAGACTGTAGGACATCCTATTAAGGACGGAGTGCTTAACACTTTATCAAAGTTTATTCCCAATCCTAAATTACAGAGCAGAATGGATAGAATAGACGTAGATTCGTTTATTCAAACTCAAGTACATGATTCACCACATCCTTCAGAAGGAAGGTGGTACTTTAGTGATTATTACAATCATAGTAAACCTATCTATATTAAAGATACAGCTGATAAAGCTGTTAATGAAGAACTTAGACAAAAGGTTGAAGAATACTTGAAGAAGAGGGATAGAATCTTTGCAGAGAAGAGACAGGCATTTATATACGATTTGGACAAGGCTTTAAAGGGTTATAAACCTCTAGACCAAATCGTACCACCTTCAGGGTTTAAGACTACAGCTTTTGTAGTAAGTACATTTCAGAAATATGTAAACGACCCTGGTTGGGAAGTGGTTGATATGGAGAATCTTAAACAGATGGGAATTATAGCTATTCATAATGTTATTACTAAGCAAGTGGACTTTGTGGCACTTAGTAAACATGATTTAAATACTATTATACCACTGTCTTTAGGAACTACTATGTTGGGAGACTATGAGAAAGACGCATATGCTATGAATAATCCATGGTTATTAAGGTCTACTAGCGGTAATATAGAGTTGATGAAGATTATGGCAGCTATTAATGAGATGCCAGAAGTCTTCGGAGATGTATTTAGGATTGGGACATTTAAGGTCTTAAACACAGATACATCTACAGCTACTATAGCCAATATGAGGAGTATAAGAGAAACTTTCAACTTATTAGCAAAGGAAGCTGGAGTAACTAATAGACTTAATCAGGTTACATTTATGGATGAACTTGAGGTTTTAAAAGGAGAGTTCTTAGCACTTATGAGTAGACCGGATGCTACTCATAGAACCCAGCAAGAATTAAACACTAAAGTACGTAAGGCATTATTTGACATAAATGCAAACGATAAAGCTGCTACAGCCGACAGGTTAGAAGATATAGCCAAAACGTTGTATACTTCATTCCCAACTATCCTTGAGAAAGCATCAGTGGAGGATATAATGAAAGAGAACTCTAATACTGGTATAGAAAGATTCTATAAAGCAGTTCTAGGAGCGATGCTTTATTATAGAGATATTCCATTTACACAGCCGGAGAAGATGGGAAGATATGCTCGTAAAGGAGCTCCATTATCAGGAGGTATGGATACTAACCCTGAACTAATTCCAGAGAATAATATTAGACAGGCTGTTAAATTAGTAAGAAAGGCATTTGATGGAGTTACTAGGAAGACTGAAGAATATTACTATCCATTCTTTAATGACTACGTTAAAGCCTTGTGGAAGGATAAGGGATACTCAAACGCAAGAAACTTAGTAATAGGAGACCAGACTAAAATATACGACAATATGTTTAGAAGAAATCCAGACGGGTCTCTAAATGAGCAAATGCTGTTTGCTAATCCTTACGATAATAGTACTCCACTGTCATCTGAAGAAAGAAGATTCCTGAAGAAGATATTATGGGACATCAACAAGTACAGATTTAATCTGAAAGGTAAGTCAGAATCTGACTCAGAAGTGGCGCAATTAAAGAAACAAGACAAATGGTTCTGGGTACCATTGCAACAGACTAATAATAAGATATTGCAAATGGGAATTGCTAAATGGGCTAGCCAAGAGACTAAAGATGTTACTATGAAGTTTAAAGACTTCTGGAATAGGGAAGAGAATGATGCATATTCGGAGGAAGAATATACAGCTAAATCTGACATGATTACTAGATATGAAATGTATAATAGGTTTAACATTTCTGAATCTAGTGAAGATGCCAGACAGGCATTACTAGCACAATACAATTCTGATTTCTGGGAACGTAATTTGGAATCATTAGTAACTAGCTATGTGTTCGCCGCAGAACGTAAAGATGCCTTTGATGATGTGCTCCCGGCAATTAAAGCAATTAAATTATTAGCTCTTAACTATGCTAAAGAGACTGGTGTTGATTTAACAGTGTTTAATGAGACAATGGATAATTACCTTAAAATTGCAGTATTTAACCAATCCATTATTAGTGAGGAAGGTAAACAGTTATACCAAGCTGTGGGCCCCATTAAGAGATTAGCATCTTTCGGATTGTTAGCATTTAATGTTACTGGTGGAGTCAGAGATGTATTTGACGGAATGTGGAAGAACTCTGCAATGGCCTTTAGTAAAATGTATTACACTGGAGAGAAATTTACTTATAAAGAATTACTACAGGCCGGAGCTATTATCATGAAAGACGGGCCAGACTTTTTATCAAGAGTCACTAAGATAGAGGCTCTTAATGCTAGAATGAGACTCGCTGATTTTGATATGAATAAATTGTCACAGAGGTTAGTAAGTAACAAGTCAGGATTGTCTAATCTATCCAGGTATACTTATTGGTTTACTACAGCACCGGATTACTATAATAGAATGACCATGTTTATAGCTCAAAGTCTACATGATGGGACTTGGGATGCTATAGAAATGACTAAGGATGGATTAAAGTATGATTGGAAGAAAGACAAGCGGTTAGCTGCTTATGCTTCTGGCAATAAGAGTAATCCAGACTACAATAAGCAAAGAGGTCTGTATCTATCTATGATGAAATCTTTCAATGAAACTGAAGGTCTGAATCTAAAAGAAGGTGATGCATTACCATTTGCTTATACACAGGACGAAGTACTTGCTATTAAAACTTTATCAGATTTAGTTTATGGTTATTATGACCATGACGGAAGAATGCAGGCCGAGAAGACCTTTATGGGAGCGTTGCTTGGTCAATTTAAAACATTCTTGTCCGCAACCAGGAATGCTTATTTACTAGAACCAAAGAACTATGGACTGGCAGGTAGAGTTCAGGCTAAAAATGATAATGGAGACCTCCTGTGGTACAAGGATATAGTAGACGATAATGGAGAAACTAAAACTATAGTAACTACAGAGAATACAGGAGTGCCGGTAGAAACTTGGGCTGACAGATACCTAGAGGGAATCTTTTACACCCTTAAAGATGCCTGGAGGGAATTTAAATCCGGAGGGCTTAAAGGAGTCAGAGACAACATATGGAACGAAGATACTGGTGTCAAGAAATCTAATTTAAAGAGATTAGGACATGACTTAATGCTGTGGTTGTTATTAGGAGGTCTAGGTCAGTATCTAATAAGGTTGTGGGCTGAAGCCAGAGAGGAAGATAGAGACCCATTAAATCCTACTATGTCTAGGGCTATGGAAGATACAGTGTTTAGTCTATTCCAGAGAGGATTTACCAATTCATTTGGCGATGTAACTCCTATCAAAACTATGTCGAGTTTAGTTAATAATTCAGAACCTGTATCTATTGGGTATCTTAGCACAGTGTTCAATAATACCTATGAATTTGCATTTGGAGATAAGACTCTATCTCAATACTTTATGGGAACTACAGGATTCGGTAGAACTTTCAAGGGAGCTACTACTGAACTAAAGAATATGGCTAAATTAGCAGCTGACACAGTTAAAGAAGATACAGAGTAATAATCAAAAAAAATGGCCTGTACAGTAGAGCATTACACTCCACCATACAGGCCATTATTGTTTATTGAAGCACCCCTAGGGTCTCCATCATAGTTGCTACTTTGACAATTAACTCACCGAGAGTTCCGTTATTATCAATAACATAATCGTAGTCATTGTAATCATCCAAAGCATGTTCTGAAATATGATTATCTAGTAATCCGGTATCTCTGTTTACCTTAATGACAATTCCTTTTCTATCTTTGATAGCCTGGACTTCATTTGGAAACCTAGTATCTGGCATAATCCAACAAGGCTCTACTGTATTCATATGTACGAATACAGTGTTACCGTATTCATCAGTACCATAAGTAGGACAACTCTTAAATTTCCTTTCATAGTCAAACATCATAGATTTAACCCATAGGTTAGGGTCAATAGTTCTTCCCACTTCAGTACCTAGTACTTGTAGGAACTCTCTATGAGTCATAGGCTCCCCTTCACTATTACTAATTGGAATATATGTAAATGATTCTTTGATACTCTCTGTCTCAAAGCTTGACTTATCACAACCCAATATAATGGACGCACACTGTTTCAGCTTCTCTGCCCATGGATGTTTCTCCCATACACTAAGTATAGGAGCAATATCCTCACTTTCACGGACAGCTTCAAAGTGTTTAGCATTCAGAGTTACTTCTCCCCATAGTTTAGAAGATTTAAGCCAACTTATATACCGAATGATATTACAAACTGTATCCTTACCGCTTTGCTTCTTACCAACTATACCTATAATCATTCTTCTAGAAGGGTTATTTCATCGTCGCTATACTCACAATCTCTTACTTCTAAATCTCCTAGGTCTACTGTGTCGTAAGCCTTTTCCCAAGCTTCGTCTTCACTATCGGCTTCAACTTCTATGTCAAAGCATAGACGACATCTAAGCTGTCTATCGATACTTACATTATACTTCGGCATCAGTAGTAGCTATTACTAACTCACCAGAGTCAATTGCTTTACGAATGTATCTCATTAATGTGATAGGTTTCGGATACTCTGCTAGAAACGTAGTAGTTCCTACATCGTCTCTGTCATTCATGTCTATTGGAAAGACAATAGTTTTATCACCAGCTATTATTTGATAATAAAGTACACCAGCTATAGCATGTGATATCTTAGCTGGATAAGGTAAGGTTACAATTTCTTTTAGTGTCATATTATATTACACAAGATTTTACTAAATCAGCAATCTGTTTACCGTCTGCGGCAGGGAACATAGCTTTAAGCTCTTTGATAATGATTCCCATTTTGCTCTTAGGCCCGTCTTCACATCCTTGTAATGCACAGACTTCTACTAACCCTAAAGCAAGTACTTTATCATCAGGGACCTCGGGCAGAAACTCATTCAAGATAAGAGATTCTGCCATTTCATTATCATATAAATCCTGACGACCTGCCATACGATACTGTTCGGCATTATCAATACGTTGGTCACGTAACTTCTTAATAATGGCTACTTCAGCAGCATTGTCAAGAGGTTTAGCATTCTTAGCAGTTGCATAGTTGCTAAATTCCGTCTTAATTGCACGGAGAACTGTAGTCCGAACAGCGTCATGGTTCTTCATGGACTCCATAATTAAGGAGTTTAATTTATCATTCCACATATCATTTCTATTTAAAATGTTAATTACATGTCTTGCGTCTTCATCAGTAATACCCGTAACTGTGTTAGTCTTAATGAAGTACTTCCTCTGTTCTGCAAGCATACTTCTGTCATCATCCAATATAGCATAAACATAAGGTTCGGTTTCGGATGCTAACCAATCCCTTATTTCACAACCTCTATGGTCTCCAAACGGAGTAATACTATGTATCTTGAACTTTAAACCAGCTTTGTCAAAGATTGATTGCAAATTAATTTCAGCTCTCCAAGAGGAGCTGACTACTACCTTGCAGCCAGTCTCTTTGACTATTCTGTTTACAATTTCAACACACTTAGGGTCAAAGTCACCTTGAGGATACACATGGTCCTTATTCCATTCTTCTCTGTACCATGAGACACTATTGAGAACCCCGTCTACGTCTAGAAATAAATATTTGTTAATCCTTTTCATAAAATGTTACTTGTCTGGAGAATCCGTTCTCTAGTATATCCTCGTCTGGTGATACTTCATTCTCAACATCTGCTGAATACTCTTCTATGTACACTTCATTCTCAACATTCTGTATGGTACATCCAGCAACCCAAACACAATCACCCTTATCCATAATAACTTCATAGGGCAGTGCTGACCTGTAATCAGTATGATAAATTTTACCAGTTTGTCCAACTTCTGTGTATGCAGAGTCTAGAACTACTTTAACTTTAGTATCTCTGGCTAAAGCATATCCCTTCCTCTCTAATGCACAGACACTGGTGTCCAATTTATGTAGTTTGTAATTGCTTAACTGTATTGCATACAATGAATGCTCTGATAAAGTCATGGAATACACACAAAGTAAATCACCATATTTAAGGTCTTTTGTATCCTCTCCTACATACTTTATACAATCGTCAAGGTATATTCGCGCAATAGGTTCAGGAGTCCAAATTTGGAAGTTTCCAGAAGGGTCTAGTAAGTCATTATAAACTGGAATGATGAGAGCATCTTTTAGCTCATTTCTGTATCTATAATCTGCTCTAATTGCTAACATACTATCCCAACGTACTTCTGACTCTCTTATGCCTGGATTGACTACAGTACCGTAAGCTCCTTCGACTATATGAGTATCTTTTGAAGAAACCATTCTAACTCTTGTTCCCTCAACAATTTTAAACTTTCCCTTTTTCAGATTCATGTTTCATAAATTCATCTGTTAATTCAACTCCTAATTGACATATCTCTTTAAATGACCTCTCATGTAAGAGGTCATTGTTATTGATTAATGCTAATGTAAATTCAAATCTCAATCTTTCATACTTTTCATGTTGCTCATTAGCTTCCTTTTGAGCTTCAGCTGCTTGCTGTGCAGCTTTAATACCCTCCAGGAACTCACCCCAATCTTTACTGTTGTCCATAAAAACTAGGGTTTAGATATTTCATAGTGTGCCTACGTAATATATTCTCTGCTGTACCAGAATCCCATTTAGATTTGCTTCTTATAAAGGCAATATCCTCACTTGAAGCATTGGTCATAGCAGAATCACGGTCTCTATCTGTCTCGAATCCACCCACATAATATATCATGGGACAATCGTTCATGGTATAGGGGTCATCATCGTCGCACAGGTTTGCATTTAAGTCATCTACCATATCGACATGATAATAACCGTCTGGTCCAGCCACGCCTACTCTAAACCTAGGTTCAGAGAACATATGATAAATGCTCAAAATACATGGAGGACACTCTGCATCATCTGTATTCTCCTTAATGTAATTTGCTATGAAATTAGCTGCCATTTCATCACAACCCCTACAATCTCCGACTACAAATTCACAGTCATCGTAATTATCGTTGCATGTGTCTATTACATCAACAATTGCTGGAACGTAGAACTTCTCAAATTCTTCAGGAGTTATGTCTCTGTGTCCACTAATAAAGTATGTCATTCAGCAAATAAATCGTCTAAACCTTCTACTTTTTCATAATCTACATAAGTATAAAAGATACCTTCAATGAGATGCTTATGATTAAATGCCCACTGGTAACTATCAAGGTCAGATATTTTAACCCACATGATAGCCTTTACCTCATTCTCTTCTCCACCTAGCTGTCCTTTGATAGCATTAGTAGAAATTCCAATATGACTCTCGTCTACTACAGCCATGAACCTCATAGTGACATTCTGTCTGTTAGAGTCTTTCGGGTCATCGTTAACGCTACACATATAAAGAGCACTAGGTTCAATCTTAACTCCAGTTTCCTCGTAGATTTCCCTAGAGCAAGCTTCTGCTAATGTCTCGTCGAAGTCCAAATAGCCGCAAGGACAGTTCCAATATCCTTGAAAGTCTGGTGCTCCTTCACCTCTTTGATTAGCAAGAACACACCATTCATCGTTAATTTTACAGAATATAAATCCTGCAACGGCTATACTACGGTGAACCCAAACTGTCTCCCCAGCGTGTTCACCAGTTTCAATTTTAATAGGATAATTCTTCATTAATAAAATTCTTCAGTTAATCCAGCTTTATACATATAATCTATATTGGTCAATAAATGCTTCTACAGTATCTTTTACAAATGGCTGAATATACACTCCAAGCTTTACTCTATTGCGAATGCAAGTAGAGCATATTGTTATTTGCGGAACGTATACAACATGTACATTCTTCGGAAGGTCTTGTGGAGTCTCCTCTCCACTTACCACCATGAGGAATTTATAGTCACACAATATTACAGACCCTTTATGCCATTCAGGAATATCCTTATAGGTTTCTGGAGTAGTAATAATTACTAATTCATCCTCTGGCATTCTAGACTTTAATTCCTCTAATACAACGTATGTGGGTATACCTCTAGGATACGCAGGACCTGCTAAGTCTTTCTCTACATCACTTACATGCACAAAAGGTAAAGTGTCGAATTGCATACAACTCATAGCATACCTATATGAAAATTTAGAGCTACTCTCCTTCCATAAGTTTTGATATGCAGGAATTACTAATACTCTACCCACCTGGCTAGAGTTAATGGCTCCCATTACCACATTTACATGCCCGATATGGGGAGGGTCAAATGAGCCAAAGAATAATCCTACTCGCATTGCATTGCCTCCTTAACTGCTGCTTTAACTATACTATCAAGTTCATGCTTACACTTCTTACAGTCTCCTGCATGTGCAAACCAATGATTTTGCCAGTAATATGTATGACCATTCAAAGTAAGAGCTCTGATATGACCATTACGACAAGTTCCAACCTTGTCATGGTTGTCAGTTACATTATCACTGGGAGTACAACTAGAAAGGAGCCAAAGCAAGGCCAAGGCTCCATAATACAATTTCATTTTCATCTAAATCCAATTTTAGGTCTATCACTTTCAATTTGTTCACCACCATTGTCTGTGCCTAAGTTATAAACATCACACAATGCCATGTCTTCAGTTACAGGTTCTGTTTTACCAAGTTTGACAGCTAAGGCAGTAGCTTTATCTTTGGTAAGTTTGCCAAATTCATATTTAACTTTCAATCTTCCTTTACGTAATAATGCTTTATCAATACTACTAATATCAGCATTAAAGGTACATATGAACTTAAGGTTTAAAGAGTCTCCGAGTATACCATCTGACAGGTTTAGTAAAGAGGATATTCTGTTATTTCCTTTAGTGTCCCTACTTACTAATAAGTCCTCGCAGTCTTCTACTACAAACACTGAATCTCTCTTATTAGTAAGAAGTTCAATAAATGAAGCATCTCCAATGTATTGAAACGTAGAAGCATCTAAGAACACAAACTTCTTACCTGGATTGTCGGCTATTAGCTTTCTAATATAACTAGTCTTACCGCAACCAGGAACTCCGTGTAATATGGCAATTCCACTCTCCTTGGAATTTATCATATCGGTTATTTGTTGATGTGGTAAGTCATCATTATAATTAGATTGTATATCACAATCTTGCTCTTTTACCTTCATGAGTGTAGTTCTGAATCCTTGATTACTGTAGGTTACGTATTCCATAGTAGCTTTAGCCTCTTTATATACCAAGCAATCTACTATTTCTTTTGGAATATCATCAGTATTCAACATTAGAATTTCTAGGTCCTGAAGGTCTATAATATACTCATCAGTAAATAAGAAGTAATCATCTCCCCACCTTATATGAACTGCATCTGGAAACAACTTTAAAAGGTTGTGTTGAGTTGCCCAACAGTCTATAGGTTTACCCTTGGAAATGGATTCAATCTTTCCTTTAGATTCTGCATCTGACCATTCTCGTCCTTCTGGTAAGTCTACTGCATAATAATCTGACCTAAAAGTAGCCTTATGTGGAGCTCTTCCATGTATTTTCATAAATACAGCGGCTAATGCAGAACCTAACCCGTAAGTTGGGGCTATGACTACATCATAACACTCTTTAATAGCTGTGTGAACTCTTCTTTCTAAATCATTCATATAATTCCCTAGATATATAAATTGGAGCTTTCTTACGTTTAAATTCGGAAGCTAAATGTCGGCTCCAAACCTTATTGACTACATCTTCTCCATGTCTAGCACATAACTGTGACCAGCAATCAGATTCTGCCATTTCATCATGTGGGTGCATGATTTGTCCAGCTGAGTCGTAGCTCTTCCTAAAATTCTCGAATGGAATGAATCTACTAAGAATATCATCCACAGTAGCGTAGTCCTTAGCACCTATCTGGTCTAAGTCACTATTACTAATACCAAGACCATCAGTGGGAACTAGCTTGCAAGAATTATATATAGCACATGACATTGCTTTATAATCATTACGAAGAGCTTTACTTTTATAATGGTCTTGCAAATAGTTTGCCAGTCCGTAAACTTCAGTCTTCCACAGGTCTTGAATAGGGTCAAAGTCACCTACATCACCATGAATAGTCCAGAATCCAAGCTGATATTCAGTTTGATTATCTGTACTCATTACTAATCCCTTGCGAATAGATGCTATATCATAAAGATGTATCATTCTACATCTGGTAAGACGTAACATTCCAAGATTACTTAACTCCAAGTACACCTTCTGAACAAAGTCTTCTGGATACTCTGTCAAGTCACGGTCAAAGAACTCAAATGTTCCTCTAGCTTGAGGAAATAGTTTCATGTAAGCATACGAAGTTGTAAATTTGTACAAATCCGTATCAAGAATGGATTTTACTATCATTTCTCTTTAAATTTATCAATTAATCTCTCCATTGCTAAGTCAATGAGCTGCAATGATTCTATCATTCTGTCTGTCCTCTCTTGCTTAGTAAGATTCCTGTATTCATTGAATTTAACAACAGCATCACCGAGAGTTGCAATTATAATTACCGTATTTACATAAGGCAACAACCCTAGAATTGTGAGTAAAGTAACTACTCTACTTGTCATATAGGGTCTAATGTCCTTCTTTAGATACATTCTAAATATCATGAATGCGAAGAACAGAACCGATACTGAATAAATTAATCCCATTTTAAACCACAGTTTTTAATTAAATTAGCAAGTTTGTCTCCACCATCTATGGATGCAATATACTTAGTGTCTACTACAATGTTATCTTTATAGCCCATAGCTATCAAATCACATATAGTTTCATGCACACAATAATCACCAGCTATACCAACTACTCTAATCTCATTGTCTGGGTCAGACTCAAAATCAAGTAATATGTCTGATATAACAGAAAGACTTTCTAGATTATCAAAGATACTATATTCTTCCTTGTCAGGACTATTTCCTTTAATAAAGATGTCTGTATCTTTACGATAGGCGTAGTTGCATATTACACTCCATAGTGGGGCATATATACAACTACCAGTAGTACCTTTAACACAATGTGGAGGCCATTGGCCTCCGTTCTCTTTAAAGGAGCAGTGGTTAGATGGGTGAAAGTCCTTAGTAACCATTACATAGTCACAGTCAATTTCACCGTTCTGTAATGCACTAGCGAGAGCATCCATCTTCTCTTTAGCTCCTTCCACAGCTAAAGACCCACTGATGAAATCCACCTGTGGGTCTACAATTAATAAAATCTTATCCATACTTACTTAGAACATGCTGCTATTGCGGCAACTATTAGCAGTATTAGAAGTGACACTAATACAATACCTATAACTAAGACTACAGGCATCCACAGTGGAGCAAGTACCCACCACCATGACCATGTTGCAACAGCAGTTGTTCCTGTTAATTTAAGAATTACAAATACTATGGCTATAGCAGTTAATAGGCTAGAGCCGCCAGATGTATAAACTACTTTTTCAGTTGGCATCCTTTTAAACATTCAAATATAGAGGTTTGTAAGAAACTACATAATCTTCATTTACTAACGATACGTTAGAGAACTTCATGCCATTAAATTCCTGTATTCCATGACATCCACTGTGAATGTGTCCGCAGAAACAATGTTTAGGTTGTTTACGCATGATTTCATCGGCTAACCATGTATTACCCGCATCTTTTCCTGCCCACGCTCCTTCATGTATCTCACCTAGCCCAAGTAGTCTAGGAGCGTCGTGAGATATAAGAATATCACAATCACTAGGCATATGAGCATACTTAGCTTCCAGACGTTCAGGCTCTCTCATGAACGCCCAATTACCAAATTGCTTACAGTAGGGAGTTCCGAAGATTTTAAACTTCTTGAACACTCCTGGCTCGATTTCATGCTCATATTCCCAAGACTTATTATGTAGATACACCAATTTGCCGTCAGTAGGCTTATGAAACATGTTGTACATATCTGGTTCCAAACCTCCATTTCTTTCAAACCAGAAGTCATGATTACCAGCTATGAATACTACATGTTTACATGGTAACCCATTAGCCCATGGAATAAACGTATTTTGAAGCCATAGCCTAGATTTAGGCATGTTTAGTTGTATATTTAACGGCATGATATCTCCACAGATGAGAAATATATCACATTCTTCAACTGCGGGAAGTACTCCATGTAAATCAGACGTAGCTCCTATTCGCATTTCTCGGCTGTATATTTAATCCGTATTTCAGTCATCTCACCATTAGCAATATCTGGAAGTGATTCAACAAAACCTACACCATAGGTAGCTCTTAAATCGAACTCTCCTATCCAAGTAGAGTCATCTGTCTCTTCATCAGAAGTATTCCATTCATCATCATATTTAACTGGAGCCACTGACCCTTCGTAAAGCCACTTATTGCCGTTGTTGTCTATACAATACCAATAACGCATAGTTACTTAATTCCAAATTCAAACTGAAGATTCATCTCAATCCGTTCACCTTTATTTAACTCAGGGAACTTAACGGTTCCCAGAAGTTTATCGAAGTCAAAATTGAAGTCTTCTTCCGACCAAAACAGACCTTCTTTTCTTGGGTCTACCCACTCACCATCATCGTCCATAATTGGTGGTTCTTCTCCAACAAACAGAAATACTTCCTCGTTAGCAGCTCCTTCTAAGTCTCTACAACACCAAAATCGTTTCATTCTTTTTACCAAGTTGTGTTTTAACTGTTCATCAATCTCAAATTGTAGTGGGCCTTTATCAAACGTAGTAGCTGGAATAACACAGTCTTTAAATACATCATCTGTGGCAGAAGTCCACAGATGGTCGTTATTCACTCCATACCAACCGCTGCCAGCCCTCTCCGGCATGTCGCCGTCAGTTACACGAAGGTCTCTACTTCTATTGGCAACGACCCACCACTTACCTACAGGATTAGTTATTTCCTTTCTCATCTCTAGTAAATTCAGATACGTCTTTTAAATAATCTAACAACTCCAGTTCTAAAATACCAGGCCACCCTAAGACTACACTGGGCACATATACACGATACCAATCCCCGTCTATTCCTATCCAAGTGGTCAGGTCGGATGTACACATGTAAGGCTCACCTTTAGCATCCAGCTGTCTTCTTATCCCAGGATTTGGACAAGAAGGTCCCATATCTAACTCTAAAGTGTGCCCGTGAATTGTAACTACTTTAGACATATTTCAAATTTTATAGGTTCATCCTCATACGTCATATCTTCCGGAATTGGAAATCTAAATAGATTTGCAGGATGTAAATCATTAACAGCTCCCATACATTCTAAGCAGTCATACGTAGGGTCCACATTCCAGCTTTCACCGTCAAAGATAGGCGGGTTGTCATAATACCAACCCTGCCCATCTTTATCTATTGCACATTACTAAGAGTCACAGTTCCCTCAAACTTGTACAATCAGTGTAACTTACTAGGGTTGGAACATCTACAGGCTTTCCTGAATGCTTAAGAAGCCAAATATAACCATTGTGCATTAGGATGCCAATATTTCCAAGCTCGTCTATTACTAGGTCTCCTGCTTTTGGCATTTCTATTCACTTCAACTTTCATTCCTTCAAGTCTCCCATTACGTTACGGTTAAGCCTGTCATCAATTCTTTCCTTACAAGCATCAAGATAAGCTTCAAGTGCAGTAACTTGTTTGGCATTTTGCTCACAAGGAAACTTCTCATTCAGCTTCTTCACTCTATCAAGTAGGATAATGGCAAGTTGTTCTGATTGCCACCCTGGAGTTACTGTACCGTCTTCGTGCTTGTGAACAAACTGAATTGTGTCAGTAGCATCCACATACTTGGTTTTGCCATTAACAAAGCCAGCACACATTTGGGCACGGTAACGATGAGCTCCATTGAATCCATCATCGGGAATTACTTCAATAGTTTCCTTATTACTAGGATACACCTTTAAGTCCTTAACTGGAACATACTTCTTTCTGCTACTAATAATTTTAGCCATAATACTTATTCTTTATAAATGTCCAACAATTCACTAAATTCGTTGATAGTCTCACACAAATGCTCTATGCAATTTATGAGAGCTCCTTTCTCCAGTCCTTCTAGCCATTTAAGTCTAGTTTCTGGAGTGCAATCTTCGAGACAAGTAGGAGTAGGCTTCTCCTCTCCTTCTAACTTATCGAAGATAAATATTCCACTAAGATTTCTGCGTAACCTCATACGTCATTTCAAGCTTTACCGGTTCATTATCCCAAGTAATCTGAGGGACTTCTACATTACTAAACAACTTGTCTCTAACAGAATATACTTCTCCCTGACTACCCCATATATTAGTGTAGTCAGCTCTGTAAGGTTCATCTGTATAGAAGTATCCTTCTCCGTCTTGGTCAACGGCATACCAAAGTTCAATTGTCTCCATTCACTTGCTTATTAATTATACATTTAACTTGAGCATAAGATACAGGAGTGTAATTATTATTATCAACTCCTACATCATACTGGGTTGGAAGTAAATAAGGCAGTCTAGCTGCATCAGCTCCAGCACTATTTGGGCCTGAATGTACATGTCCAAATAGCTGCCATACGGCATCCTCTGGTTTACGATATATTCCACCATAACACAGAAACGGATAGTGATTTAAGTATATACTACGATTCTCTACCTGTATCTGCATCTGAGGAACCACTACCTCAAATTTACCCATGTAACCTTGTCTTATGTTCTTCCTATCATGGTTTCCCAATATGAGGTAAATCTTGCCTTTTAGACGAGACAAGACATTACTCCATACTGCACTACCACCTAGAGCAAAATCTCCCAAATGGAAGACTGTATCATCGTCAGAGACCACATTATTCCAGTTTTCAACTAACATATCATTCATATGATTAACGTCTTTAAATGGACGATTGCATAGATTGATAATGTTAGCATGACCAAAATGTGTATCTGACGTAAAGAACGTATGCTCTGGGTCAAATTTAAAATCACTCATTATTTACCACAACAATGTTTATATTTCTTGCCACTGCCGCATGGGGCATTACGACCTATCTTCGGATAAGGTCTAACATATGGTTCTCTTCTTAGGAAGTTAGCAAGATGTTTCCTTAGCAATGCTTCTTCCTCCTTTGACAATTCCTTGTCCATGTCTAGTGTGTCCTGCATTCTGAATGTGATTAGATACTTTAAGAATAATATAAATCTGATAACTAAGTGCATCTTGTAGTCTAGGAGTTTCACCTCTTCCTTATGAAGTTCTCGCTTATATCTCCTAGTATCTGTTCGATACTTGTAGATTCCCTTCTGCATCAACATCTATATAATTATCCAATAGTAATCTATCTCGTAATTCAATTGCAAGTTCTCTTGCCTGCGGATGAGCATCATTTGCACATCTCAATTTCAAGAACTCTATCCATTGTTCAACAGTGCCAGTCATTATTAATTCTGTCTTTAGTGCTAAAGGTAGTACATTTCTAGCCTGTTGAGCAGGCTCGCCCTCTGTCAACAATCCGAAATATGTACTTTCTGCCTCACACATAGCTTGTATCCATGCAGCTTCAGTTCGAGATAATCCTTCAGATATAGTTAAATCATAAGTATGACATAGTTCTATATTATATGAATTACCCTCGAACATATTCTTATACCAGCACGGTATTATACAATTTAATTCCTTACCAAACTTAGCCTTAGAGTAATTGCAATACCTAGTACTTTCTTGAGCGAAGCTAAATAGTCTCATTTGTTATGTTAATGCTCTTTATCATTAACTCTCCTCGTTTCCAAGGAGTATCGGACTATATCATCATCCTTTACAGGATGCCCAGCACTCGTGTCAGTACTATATTCTATGTGTAGTATAAGGGACTCGAACCCTTGTAGTAGCTAACTCTCTTCCAGCATAGTAGTAGGTCTACCTATTAATGTAGTTCGCATACAACTACCTCTTACCACATATAGTTTCAACTGTTAGTCTCTGAACCTTCCAACTTTGTTAAAGGTTGGCTTGGCTGCTGATTAGCATGATTTAATACATCTTTACAAAATTGATACAATTCTTCCATTGTCATAGTGTGTTTACTCACATTAGCTTGATAAGTAGTCCATTGTACGTTCCCCTCTATATATCCCTTAGATGAGTCTATCCTATCCAAAGATGCCTCATCTATAGAGTTGATGTGCCTGCCAGTTATTGCACATATATGGTTCTGAGATTCGTACAGATTACTTAGATATTCTAAAGATACTAGGAACTCTATGTTTCTTTTCTCAGCTGAACGTTGTAATTTAGTAAATCTAGTTAGAGTTAGTTCTCCTACCTTACCATTACGTTCTGCTTGGGCAGCTCCTCTTTCCTTAGCAGCACATTTAGCGCATTTAAAGTTGCGGTTAGGATTAGTAAGTTCATTAGCCTGAACCCATTTTACAGTGCCACAATCACATTGTACTTCGTATAACTGGCTACCATAATCAGATAATTTTGGTCCTCCAATTACTGTCCAGCTTTTATATTTGTCTCCAATTTTAATTGAAGCACTCTATCAAATTTTGTTAATAAATATTAAATTTTAGCTTTCCAGCAATTCACTGGGTTATTGCCCTAATGTTACCATTAGGCGGCACAAAGTAATTTATGCCTTACATACTCATGACTTACACCTCTATCACATATAAATCTTACAGTGACACGTTTAACGTGATATTCTGTAGGTTCACACAAGTATTGCAAGTCATCAAGCCAACCATTTTGGAGTAATACTCTATAGTTAGTAGTTATAGCTACAAAGCCATCAGGTATACCCGGGACTGGTTGTGCTTGTACAGCTTCCGAGTACTGATTCTCATTATACTTACTCCAAAGTCTGTAAGCAATGGGATTAGAATCATCATTAGCCTTAAAGTCATATCTAAGATACACAGTACCATGCTCTAGCATAGCAGTATGTCCTCTAGCTATAATGACATTATTAATAAACTTCTTAGCACTGTCTTCTGTTATCTTGTCTTCAGACTTATAACAAGTCCTTGCACACAGTTCCATGTGTTTGAACAAACCTTCAACACCTGGCTCCTGGTTAATAAGTTCTACTTTCGGTTTGATTAGGCGCATTAAGCTTTAATTCTACTTCTTTAGATTTGCAATGAACATAATCTCTTAGTAGATGATAAGTTTTGGTACTTATCTCCATCTTCCAATCGTTAACAAACCTTACAAATTCATCATTGAAGTAAGCAACTGCGTCTAAATTAATTGCAAACCCGTCATCAGCTTCAACGAAATAAGCCATTTAATAGAATTTTACTTCTTTAGAACTATATTCATCTTGTTCGGAGACAAAGTCATTATCATTGACTATCTCCTCCTGACAAGTATCTTTCTCTCTATCCCATATACATACCAGGTCGAGCATACTGTCAAGATGTTTTAAACTGTGGGGTGCTCTGTGATTTTGGTCAAAGTTATCATATACTCTCTTAAATACCTTCATTATATCCCATTCCCGATAACGTTCATCATCAGTATTCATGAGCATATTAAAAGTATATGACGTACCTTGCATATAACCACCCTGGCTCAAGAATACAATGTCTTTATTCTTAGAAGCATTAGGTGGTAAACAATCAGTGATTACTAGATATAGTTGTTGATTTCTCATCTGAACAACCATTGTATTCTCTAAATCATTCAGAGTCATCGTCCCAGTTCATATAAGGGTTAGACGCGAGGTTATAGTTATAATACTTAGTATCTTCTGTAACCTCTTCTCCTACAAAGTCAGGCAGAGGAGGATTTAGAGTTGCCTGTGATAACTCACACTCGGCAATTACTAACCCTTCATTCTCTCCTAAGAACTCATCAATTTCCCATTTGTTACCCATGTGATATACTATGTAGCGTACCTTACGGATAATATTAGGACAGAACTTTAGAAGCTCCTGTGCTTCATACAATGGGATTTCTTGTTGCCATTCAAAACGACTAAGGGTTCCCTTAGCTTTAATAAATAGCCAACCATGATTGTCCCTAATAGCTATCCTAGTTTCAGAGAGAGGATTGTCTCCAAGATAACCCTGGACTATCAATCCTGCTCTTTGAGCCTGCATTTTATAGCTATTGTTTTTCACTAAATACTTTCTTTCAACTTCAATCATATTAATGTACCCAATGGTCTTCAATTGATATATCAGCACCTAAATGAGCACGTACACAAAATGGTTCGCCTCCACTTTCCATACATTTAACTAGTACATTACCTACTTCTTCAGCAATATCATCCGGTGCTTCAACATTATGTTCATCATGTACGGGAACACAATATTTAACTATAAATAGCAGATTGTTCTTCCTTAGCCAATTGAAGAACTTAATTGCAGACAACTTGAAACACATAGAACCAGCATGTTGTATCGGATAGTTAATAGATTGCTTCATGGAATCAGATAACCTTCTTCTCAAATGCTGTGAGCTTGTTTTATAATAATTGTCCCCATTACGCCCTAGCATATACTTAGCTTCTGGAGACCCAAGTTCACTGTCGATTTTACACAGATTGTCCCAGTCATATATAAATGCCTTATGCTTAGTAATAGGATTAAGAAGGATATATCCCTTATCAAGGACATCTTCTCTCCTAAACTCCTGATATCTCTTTAGTCCAGAGAAACCAGACATATAGTTATTATATACTTCTTGAGCTCTTGCCTTAGTAAGACCGTAATTCTTCATTAAAGTGTTCCAATCTCCACCATAATTAAAACAAAATTCATACCCTTTAGCAGCATCTCTAAGAGGTTTGTATTTAGCTTTAACTTCAGATAGTGGAGTATCATCGGGGATGTCTGTAAATACTATTCTGGCAGTTAGACTGTGTAAGTCACCACTACCATAGATAAGCTCTTCCAACATCGCCTTATCATTGGCAATAGATGCCATTAAGAAGGATTCCTGCCCTTTATAATCACAACTAATCCATTTATATCCAGAATCTGCTATAAAACAACTTCTAGTAAATGGATCATGTGGCAAATTCATTAAAGACGGGTTAGTAGCGGATAACCGCCCAGTATCGGCTCCTAATTGAAAATAGTCTGGATGAATCCTACCACTTACTGGATTAATTTTATCTATGAACTTCTGTCCAAAGGTATCAACTAGAATTTTAGCCTTCTTATATTCTACATAAAGAGGAACTATACTACACTTATGTGCTTGTGGCTTTATCAACTTAATATCAGCAGATTTCTTCTTCTGCTTAGTTTTAGCATCAATGGTAGTACAATTAAGTCCCAACATTTCAAATAGTGGAACTACTTGTTGACTACTAGACCAGTTAATGTTACACTTAGCTGAAGCGTCAAATCCACTGAATAAATCGCCTTGTAGATTCTTGGTAACATATGGGAAAGGTTTGTCATATTCATAGTGAATTAATCCGGTTTGCGGATTACAAACTCTCTTTATTTGTCCCATATGAGGACCTACTTTGTCAAATAGTTGATTCTCATGCATAATGTCCACTTCCTCTGTGCAGGCTTTAACATAACCTTCAGAAGATTTATGTTCATTATAATAATTTTCAACCCATTCGTTAAGCTTAGCTTCTGCTTTATTAACCTCCTCTTTATCTCGAATCATCTTCTGCTTCCATTTTACTGGGTCAAGTTTAGCCCCACAATATTCCATATAGGCAATTACTGGAGTAAACTTCATTTCAAATTCAGCAGCTTTAGTTAACTCCTTCTTCTCTAGTTCTGCATCTTGCTTCTCCTTAATCTTAGTAAGATACATAACATCACCGGCAGCATATTGTACCACTGGTATAGTTAATCCTTGAGTGATAATCTGCCCTCGAACAGTTTTATCAATATCTATACCAAGATAGTTATCAGCTGCTGCTTTTAAAGAAAGACTATGAAACTGGGGAGGATAGCCAAGATAGAGTAACTTCTCAGCAATCATTCCATCCCATACATTATAAGGAACTATTTTATGGTGATATAGAAACCTTAAATCAAATGCAATATTCCAACCTAAGAAAGTCTTAGTAGGGTCTTCAAGGACACATTTAAGCTTCTCAATTGGAATAGTTACATTATCAACGACTATTTGGTCTTCCCCTAAACCATACTGAGTACACAGTAATGGTTTTGTATAGGGGTCTAAACCAGCAGTTTCTGAATCATATTCTACCCAACTATGTGGCATAATCATGTCTATAGCATCAGATAGAGATAATTCCTTATAAGCGTCAGTTTCAAATAGTGACCTTTGATTACTGACTAGATATATCATGAAACCTCAATATCAACAGTACTAATATCAACATCTCCTAAGCTACTAAGTGCGGCTTGTATTCTGCTCTTAATAGCTTCTATGGCTTCATCTATATCCAAATGTCCGTAATATTCATACCATGCTAATCCCTTAGCATTTATGTCAACTTTGAAGACTTTCTCTTCCACATTATAAGGAGCAAATGGGTCACGTTCTGCTCCAGCTGGTAAATTACTCATTAATTAATAGCTGTTAGAATTAATAATAAGTAATCTGTCCACAGACCTCGTCACCGAGTCTTAATCAGCTGTATCGAAATACAGCAACGTTGGGTTATCTTTCTGTATATCTATAGAATCCAGATTCCTAATAGCTAGCTGTTGAGCGAACTGATTAGTATCAAACCCTATCGTTATAAGATGATAACCATGTGCAGTTGGAATTACATGTTTAACTTTGATGTCTTGTGCACCTCTACAACTATTAACAATTTCTATGATTGTGTTAAGATAGTTCTCGTCCTTACTATCAACATCCACAACCCATAGTGGCTTGTAGCCTCTAGCTCTAGTATGTCCACAAGACGAATCCCAAATGCGATATCCTTGATAGCAATTACCTTCTTGGATTAGTTTGGCATACTCTTGTATAGCAGTACATGCCACTTCTTCAGCATTACGTCTATTCAAGGTAATGTATGCTCTTGCATGATTACTCTGGCACAATTCAGTAATTTTAGCTCTTTTGCGCTCTAGCTGTTCCCTACTGAATATATAGTAAGTTTTAACGGTCCTATATCCGTTATTACCAGTATCAGTAACACAGCCGTCTTTCTTGCGTTGTATAATTTGCAAGAAATAGAACTCATCTGAATTATTAAATTCCAGAATGTCTAGTATTTGGTCAAAATTATCTATTACCATTCCTCTCGTCTTTAATTTCGTAATACCTGTCTATGGTAATGAAGAACAGAGCTAAACAGAAACATTCTGCCATTAAAACAGGACATGTAAACAGAGCTACAAGCCCAACTATCATTCCTATTAACATCCAAGGTGCTGCCATAGCAAGCAAATTGCGTACAGTAGAATCATCGAAATTACTTCTTAGCCATTTGTTCATATCGCTTATCCCTTTCTTCAATTACTGATAATGGTGATACTCCAGGTTCTAAGGTTTCAATAAGTACAAATCCATTCTCTGGTGTAATCATTGATTCCTTCTCACTTACACTGCCCTTATACTTCTCACCATAATCTCCCTCTACCTTCTTAGTAGCGGGATTGATATCTCCCCAATCTGAATGTCCTCCGATTGGTTCAACATAGTATTTTCCTACCAGTCACTAATGATTGATATATAAATCTACCAGTGTTCTTTAGAAATCGTTTCTCTAAATCAGTCATTTGGAACTACATCTAAATCTGTCAAATAAAATGCATTGTCGTTTAAATCTCTTTGTACGAAGTATCCGTTAACTTCGACAGTTTCTCCTTTAAGAGTATGTATAGTTACTTCTCTGTCTAGGTCATACTTTTGGAGAATTTCAATCAGTTGTCCTACAAGTATTGCCATTAGAACTTACCCTCATTCGGTTGTAGACAAATCAAGCCTTCATTTCTCCACATCTCCACACACTTACAATTGTCTTCAAGTACGAAAGGTATATAGAACTTGCCTTTGATATTGTCCTCATACAGTTTCTTCTTACATATAGGACCAGCAGTAAAGCTCTCAGCAGGACGCATGAGAAGTATGTCAGGATGCAACCAATTGTTCTCTAACCACTGTTCCGTAGCTTTACGAACTTCAGGAGTGTCTTCTCTACCAGTTAGGATTATTAACTTAGCTGGATAGTTATCACAGAAATTTCTAATAAGCTCAATGACAGGAGTAATAGGCTCATCAGTAAGCATACCTTCAGCTGCACCTTCTCCATAGAAAGGACGACCACTAGTATTTAAACATACAGTTGCATCCATATCTACTATGATTGCTGCTGGTAGGTTAGTATCTTGAACTAATGACTTAGCTTTGGCTGCCATAATTTCTTCATGGATTATGAAGTCCTTATAACGCCTCCAAGTTTGCCTAATAACCTTCTCTCCAATTGGATTAGGTCTCATGGCATCCCGGCGAATACATTCTTCAACAGGAGTCCAAAAGTCCTTATACTCTATATCAACATGTATTCCCTTGTCCTTCTCTATATTGGCACATAGAGTTCTAATCCATTCATCCTCTTTGGGATTCAGATTCATATTATCAACTACTACATCGTAACCTTTAACCAAAGCAAACGTTATCATGTTAGCTTTAGCTTCAGTAACTAGCTTCTCCCTATTAGGAACCCAGTAATCACCTAACATGTTACGAATATCATCATTGTTAAATCTTACTCTGTGCTCTGGGTCTTCGTGACACCATTGTTTAGCCCAAGTAGACTTTCCCGACCCCTGTCACTGGAGCCCTCTGCATATAATTAGCTTTCGTTGGCAGAGGGCTCCTTTATCATTAGTTTGTTCCATTTACGTTTCAAATGAAATAAGTTATTATTAGTTATTACATCTTGTAACAACTGTAGTATCTCTCTTCTGCATATCCTGATAGTTATAGAACCTTCCCTATTTGATATGTGCTCTGGAATATCAAGCGTCTCCATCTTCTTCATAATAGTCGTTGTCCTCTATTCTAGTAATGGCATCCTCGACACCTTCTGCCTGAATCTTTACATGCTCTTTAAGTGCCACTCTTGCTATTGATGTTACTACAAACTCAAATGTTTCCATTAATCAATATTACATAAGACATCACTGAATCCACTATAATCTAAATCAGTTAAAACGTCCCGTATAAACGATATATAATCTCTTGTGCTTTGCAAATCTCGTATATACTCTTTAGTGGATATTATCTCCTCTATAGATTCGGGATTACCATAACAGAATTTCTCGTATTCTGTACGTCTAGTTTCTGCTTTAGTAATGTCAGCATCAATGTCTTGAATTACTGATTCAACATCACTAATAGTGAGTTTAGTATACTTCTCCTCATTACCAGCATATGCTATATTGAGATTGTCAGAGAATCTCTGATATACCTCGTTAGACCTACTAAATGATTGAAGTAGTAACTTCTCCTCCGGATGTGCCCTAGGCACTAAGTAAAATGATAAATAACTACTCATTTCTCGTTAGTTGGCTTAAGCCATAAATTAGTGTTCTTAAAAATGTAATCTCTAAGTCTTGGAAGGTAATCAAGATATGTTAAGGTTCTAATGGTATTGCATCTAAAACACTTAATCAGTTCCTCTCTAATTCTCTCCTCTGACACTACTGGCATTTTAGAATCATAATCATATAACACTATAGCTTGCCAAGTTGTTTGCTCTATTGTGAATCTCTTAGTAACCGCAAACCTAATGGCTCTAAGTATCCTAAGAGGGTCATCATCGAATGTTGTTACAGGGTCGAGGGGAGTTCTTATCAAAGCATTCGTTATATCATGCTTACCATAAAAGTAGTCAATGATTTCTCCAGTATCAGGGTCTTTAGCCATAGCATTAACAGTGAAATCTCTACGTGATAAATCATCATACAAGTTACCTGGTTCTACTATGGGAATCCTAGTGCCTGGGACATATCCTACTTCCTTTCTAGCCATTACGAAGTCTGCCACACCTTGATACTTGTATCCTTCTGGGAACTTAGCACGTATAGTATAGCACTTTGGAGTTACTAAGAAGATTTCAAACTTCTGCTCTTCTAAGTAGCTCTTTAATGCTTTGAACATTAGTTGAGCTGGACTAAGCTGAGCTTCACATGGGTGAATTTTACTATAGACTGCCTCTGTAGGCACAGCTACATAATCAACATCCTTATTGGTAAGACCTAGGAGTTCATCTCTAATCTTACCGCCTACTTCATAAAATTTAAAATCTTCCATTAATAAAAATAATCTGATTCAACTTTCTGAATAATCTTCTCTCTGCTTCCTTTTAGACTATAGCCACTACGTTCGTAACAACTAAAGTATTCTAAAACTTCATGTACTAAAAGATTAAAACTATGATTCTCGAAGTGATGCTCATCCACATCAATAGACCAACCACATCCATCTAACCACCTATACACATTTAGATGCTTACCATTAACATGGTTTGGAAGGTTTGCTAATAGTGACAGATTATCCATTCTCTAATATTATAACAATTTACCAGTCATACACACAACCGATTACTTGCTTCTCTTTAACGAACTCATATAGTTCATTAATAGCTTCATCCCACGTTAGGTCAGGAAATTGGGCATACTGTGATACATTACCATCTTCATCCTTGAAATCGGCTATGTCTAAGTAGTTCATATACTTGATTGTTGAATACCTATTAAAGTAATCACAGCCATCCATGAAAGTAGGAAGTTTTATCCAAGGAGCTATTGGTAATAAATCATAGGCAGTCAGCAGGTCAAGAGCTACCTCCTTAGAGATAGCTCCTTCATCTGCCTTCTTAAATATTTCTTTAGCGAACTCAGCCTTGAACTGGTTCAATTTCTCCCTCATCGACTCTAGGGTCCGAATTTCTTTGTCTAAGTCTTCCATCATATATTAATACGAGTTTATCAAATTCTTCATCTGTTCCTTCATAAGGAGTAATTTTATAGTTGTAGTAATCTTCCCACTCGATACTATCAACTACCTGTCTTATAGCTTCTTCAGTCATGTTATGATATTCATAACCTTCTGTAGTAACTATAAACGAATCTGGAACTATACCAACTGCGATTTCGAAAGCATATGCATCAGCTGCATTGTTCATGTCTTCATCAAACAAGCTCTCTGCGTATGCAGCATATCCACTATATGTTTCGAAATCATTAATGCAAGTTATAATATACCTGTTCATTGGTCAGATTCTATATCAACTTCACCTTTATCTAATGCTTTAGATTCTGCAAATAAGAATCTATTACATTTTAACTTATATGCCCCAGACAGACCGTCTTCTATACGAATTACTATACCTTCATGTGGCACATCATTGTGACACTCCGGAGATAGTTCTTCCATGAAGAAATTCTTGTCCTCGGCTAATCTTTGTATGAAATTCTCATTCCAGTGTTCAGATATATCCGGATATAAATCCTTCGCATATCCATAATACAGTTCTGTTACCGGAGTGAGGCCCTTATCTTTACACCATTGTTGCACTTGTCTAGCACTAAATTCATACACTATTCCGTCAGGATTAGTATAAGTAATACGGTACACTCTGATACCAAAATGCACATTATACTTATATGGAGTAGTAGGGTCCCATATCGGCATATCGTAACCATAATCATAAGCTTTACCTCCCATTGACTGAATTGCTCCTCCAGTAGGAAGCCAGCCTATAATTTCATAATAAAGAGTTAATCCTTTAGTTAAAAATGGCTGTAATACTTTATGAGCTTCTCCCCACACATCACAGCCATAGTAACCCTCACTAACTTCCTTATTATAATATTGGTTCTTTACAACCTTTCTAGAGGACCACAGATAGTCGTATGCAGTGTCAGGTACATAGGTAAGCCAGCCAGCCACCTTGTCTTTCCACTTCAATTGCCTTTTGCATAACACATCTGCTGATATTCCAGACGTGCCATGAACTTTACTAGTAATACTAATAATGTCGTTTGGCTTAATTATCCATGGACACTTCTTAATAAGAATAGTATCATAGTGGAATCTAAACTGATTGTCAACTAACTTGCTCAACCCTTTAGGCTGTTTACCAGTTCTAGTTTTATTGCTGGAGCCAGAAGTTCTATTCTTTAATACGTACTTCTTACAAATAAACAGGTTTCCTACCCTATCAAATTCAGTGCCGGCATCTATTCCAGTTACAGCTTCGGTATGTCCAAGAGAGCTTATCCATTTAGTAATGGACTCTATAGACATAATAAATCCTTCTGAAACATGGCCCTGCAACTTAATAATCTTCACTCTTCCGTTATCTTCGAAATACCCAGGTGCTGCTTCCTTGTCAGCATTCAGCTCAATATGTCTGAACTGGTTATTAGCTGACAAGAAAGAATAGTCAATAGCACATCCTATAGGGAAATACACATACATTCCAGGTTCTGTATCTTTACTAACCGAAATAGTATATCCGTCTATATGAGCACATTTAAGACGCTCGCACTTAGGGTTTGGGTGTGGTGTAAAATCGTGGATTTCCACAATCTTAGCACAATAGTTAATATTGATTTTAGGTGATTGATTTAATTGCATTCAAAACTAGTCAATAATTGCTTACAGCTAATCTTCAGCTAGACTCCAATCTTGACTTAAAACGGCATCAGGAAACCACTTAGTAACAACGTAGTACTGGTTAGAACCAGATATAGGAAGACAGATGATATTGCCTTCCTTCATTCTGTAACGTCTCTTACTTAAGTTGATAACTGTCATACCTGCTCTCATCATAGATAGAGCTTCTCCAAAGTCAAATGTCTCGTTCATAATCTTATAAATTAAAATTAAACAATCTTGTAGGATGATTCAACATATTCGTAAAGCTCATCCAATGTGCTTATAATTTCTTTACCCTCTTCGTCATAGGCTTTTATATCTGGGTCTCCGGCTTTCTCGTAAACCCACCACATAATCCAGTCTATGCCTTCGTCAGTATAGTTCTCTTTAAATATAGCCATGGCTATACATTCAGCATTACTGACTATATCACTGTCAGCAATATCAATTCCCATTTCAGACAATTTGAAACATCTGGAGTTGATAGCTTCCAATGAATTTACTACTTCTATAAAGTTCCCTTTTACCATATTACACCTTTTAATTGTTCTTGAATTTCATTAATAGTCTCACTGTCATAACCTCTAAGAAGGTCTCTATAGAAATCAAATACAGTTTCATATAGCTGACTTTTATCCTCCTCTGATAGAGTGTTCCCTACCAGAGAAGTCAATAAGTCTGCCACCTTAGCGCTTATAGATATTGAAGTTTTGTTAATCACAGATACATCAATGCGTTAGATAGTATTTTAATTAACTCTGCATCAGAGAAATCATCTACATTTAATAGTGTTTCTCTAATAACAAAGACATCATCATCTGGTTGATAATGCTTCCGCATAATATCAATCACATCATCTTCATTCCTAATTAATGTACTTCTTTTATATGCAACGTCTGATTCGTCGCGATATTTAAAGAACTCCATTTTAGGTTCGCCTTGCTGCCTATATACTACAATGTAATTCATACTTATTCATAGTCTCGGATGCACTTAAGTACTGGTTGTAATGGTCTGCCATCGTCAGAGTAGTAGAAATACTTGACAGTAGCCATTTTACCGATAAGTTCATCCATTCTGTCTAGATATTCATACTTAAGTTCTCTAGGTCCCATAGGCTTGGCTTCAAATTCCTTACCAGCCTGAGTCTTACATATGAACACCATATCTTCAGGACGTAATCCGTCACTATAGCCAACAATCTCAAACTCGTCGTCTTGATACATTTTGACTTTAATCATGGCATTAGTACGTCCTCCATAGTTATATGGTTTGTCCGGGTCTCTAATAACTATACCTTCAAACCCTTCGCTGACATATTTATCATGAAGCTTCTGAATGTTAGTCCACCCTACTACTCCCTCTTCTGGAACTATTCTAACCTTCAGGTCATCTTCATTCCAATTAGCATTAGGGTCAAAATCCACAATTCCAAGTATAGGAGCTATTTCGTCAGATATATAATTCCACCTTTCCTGTGCTGTCATATTAGCATCCATGGTATCATAGATGTAATATTCCAATTCATTACAGCGGGATTCTCCAGATTCTAATCTTGCTGTACCACTTATATACTGCAAGCTTCGACCGTGAATGTAAAGTTCACCATCGAGAACCAAATCTGGCATCTTATTAAATAACTCTATCATCTTGGGATGTGTTCTTAGGTGTACTGTAGAAGCGTCATAATCGCCACCTCCCCGACTAGCAGATACTATCTCTCCGTCCTTTAGATAGAAAGAACATCTGACACCGTCTATCTTACGAGAACCTAGCCAGTACTTGATTTTATCAAATACCTTAGTAGCTACCTCCTCGTACTTCTTGGCTTTCATATGCTTCTTAAATCCATTTGAATCAGTAACACCCTCACCTAGGTGTTCTTCAACAAATGCTGCAACTGCCTTCGCATCCTCTATGTTAACAGAGGATGGAAGTAGCTTATAACCCTTATCTGTATACTTCTTTAGATGAGAATTGTACTCTAACTTAGCCTGTTCTGCAACAGTCCTTTTGGCTTTGCCTTGGAATATCCATATCTCTGGCTGCACAGTTACTTTGCCACCATACTGATAAGTCTTTCTTCTTATAACAAAGCCATGTTGGGCATCATCCCATTTGCAACTAATCTCGACTACTCTAGTTTTACCCTTGTTGTCTTTAGTTACTAATTTATCCATTTAAGATTTCAAAAGCCCTCATTGCACCTTCGATATAATCTGCGGCAATTGCTTCCACTGCATCATCATGTTCATCTGCATCACACACGCAAGATTTAGCATACTGTTCAGCGTCTTTCTCAATGGTTTCTACAAATTCTTCGTAATTCATAATTTGTTGTTTTATACGTCAGTGTCTAAATCATCTACAGTTAAAGGCTTATTACACTCTTGAATAAGGTTTCTAGCCAATTCATCCTGTTTAGCTTTCAATTCCTTAATCTTCTCCATAGTCTCACTCATCGCCTTCGCATGATTAGCATAGGCATTATTAAGTGTCTGGATTTCCAATCCTATATCGGATATGGCTTTACTCTTCTCGATTACTTCTACTGTACTTATCATTTCTCACCGGTATGCCCAAATCCACCTTTACGCTCTGTTTCATCTAATCTAGCAACTTCTTCCCATTCAGCCTTAGCTACAGTTGTGAATACCAATTGAGCTATACGTTCTTTATCCTCAATCCATACTGCTTCATGTCCTTGATTAATAAGAATAACGTGTATTTCATTCCTATAATCTGCATCTACAGTGCCAGGTGTATTTAATACAGTAATTCCCTTCTTTAAAGCTAAGCCACTCCTAGGTCTTACTTGGCACTCATAAATAAACTCGCAATCTGAATCAGTAGTGGGGAGAGCAATCTTTAATCCAGTCGGGATAAGTGCTCTAGCTCCTGGGTCTAAACGCAGCATTGTGACTTTATTAACATCAGACTTAAAGAGAATTTCGCAATCACCATAAGCTTTAATAGGATTGTCAACTGTTACTCTACTGAAGTCTGCACGTATATCCATACCTGCTGACATAGGAGTTTCATACTGGGGAAGTTTGTTATTCGATAGATTAATTACTTGAACTTTCATTGAACGTAAATGAATAAATTGAGTTTATAGTTGTGAATCTTTTATTCTCCCAGTCAATCTCAATTACATTAGATGTCTTGAACCATCTATCATTCGAATTAAGTTCTAAAGGAGCACCTTCTATAAATGCTTTAGTATATCCAGACTCCTTATGACCTTCTTCAATTCTAACGTTATTGGTTCCCAACACTTTGGTGATAGTCATAAAGCCCTTCTTACCATTGGTAGCAAAGTAGTCTTGCAGCCAAGTATGTACATGATTTGCATTACATTCACCAGCTTCTGTATAGAAAGCTTTGATTAATGTATCGTTATCATCATATACAGCCAAGAAAGGATTCTCTCTAGCACTACAGCTCCCTTTAATCTTGAAAGCCTTCTTACGTTCCTTATAATGATTCACGTCATAAGTTTCAAAATTAAATACGTAACCGTTCATTGTTGATAGTGCGTCCTTAAATGCATCAGGACGTTGGCTATCATAAACATACTTAAATGTTAGCATTCAACAATATAGTATTTAGGAAATAATATTCCATCTAGTTCCAGCTCTACTTCTTGAACAACATCAAATACATCAAATATGTCATTATAGTAAGCTGCTGCCATTTCCTCATCAGTGATTCTAGTAATGGCATTATCTATCGACTGGTCAGCTAATTTGCTAGCTAACATTCTACGATAGTTATCAACGATTCTACATGCCTCGTGTTCAGTTAATATGTAGAATATCTTACCATTTATATGATATTCATATATTCCTGGCCATATGCTCTCTTCCTCTGTACAAAGAGTGTATACTTCTGGCATGTCTAGTTTATAAGCTACCATGTATAATCGTTCTGGATGTTCAAATCCTCTACATAGAGCTTCGTTTACAAAATCTGAGTAATTCATAGGTATTAAGTCAATACATAAGCATCTGTTTTAGTTCTTGATAAAGATACATATTGAAGCTGTCGTAGTTCTAATAAGTCTCTATCCAACTTAAGATTACCGGTATCTACAAACACATTATTGTAAGAGCTGCCTTGACTCCTATGTGCTGTTATAGCGTATCCATAATCAAAAGTTTGTGGCTTAATTACTCTATTATCAAATAACAGTGGTACTGGGGTTGCAAAGGACTTAGTCATGTCAAAATACTTACCCCATAAATATCCAGATTTAGTTCTATTACCCCACCTTTTCGCCTGTATAGCATCTAGCCTTATAGACTCAATCTGTTGTGCCAAAGTTTGCAGGTAGTCTGGATTTATGTCTGTTGGGTCTATTATGAATACGTCTAATAGCCGTCTATCAACGCTATCATATAATCCCAATTCGAACCCTGGAAGTCTAGTAAAATGAGGTACATTCCTAGTGGTTCTTCTAATGCTTGTAATTATATAGTCTGAAGAGTTAAAGAACATTTCTCCATTATATTCAAAGTTCTCACAGCCAGTTAGAAACTCGAATTTATGATAAGGTTCATTGTCATTGTATAGTATTCTGCGTATACAATCATTGAATCCTTTAACTCGCTTATTAGTATAAGCTATCAGCTTAGTATAATTTACATCATTATGCTTTATTCCATGATTAATCTTATTAGCTGCATCAACCATAAACTGCTTAGTGTCATTATAACAAATGAGAGAACCCTTCTCTCCCATTCGAGTTTCGAATTTAGATATAGGATTCTCTCTTAATGTTAATAATATTGGTGCTAATGCTGTATTCTCGTCTTGCCTAAATATCTTGGTTAGACGGACAACATTTTCATGACTAAACACTTTACTAAGACCTCCGTTCTTAACTGGGGCAATCTGTGCAACATCCCCTATAAATAAGATTTTGCACTGATGTGTTTCACAATAGTCTACAAGTAAATCATAAAGTTCATCACTAACCATAGATGCCTCATCAATGATTATTAGTCCTTTGTTTGGAATGTCTCCCATACCATCGGAATAGAACTTCAAGTCTTTATAGTCTAAATTAAATATATCCAGTTTAGGGGAAAGTGCTAGCAGTTTATGTAATGTAGTAGCTCTGTAGCCGGTAGCCATTTCAAGTACTGCTTTGGCTTTATGAGTAGGAGCACACAACTTAAAGAATCTACAACCTCTAGTACTATCTAGATATTGTACAAATTCATTCATAACAGCTGTCTTACCTACTCCTGCATAGCCAGTAAGAACTAATATCCTATCTGGACTATCTAAAAACCTAATCATTCTATCTATAGCATATAGCTGTTCGTCTGACCAAGCTATTGTACTCATAGTTCTCTATTCCAAAATCTAAAGGTAATATCCTTTAATTTAGGACCGTCATCAGTCATTATCGTTTTATATAATCTCTGATTGGTATTTGGATTATCAAGTGGTCCACATTCCTCTATGTAAGGTCCTAACTTGATGTAATCGAAATTGTGCAAATCAATTTCATCTGCCAATGTAACTCTACCACTATACCACCCAATCTTTATATCAAGTGGTACTGTTTGCTGCCATTCCATTTCTGTTTCGGCAGGAATGGATACTTTGGGAAACCTAATTTCCTTATGAATAGTAAACTTATCAGCCGTTTTAGTGGTAGTTAACGTCCTTACTAATCCAGCATAGTGATTAATGAGCTTAGGGTCGTTATCGCCACCCATAAAGCAAATGGCAGTAATTCCCTTATTCTCATTAATAAGCTTCTCTATTCTAGTAATAGTCAGGACTTCCCCAACGTCTCCTGCCAAGTAAGAGCTATGACAGCCGTTGCAGTGACATGGACAATTGGATATGTTTATGGCTAGTGTAGTCTCGTCAGGAATTTCCCTGAAGACTATATCGAAACCTACATATTTAAGCATGAGTATAAAATCTTCTACTAGCTTCCTCTTGCCTTGCTTGGCTAAAGTTACTAATACGTTTCAAATAACCAATAACTCTAGTAGCATAATCAACGTTCTTACTCCCACATTTTGGACATTCCTTGAGATACCTCTTATCAATATGTCCACAATCATTACAAATAGTATTTGGAATATTAAATGTGAAATAATTAGTACCATTGACTGCTGCCACTCTCAACAAGTTACGATACTGTTCCTTACTAAGATGTTCATCGAGATTCATATGCAATGCACTACCTCCGTCTAAGTATTGTACATATTCCTTGCCATGTAATTTGAACTTGTCAAGTACGGTAAGAGATGTGTCTTCAACAGCATAGAAATAGCTATTATAGCAATCTCTAGGAACTACATAACCTGCTTTCCTGTCCCAATTAGCATGTTTAACCCCAAGGTTCTCTGCTGGAACAAATTCTGTGTTAAACATTAACTCCTTAGTTCTCGCTTTACGATTTTCATCACTGATAGTTTTAAGGATAGATTGCATAAACTCTCTATAAGTTGGATTATCATTAACTGGGATTCCTAAGAACTCCGCAGCCTCAATAACTCCATTAACACCTATAGTCAAATACTGCTTCTTCATATCAATGAATCCAGCTGTATATACAGTAAGCAACCCGTCTTTTAAATAGTCTTTAAGCAATTCATTATATGCTGTTTGGAACTTATGAACTTTCTTCACATTCTCACGCAAATACTCAATCATATCATACCCATTATTAACTGCATCCTGAACTAGCCTATTGATATTTAAGGTCATTACTGACTTACTACCAGTAGCAATACCACCAGCTCCAAGAGAATAACTGAATTGATTATCAGTAACCTCATTACGAAGTCTGCAACAGGAAGATAAGGAATCAGGACTATCGGACATATAAGTAAAGAACGAGTGTCCTTTGCTATACATCTCTGCTGTAAAGTCTGCATACTCTTCATCAACAACATCCTCTCCGTTAGTTAGAAGCGCCATGGTCTCAACAGGGAATGTAAGAATACACTTAGTACGTTCCTCATTAAACCATTTAGCAAATTTCTTCTGCAACCAACTAAGAGATTCCCATTGAGGTTGTGTACCGTCTGGGAAATAGAACTCTCCAAAGATACCTTCAAAGTAGTTCTTATCAAAATAACTGATATTCCAGAATACTGATTGGAAGTTACGAGCAGCTGCTGGCTGATTGATTGAATATACAATCTGCTGGAACTTCTGTTCAATAGTCTTATCAATATTTCTATGTTTGTCAACCATTTCCTCTGGACGTTTCCAGTAATCATCACCCCACTCTTTACGAGCAAAGTAATCAAAGTACATTAGAAACTCTCCAGTTGCTACTGCACCTGCAAATTGAGAACTAATCGCAAATACCAGATTAACGAACATGCCACAGAAAGAATCCAGATTCTTAGGCTTGGCAGACAAACCTCCAATTGGCTGTAACCCCTCCAATAGAAAGGGATACATAGTGATAGCCACGCAGTAGGGCATAATCGATGTTTCATCATGCTTATAAAGTAAATGTTGTTCCAGCATACGGATATATTCCTTAGCTAACTCCTCTCCATATAACTCTCTGATTTTATCAGTAAGAATTGCACGATTTACCTTAATAACATCACCTTTGAACAATTCTCCATTTAAGGTTACAATGTTCTTCTCGGTAACATTAGCATTAGCATCGTATTTACTACCAGTTGCGGCATTCTTGGCTTTAGCATAGTCTTTAATGAATTGTTTCTTTTCATTTAAAGCCCTGCTCTCTGCCCTTTTACGCCTGTACAAGATGAATGCCTTAGCAACATCATAATAATCACATGCCATAAGAGCTTTCTCTAACTGGTCTTGAAGCTCCTCAACTGAAACTATGTTGTTAATATACAACTCATCTTTAATATCCTGAAGAATATCAGAATCAATTGGCTCGTTAACAGCGTTAAATGCCTTAGTAATTGCGGCATCAATCTTATTAACGTCGAAAGGTTCTACTTTTTTGTCTCTCTTAATTACTAACATTAATTAGAAGTTTAATATGTTTCTTAGTAATAGAGTCTTCTCTGCTCTATTCATCAAATCTTTACCCTTGTCATTACTAATTAGCTGCGTAAATGCATTGTACACAGTAAACATATCCACCTCATTACCCACTCCAATATAATATGAAGAATCTGGGTCCTCAAACATAGAACTATACGCCTTAGTAACAAGGTCTGTTCCTATCTTGACATCTCCATAACCTACATTATAAACCATATGCATAGCATTTCTTTGCCATTTGCCTAAGTTTAAACTTACTAAATCGTCTTCAGCTTTCCATGTAGTATTATGAAGATTCTCCAACATCAGCTTTATATCAGAAGTCTGACTTAATAAATACTCTACAGCTTTATAATTCAAGGCTTCTTCTGGATTAACTGGCTGCATTTGAAGAAATTCTGGGTCAAATACACAGAGATTTGTACATGCTCTGTTAAGTGCCCCTCTATAAATCTTGGCTACTGGCTTACGAACATCTAGTCCGTAGACCATGCCAATAACTTCATCATGATTGTCAAAGCTGCAACTCTCTGGCATTACAGCTTGAATCAATACACGATTATATGTAATATCATCTGCATTAACATCTCCATCGACTGTCCTAGTGACCTGTTTAGGCAATTCTACTTCAACTATAAAGTCTTTAGTAAACTTGGACATTCTTTCAATAAAAGGCTCTACATAGGCAGCAGTTGGTAAATATGCTCTCTTACCTATTCTAGTAGCCTTACCATTCATGAGTTGGTCAATACTTATTTGCATTTAATTACAAGTAATATATAGTCATTGTTTCTAATAACTTGACTGCTTCCGCAAGCTTAGCTATAATTCTAATAGCTGCTCCATTACCTCCTGCCAATATATCAGCAGCAGCTAATTCCTTCATTGTTAACTTTCCATTAGATGCATCATATAACGTCAATGCATTATGTAAGGCATCAGCATTATATATTCTGTCCTTGTTCTTCTTTAAGAGCTCAAGGTACGGGTGTAATATGGAATAGCCTATTGGTTTATAATCTTCTCCATAAAACACTTTCCCATCAAACTTTATTATCCTAACCTTTCTATTGGTAAAGGCACTTGAAAACAAACTAACGGACAAATCCAAGTGGTCAGCTGGTCTGAATTTCTCTAATGGAGTTTTAACTTTACCTTTAAGGTAATATACCTCATCTTCAGACACTACTATAATACCACCATCTTTACAAAGGAACTCTTCCTTAGAGGATGTTTCATCCTTAGAGAATACCTCATCTAGAAGAGAATCAACACGTTGATTTATAGACTTGGCTTCTCCTTTACCAATAATTGGAATCTTTCCGATAGAAGTATCTATAGCTTTAGAGCAATCAATTTCTATGGTTAAACATTTCCTAAATTCCGATTCGGCTGCCTTCTGCTTAAGTCTTGCTTCCTGTAACAGACTGGTCAGTCTGTCTACTTCTAGAGTACATTCCTTATACTTGGAAGCAGAATCTAGTACATGTTGGGCAAATTCCGGTGTTAAATCCATAAATTATAGTTTATTGTAACACGATACGACCATCTGTAATGTTCTTTCCATCTACAATACTATAATCACAACATGCAAGTGTATTTCCAAAATTCTTGTGAATCCATTCGGAACTTCCAAATAATGAACCAACTGACTTATAGGTAAATCTTCTACCATAAGTAGTGGCTGACTGATGTAAATCTCCTTTTACAAAGACTACATTACCAGTGATGCCCTTATTGTCCAAATATTCATTGATGAAATTCTCTGTCTTCACGTCAAGAGTTAATGGTAGATTCTTAAACATGTCTTTATTATCTTTACCATGACACATTACATAGGTAGTTTCATTAAGAGTAAACTCTCCTATGAACTTGTCAAATACTTGACATTTAACATCAAACTGTTCTAATACAGCAGCTAATGCTAAGTTAGCAGCATAACCAAAATCACCATCATGATTGGACTCGCCAACACAATAATAATACATATTGGTATGCTTTACATTCTCTATCAGAGATTTAACAAAGCTAGTCATTAACTTAATATAAGTTTGCAATTGCTCCTTATTGCTCATGTTTTGAGCCAGTTCATGACCACCTCTTGTAGTTTGTCCATTATATCCGTCAAGAGAATCTCCAAGATTGCAGATAACTATATTCTCAAACCCACCACCAATGTAATAAGCTTCAGTATATACTCTCTTTATAATCATGTCAAATCTCTTCTTCATTTCTTCTTCGTTATAAGGATTCTGATAAATAGATAGAGGAGACACTGTGGCTCCAGTATGAATATCAGACAACCATATGATTAGGTCTTTGCCGTTAGAAATTGTCGGCATACGTCCCCAGTCATACAGATTATTGAAGTCTAGCCCTTCTATAAGAGCTTTGCCGTCAGCTATTTTAGCTTTCAGTTCGGCATTCTCCATGGCATACTTCTTAAGTAGTCGCTCGTTATTCTTGATGCGTTCTGCTTCTATGCCCCTTAGGAAGTCATTCTCCTTCTCCCTTAGTTGCATATCTTTAAGCTCGTCAATAGTATTCTCCTCAATAACATGAGGAGCAAATGGTGCTGCGGCTTTAGTAATATTGAAGACTTTGAGAATCTTCTTAAACTCCTCTAGAGAATATTCAGGGAAGCTACGACTTACTTCTCTTTGTGTTATGGATGAACCATAATAAGAGTAAAGTCTATGAATCATATTCATTTCATCCCTAGTAAGACTGCCAGTAAATGGTGCTTTGTCTCTTAGCGGGATAGTGAATTGATACTTAACAATCTTACCTTCATCATTTCTGACCAATGTAATCTTGCCAGTACTAGTTTCCTCCTCTTCAGAGGATGTCACTTCTTCCGATTTAGAACGACGTATAATACCTCTCTTGCTAACCTTGTCATACAGACTCATTATCATGTCGTAGGATTCCTTGTCGATACTGCCATCAGCTATATCTTTGTTTACTACCTGTTTCTTTACCCAGAAGTAATTCTGTGGAAGACCTACTTGTTCTGCATATGCATTTAAACTAATGTTCTGTTTTAAAACTTCTTGTAAGTGATTGATTAGCTTGGTAATTGTTGTTTCTCTCATTTCTGAGTTAAAATTAGATAACCTTTCGGCGCTTATATAAAATCTAATCTCTTTTAGTTATGCACATCTGAATAAAAAGAAAAGGGACTACCTTATTCACATAAGATAATCCCTTTGATATTTAAAGTCAATAGAAGTTAAATTTTATCCTTCGACCCCAAAGCAGATGTATGTACCCATCTTAGCTGATTTTGACGGAGTGTGTTTTACTTCAAAAGCACCGTCTTCGCCTTCAACTACAGCCTTGATGTACTTGCAATAGATATCGCCAGTATAACCTTTCTTAGTGTAAAGTTCCTTAGCGATTTCTTTGGCTTTAGTTTTAGTTTCAAAGTTCAAGAACAATACTTCACCAGTTGCAGGATTGATTCCCTGATAGCCAGTTTTGTATTTACGTTTACCTTTCTCGTTCTTGATGTCACGCATAGTATAAGGACGTTCACGAGTATCAGCAGAACCTGCTTCAAATGTGATAGAACATCCGATGCCAGCAGCAAACTTAGTATGCTTAGCCAGATACTCTGCTTCAAATTCTTTCAAAGCTTTCTCTGAAATAGGTTTACCAGCTGTCTTCCATGCCTGAGTTGCATCACGAATTACTTGGAAAGGTGCTTGTGCGATTGCTTCTTGTTTAGTATAACCTTTTACTTCTACGTTCTTAAAATTTACTTGGTTTGTCATAATTAATTGGAATTTAAACATTAGTTCATTGTCATATCTCTTTGTTATTGTATTACAAAGGTACTGCTTTAATAGTAAACTACCAAACAGTTCTAATGCAAAATAATCTAAATTTAATTCTATTAATCTGACTCTCCTTCGAGAGGAAAGCGTTACAAAGATACTACATTTCTTGTAACTACACAAGTAAATTGCCAACAATTAGTGAGTTAATAAGATTTAACTATTATCGTTTGGCGGAAAGCAAAATTCATTTTTAGTCATTTGCTTCCATGTGTCTCGACTTTCCTCGTAGAACTTGTCCACGATTTCGTCAGAGCGTTTCTCTATTAATCCTGCTGCCCATAACAGCTGGTGGAAACGCATATCGGGATGTTTCCTGGCTAATACTTCCAAACTATGAATTATAGCCATGTTATTCAAATATCTGTCATGTACCATAATTAAAATGGCGTTTCTGGCGTAGTAGGTTCCCAAGGAAGCTCTTTATCAAGAATTTCATTAATCTTAGCAACCATATCTTTAGCCGATTTTAAATCAAATGTCAAGAACTCGGTAGTGTTTCTCATAAAATCATCACATATAACTGCGAGACCTTTAAGAAGACCCTCCGAATTATGACTTTCTTTGCCCTGTCTAATCTTCTGGATTACTTGCCAAGTAGTTGCGTTAGGAGTTTTGTTCCTAGCTTGCTTAGTAAGAAAGCATATTAGTGATATTAAAGCAAACTTAGTCCCTATATCACAGGCCAGACATCCTAAACTGAAGTACTGCTTGTAATATTCCTTCAAATCATTCATAGTAGGCTCATAGTATTCCATCAGCATCGTATCCATAAAGCTCGTAATATGCTACACGCCTCAACAATGTAGTAAATTCAGTAAAACCCGACAACATATGACCATTATTAACAGGAAACACTCCAGACCTAAAATCCGGAACTGTTGATACCACTAGCATATTAGCCTTAAGTGTGGGCTTTGCCTTATATTCATTCTCTATGTACAATTTCAGCATCCACATATACATAGCCATTTGCCTAGCATAGTGATACTTATCAAAGCTCTCATGAAACTTAGTGAGATAATGTCCACTAGTCTTCAAGTCATTGAGAACTAATTCATTCGACTCTGGACTGTATGTAAAATTATCCAACTTAGCTTTTAGTTTGAGAACCTTACTAAGACCATTATGCTCAACAAGCACATCTATTAATAGTACAGACTCATTCTTGGAGATTGGCTTCTCTAATAAATAGTCTGGATTCAATAAGGATTGTATTTGTGGATTACATTCAACTGATACAATACATTCTCGTAGTTTGTCTCTAGATTTAGCATCAAGATAAATTGGAACCTTATCTGCAACATATTTGCTGCCCCACTCATAAGCTGTGCGTTGAGCATAATAGTTCTCGCATTTTATGCGCAGAGCATCCATTTTGTCTTCATCCATTTTACCTTTATAATAGCTAATCTTGTCAGACGCTACTACTATCTCATCCTTAGTAACAACACCATTAGCTATAAATAAAGGATACAGCTCATCAGCCATAAATCCTGCTTTGGCTGTGGGTCTGTTGACAGAATCTACAAGAATAAAAGACTCTGGTTGCAGTACTAATTCATGTACTGCCGAACCAAAGTACAGCGAATCGGAGTATCTTCCATCAGCACCCAGTCCCGCTAAATAAGCTTCTGGGCTACCTCCTTGTTCTGGGTTTATAAGCTTCAATCTAGAATTACTAATGTAATCAGAATAAGCTTCACTGAAATACTCCTCATCACTTATCTCAAGGAACTTGATAGTTTCAATTAGTGGTGTAATTTTAATGTCTTTAAGCATAACTCCTCATGAATTGATAAGCATCTATAATCTCATCTTTACATAAGGAGAATACTTTAAACATAGGAAAGTCAATAGTCCTTTCTGTATGCATTAATAATGCAGGCAGTCCAGAACGTTGACATTTTAGTACGTTACTTAAAGAATCGTCAATAAAGACATCCACTTTACCTTTAATCATATCAGCCTTATTACCGTGTTGGTAATACATTTGATAGACTGGTCTATCTGGGAATCCATTTCGTCTTAGCCATTCTTTAGTCCAAGTTTTATTGTTTACACGTTTAGTGCAATATAATTCCGGAACAAAATCAGGTCTGTTAACTACTTTGAGATTTAACCAGAAGTCTCTGTCCTTACTAAGAATACGTTGTACATTCCTAGTAATCATGCTATCTTCAAGCATACGTGGATTACTAGCTGTATCGAAGTACTCACAGTAAGCACCCCAAAAGTCAGCTAGACAATCGTCAATATCTAAACCTATTCTAAACATTCATTGTCATCTTGTACGACTAGAACTCTTCTATATCGTATATGTCACCAATAATTATCTCTTTGTCTTTAGCCATAGTACCTGCCAGTTCATCATAATCACCTGGAGGGTCTATGTCATAATCTGTAATGAATAAGTCAATAAACTTATCCTCAGCTTCTGTAAAGCTTCTAGCTCTTACCTTCTCTAGCCATAAATCACCGTCGTCCAGACTATAACAAGGCAGAATATAAGTGTTCATCAGCAGATATAATAATTAAATGATTCAAGATTTAGTAAGTCAAGATGTGAATATATCAAATTTGCCATAGGATATTCTAATCAAGCATTACTAAACAAAGAAAGCCACAGATTACTCCGTAGCCTTCTTAATAAGTTCATAAAAGAAATCTTTACTCATCATAACGTATTCTCCGTCAGAGCCCATGTTTACTCCCTTGTCAATCTGCTTGTTCCAGATTATTACTAAGGGTCTATCTTTACGACCACATGTTTTGATAATTTCAGCAATAGACGGTGTGTTCTTAGTACATTTACATTGTACGTAACATGGCAATTTGTCCTCGGTTTCAGCTATGTCAATTTTAGCATCGTCCAGATTCTTGGACTCACTACGAGATGACTTTAGGCCTTTATAACCAAGTCCTATCAATTCCTTAATAATCTTAAGTTCATAATTATTACCTTTACGTTTAGCATATGCACCGTTACGTTTCTTCTTCGGTTTTACTTCTTCAGTGTTCTCCATGCTTCGTTAATTAAGTTAAGTGTTGCATCTCTACCATATTTAGCATGAAAGTCAGATATATCTTTAGCTCCATAAGACCTAGGAATGAAGATGCAGTCTATGTTAAACTTCTTTCTTATCTGGTTCATGTTATGAATGCCAGGCAAGTCGTTATCATAGAATACAACTATCTTCTTAAATCTTTTACTCAACTTCTCGAATTGAGATTCAGTTAAGAATAAATTCTCTGAATTAGGAGCTATTGCAGTAATTCCTAAAGAATATAGACACATAACGTCTTTCATACTCTTAGTAACTACTAACAAATCGCCTTCTGCCGGAAGCTGATGTGCTCCCTGTAACATGATAGACTTCCAGTTAGATAGAAACCGTGTAGTTCCTCTTTCTCTAAATGGAAAGTAGATTCTCCATAACTCAACCCCTTTATCGTTCTTACCACGATAATAGCCAAACATGGGATTCTGTGGACCAGTAGTGGCATAATAACTGCCATTTAAATAGACAGCCTTGCAAGAATAGACTCTGAATCTCTTCAGAATCTCCTTAGTAATGCCATATTGTGCCCACCACTGTAGTTCAGATTCAGTGAATTCTTGTACATCAGCTCTTATAATCGCAGGTCCATCGTCCTTAAATTCAGACTTACTTGCGACTACAGGCTTATTGTTCTTAGGTAACGTTTTATGAGTTATATAGCCAAAGTCGTTAGCAATTATTTGCAATGCCTTATAATAAGTACAACTATACTTATACATAACCACACTAATGAAATTACCATAGAACTGTCCGCTGAAGTCATTGAATATGATGTCTCCAGACGCATTCCTATAAAAGGAACACGTAGGAGAATTATCATTTCTCAACGGAGATTTAAACAACCCTTTCTTAACTGGGATTCCTAGATAATACTCAAGATAAGTTTCCTGAGTCTGCCTTTCAAGTAAATACTTCTTAGTAATTTTAGGTTCATATTCCAATATCATATTATTTCAATGTTTAATGTTTGAACCTCAAATTTACTAATTAATTATTACACTTCAAAGTCAAGGTCTGCGTTATCTGTGGCTGCATCATTAGATGTTGCAAAATCGTCAGAACTTGTACCAGGCATGTCAGTAGGGCCGTTACTCTTCTGTTTATTCATCTGACTGATTTCATAGTCAGAGAAGAATACTTTGTCTCCTAACCAGTTGTTAGAGATATATGCATCACCTGCTTTACTGATATTGACGAAATAAGGCAGACAAGGTTCGCCTTTCTTATTAGCAATCAGCTTCAGATTAGTATGCTTATTAACTGCATCCTTAGTGATGTCGGCAAATGTCTTTACCAATTTCTCAAACTCTTCCGGAAGGGCAAAAGTTTTAGTTTTAAATGCTTCATATTTCTTAGGAGCAAGTTGTTCTCCAATATGAGCTAACATAAATTTAAACTTCTCAAAGTTGGACGGACTTTCACGTTCAACTCCATTGTTAGAGCTTACTTGTCTTACATCATCTCCCTCTTTAGGACAGAATACTGTTTCTTCATAAACACCATTCTCATTCTCGAATGAAATTCTCATGGTTTTGTACACTGCGTCAGGGTCTTTCTTACCCTTAAACTCATTAAATGTTATTCCCTTGAAGATAACATCGTGGATTTCCCATGGTTTCAGTCTTGGTTTAATAGATGATGTACCGTTCGTGTTTGTTAAGTTGAAATTCATTGACATAGTTTATAAGTATTAAAGTTCAAAAGTTAATGGGTCAATCTCTTTAGCTGACTCATCTCCAATCTCTGTGTCTAACGGCAAATCAATGTTGTCGCTTTCATCTTCCAATACTTCTATGTTATCTACTTCAGGCCTTTCAGCATTACCAACTAATACGAAGAGGTCATCCTGGCCTTTCATCGTAGTTACTGTAAATGTATCGCCATACTGACGTAGCATGTCATTAGCTTTCCCTCTACAGCTGACAGACAGACTCTTAGTAAGTTTGTTTCCACCCTTAGTTCCAAAGGCTTCATCAGTTCCTATAACGGGGAAAGTGATTCCGTCAATTTTCTGATATTTAATACTAAGTCTATCTTCCCAAGCAACTCCCATTAATTGGGCAGCTGCTTTATTAAGTATGTACTTGTTAGGGTCTAGGGTAATTTGCGGTTCAGATGTCTCTGGAACCTCTTCCTTGACTGTTCTAGTCTTTACTTCTTCTTTGACAATTTCCTGCTTTAGAGATTTATACTCTCCAGTAGCTGGGTCAAAGTCCAAAGTTAACAGCATTTTAACTATCATTCTCCGTATTCAAATTTATTGATTGTGTCAATCACCATCTTCATATTAGGTTCAACATATAAATCAGGGAAACATCCTGCGGTACTTCTACAAGTATCTGGACCAAGTGACCTTGTTCTGAATTTATAGTCAACCTCTTCATCATTTACAATCTTCTCTGCATACAGCAAATAATTAAACAGTCCATCTATATTAACAGACCTATCCAACATCTTTCCAGTAGTAAATAACTTATATTTAGGGTCATAGTCGTTACCGTCATTTACAATATGAGATATGAACACTACAATTAAATCCTCTCTAAGAGTCATAGCCTTCATTATTAAATCATAATAGTGCTTTGCAAAGTCAATATGCTTATCATATCCTTTCTCCGCACTTCTAGACATCACCTCTTGTGAAAGAAGATAATTACTATCGTCAATTACTAAGACCTTAATCTCTGGCATTTTAACATTAACTACATTCATGATGTTCATCACTTTGGCAAATTCATTGCTGAAATACCAATTTCCAACATAGTTCTTGTCTTTGTCCTGAGTTAGCTTCTTGTAATTCTTCCTAAATCCTGGAATTGATAATTGTTTAGGAGTACAGCTAATGATAAATGTCTCCTTTGGGTTTAAATACTGTAGGGAACTAGACTTACCACTTCCCGAAAATCCTCCAAGTCCTATAATTTGGCTCATTAAATCATAATGTTATGGTTACGCGTAAATCATCTTTCTTAGTTCGTTCTATCTCGACTTCCCTGTCTGGGAAATCAATAATAGTCCAATCTGGATTCTTATACTTGTCATAATCATTGATTTCAGATGGAATAGGTAATTCTTTAAAGATACCACATCTACCATAAAATCCTACACCAATGGCTACGTCAGACGCACCAAATCTATTCTTAAGAACCAATAATGACCTGAAACCATCCTTTAGCTCTTTAATGCAATATCCTCTATATGTAGACAATTTGCTTCTAAATGGATTAAATAATACCAATACTACATTGGCATCCTCACTCGGAGAACCACTCTCTTTTAAATCTGACAAATCAGGTTCTTGCAAGCCTTGTTTTAGTCGTTCTGCATTATTAGCATTTCTATTGAACTGCATAATATTGATTGGAGATATCTTACATTTATTTCTAAATGAGACACCATATGCCGATATTGTATCAATCTCCTCTTTCTTGCTACGACCCAACTGTGGTCTCACTAAGCCTAAGTGGTCAGTAATTACTGCGATAATTTGTTTCGGATTATTAAGTTCATAAGTATCTTCATCAACAAAGGTTCCAAATTTCTTTAAATCCTCTATGATTAGAGACTTATACTTCTCTGAATTGAGAGTGCCGTCATGTATTATTAGTCTGTCCTCTATAGATTCTAGCCATGGAATACATTCCTGTACTAACTCATAATCCTCATTAGAGAGTGTAGAGTCCTTGCCTCTAGACAATAACTCTTTAAAAGATATTTGTTTACCATATGTCTCATATATATGAAGAGAGAGCAATTTAGCAAGTAACTGCTCAGCACTCATCTCCAAAGAGAATATAATAAACTGAACATCCTTATCAGAATCAGAGTCCAGTAGAGCCTTATATATAAAGGAGTGAAGCACGAAACTAGTCTTACCGTTACCAGTTCCTGCGGCAATCAGGTAATAGGTCTCTTGAGTTAATCCGTCAATTATATGCTCCAGCTTAGGCATTCCAAGTGATAATCCTTGATTGTCACCTTCTCTGCCTCTTTTGATAAGTTCGATTAGTCTGCTAGTATATGTCATAGTTCCGTCATAGTATCAAACACTAATTCTTCATATGTTCCATCTTTAAACTTCTCGATGCCTTCCCAAGCCTTAGACATTATAAAGTCAGCAATGTTGACATTTATCAGATTACATTTGTTCTGCTTAGCCCAATTGACTAACTCTATCACTCTTTTATGATTCTCAAGTTTCCATCCTATATTCTTGCCATATCTAAAGAACATATCTTCCAAAGTGTTAAACTTCTTAGACCAGTTCTTTAAACTATACTCCCTACCATTAATAATGACAATATCTGGGTATGCTTCCCAGAACTCTCCTCCCAGGTCTCCGGAATACTTTCTATAATTCTTAATGAAGTTTTCATTAAAGATTACAGATTCAGGGTCAAACGTCTGACCCTCTGCGGGAATTTTATACTTCTTAGTAATGACTCCCTTCACCTGTAGACTTAATAATACGTCTCTAAGGCGGGTTTTAGTTATTGGCATTCCCAGATATCGGATGAGGGAGTCTTTATGTCCCTCTTCTGGTTGTGCCAAGAATAGCAACTCAATCATTAACAACTCCTCAGCAGTAAGCCTATACTGCTCCATTATTAACAACTGATTCTCTATTGTTAAACTTAATTTCTCCAAGCGTATTGATTAATAAGTAAATAACTTACTAATCTATCAGCTGTGATACTTTGTTATTCTGATTTCTCAGTGTCCTCAATCACATAAGCTTCGCCTGCTACTTCGTAAGGAGCTATAAACTCTTTAAAGAGTTCTGTCTGCCTTGCTACCATAGCCTTGACGTCATAGATTCCACCTTCAAATTCAATTTCACCGCTTTCGTTGACACCACTAGCATGAATGATACTATCAAACGTGTTAGTAAGCATTACAAGTTCAAGCAATCTTTCAGTTGTCATGTAATTTTGACCGTTAAGGATTACAAAGATACGATAATCTTGTTACATTTCAAAACGAATCTACTTAAATTTCAGGCTCGTAATAAGACTCTGCACATCTAGAGGGCTACGCTCTAAATGCACAGACATCATGCAAATACGATGCTCTGAATGCTTCTCTAACAGCTCTAATAGCTTAACAGCATCAACATCAGTAGATACTGTTGAAGTTCTATCAGGCTGCCCTTCAGCACCTATGTTGCAATATAACACTCTAAACATTAGAACCTAAATATCATTTTAGTTTCTTTGTTCTTCTTAGGAGTAAATTCTCGCCCTTCTAGTAGATTTAATAAATCAGAATCGGCTATAGTGATATAATCCTTACTACCAGTACTCTTGCGAAACCATTCTTCTTCAACGGTTCCCTTGATTACTAAAGTAAAGACTTCCGCTACTTTATTCTCTGCCTTTCTAATAACTCTACCTATTCTCTGCGTCTTAGACGTAGGACTGGAATCATATCCAAGAATAACGGCTACTGACAGTCCTGGTATGTCAGCTCCTTCATCTAACATCTTAGAAGTATTAAGTACTCCCACAGATGCTGATTTAAACTCCTCTAAAGTCATCCTTCCCTTCTTCTTAGTTTCCTTACTAGATAGTACCTTACCATACTTGATTTGTTCGGCAATCTTGATTGTCTTACTAAAAGTAATACATTTCTTGTCTTGCCTATGCTCAAGTATCATATTTGTAAGTTCTATCTTTTTAGGATGTTCATAAATGAACTTCTTCCTTGCCTGTAAAGTCCTATTGAAACCCATAGCATGAATTAGAATGGTCTTATTAAGAGCTTTCCATTCATCTGGTTTCTTGTCAAAGTCGGGAAGCATGGTTTTAGCTAGCTCAATTCTCTTCTGCCATTTAGTAGCACAAGCCATAGCAAGTGTAAAATCATGACCGAAGAAAGCAAAATGCTCATAAAACTCTCTATTTAACTCATAGTATTTGTCTAGATTGTCTACTTCTACCATGACTTTGTATTCCCTATAAGGAGATAACCAGCCTCTAGCAGTAGCTTCACTAACATCTACTCTATCAACTACTGGACAATACTTCTTGATATAACTATCCTTACCGTCTAGTCGTTCCATAGTTGCAGTTAAACCTAGAATTATTTTATACTTGACTACTTCAAATACCTTTCCAAACAGGTCGGAAGCATATTTATGACATTCATCAAGTACTAGCAAATCACATGTCCACTCATGTTTCACAACAGAGTTTATTATTAGTACCTCGTACACCATTGGGACTTGCTGCTCTGTTAAATCACTAAGCCATTGTCTCTGTAGTGCACCAGTAGGTACTACTATTATAATTCTTCTACCAGAATTCTTAGCCAAGAATCTTTTCATACACATAATGGCAGTTCTAGTCTTACCGAAACCGGTACAATAGACTAAAGAACCACGCAACTTATTATCTACCCAACGTTGAACACCAATTGCTTGGCGTTCATCTCTGCTTACGTTTCCGAATAAGTCTGCCACTTGTTGTAGGCTAAGCCCTTAATTAATAACTCATTTGAATCTATTACCTTGAACCCTGTTATTTAATATTAGTAAATTCTCACAAGTTACGTTAAGCAGCTTATACCTACTACATAGTAATCTGGATTAACTGTGGTCAGCATCCAGAGTACATTATAAAGTATAGCCTTTAGCATCACATACTAATTTAATTTGGTTCTTGCGAGTTTCCCACTGAGATATATGGAACTTCACTTCATCTTCCAAAGAATACAAGATTCTATTTCTAAGAACCTTTAATTGGTCAGTAGTTAGTTCTGTATACTTCTTACTCTTCAAATTAACCATAGAACGAAGCTGTGAATAGCTAAGTCCTTTAGGAGTAACATAAAGAGGCATTGTGGGCTTCAGACCTAGTCTTTCCTTCGCCACTTCAATCTTATCTCTTATCTGACCTGTCTTAGGGTCTTTCTCCACTAAGTCCTTGCTCTCTTGAGCAGTGAACCATAGACCTTGCTTGAGAATAAATGTAAGAGTAATGTGTTGTTTGTTGAACTTTCCCAGTCTGTCCAAACAACCTTCGCGTACCGTCTCTGTTGGAATGTCTCCAAACTCTTTAGGACAGCCGCACATAGTTCCTTCAATTGGATACTCTTTCGGGTCTATACCGTCCTTATTAATATCCAAGAAAGAGACTAACGCCTCTAGGAACTTAAACCTTGGCATATGCTGCTCCTGTTCTAACCAGCGCAAGAACAATTCTGCGTTACAACGCTGACGCTGGTCTTTAATAATGTCCAATAGAACATAACGACCAGGATAGTCCTTGTTAGTATTATAGAGCATAGAATCACAATGTGCATAGAAATTACGAAGTTCTTCTTCAGTACAATCAACCAAGCGTTTCTCCTCTTGTACTAAAGCTCCATTTACTTCTTGCTTACGACCCTTCCAAATGAAAGAGTTGATGTCATTATTCTTTCTATCGATAGCTGATGCCAATTTCTCTCTGAACATAGATATATCATATTAATTTTAGATAATGGTCTAATCTCGTTAATTTAGATAATCTTTTACAGTATAATCTCACCTTCTGGTGGTTTCTCATAAACAAAGTCTTCGAAATATATATCGGTATATTTATACTTCTCAAAGGAGTCAGTGATGGGATTATACCATGTGTCTTCCCCTGCATATACTTCCTTACATTTCAAATACCCGATGTCACCAACTCTTAAGAATGGACCTTCCCAGTTAGGACATCGGGTACACATTTTATATGTGCCGTTTGACAAATCTTTGAATGCATAGACTATATAACCACCAGCATCTTCCTTACTAGCTAGTAATTCAACGCGTATGGTATATTGAATCATCATTCCGAGCCCACCAGCTCATTTTGTCGTTTATTAACCCCACCGTCTTTATAATGCACACAACCATACTTGGCGAAATCACAAACACTGCGCTCAATACCTCTGAAACAGGGATATCTAGAACAGTCTTTGCAAGTTCTCTCGGGGTATTTGTACTTTACTCCATCTCTGTCCTTATCAAAACTGTCAGATAGTTTGTTCGCCATGTTCCGAATAGTAGTTTGCCAAGAATTTGCTATTTAATCAGTAAGGCTAATAATAAGCCTACACTGATAGCAAATCCTCCTATTGACAATGTAGTTAATCTCTTGTTCTTTTTGTTCATCTTAGCTATCTGCTCCCGTTGCTTACTAATAGCTTCATCATACATCTGCATTTGCAATTCTGCTCGTGCTAGTTGTTGAAGTCTTATACTATCAGTTTTAGCATAGTTAGCAGTTAGTAATTCATAAGATGTAAGCTGTTTATTGAGTTCAAACCTCTCTAGCTTAAGCTTCTTATGCTCCAGAAATATAAGGTTACTAGCCTTTAATTGCTGTGGAGTAATCACAACTAAAGAGTCATCTACCAGCTTGGGATACATATTCTGCGAAGAAAGATGCATCAGCGGCAATAGACTGATTAGTAATATCAATAAGCTCCTTTTCATACCAATTATTAATAGTGTCTATCTTACCTTTAGAATTGGTAATGACACTAATTAGACTGTCGTTAGTAATTTCTAACTTCCTTACTTCCTTATTGAGCGAGTCTATAGCTTGCTCATATTTAGTGTTGTCAGGAATAACTACTGTGTTTCTATCCTTGCAAGCCCATGCTATACCAAGGCATATAGCAGCAGCAATCACACCTCCAACGAAAGCATCCTTAAATTTCATTTCTGAGACTGATAGTAGTTATAGATAACATTCACTCTATCATTCTTAGAAGTTAATAAGGTATCCAAGCATGTACGTTCTTCATCAGATAGTGATGCTTCTAGTTCAACCATTTTACGTCCTTCTTCATAGATAGCCTTAGCTGTATCATATCCTTTCAGATACTTGCCAGGGCATTGTTTGAAGAATGCTACTTCCTGGTCAAGAAGAGCATTAACTACACCACGGTTAATCAATCCGGGGTCAGTACTGTACAGAGCATGATTATGTAGTTTACGAGCCTTACCAAGAGCTATTTGAACTCCCATATTCTCATCAAACTCATCTTCTGGTTGACATACAGATACGCCAATAGACAGACATTTATCACTTAAGAGTGCATCTTCATCCCAGTTCTCTGTATCTGGGTCAATTTCAGCACATACTTCTTGTGACAATGCAACCATTACGAACTTACGTTCCATGCCAGTAAAATCAACAAAACTGTCAACTCTATACTCAACTCTTTCTTTCATAAACTTGTAGATTAAATGTTTCCAAATGTAATCTCTTTAGATAAGTTAATCTGATTATAGGCAATTACTTGCGACCTAGACCATTATAGAAATCAAGTATTGCATTCTCTTTACGAAGCCAAGTAGCCTGTTCTTTAGCCATATCAAGAATAGTACGACTAATAGATTCTTCTTCTACTTGCTCTTTAACTAACATACCTTCATCCTCATCCTCTCCATTCAACCATTGGAATGTAGCCCAATCACTCTCTTTTTGAGCTTGGTCTACAATCTTATTAATACCACGAGTAGTCTCAATCTCCCTATCTACTGTGGCAGCAAAGGGCATGACTCTATCAGTGATTTCAACATTAATGGCTGGAACAGGCGGATATTGGAACAGAGCATCGTTAGTGGTTAGATATTCAAATATCCAAGAATGATGCAAATATTCTTCCTTAGCACGACCTCTCCAGTAAATACCTAGCTTTGGTAAACCCTCTACTTCAAAGTAATTGGCAAAGGTCATATACAGAGCATGGTTGGCAAGTTCGGCTGACATCTGTTTTACCAACATCTCAACCATTACAGTTGATAGTGGGCAAACACGTCTAGACTTATCAATCACCTGCTCTGTATACTTCATAGTAGGTTCAGCGCCTATGGTTTGAACTCCTTCGCTTGTCTTCTCCTGTATTGGATTTCCGTCTTTGTCTAGCATTCTCACGTTCTAACACTTTAAAATTGTTGTTCATTAAATAATCTAGGGGAGCTGCTAGCCAAGTAATATACTTAGCACATGTAATCTCATCGTCGACTTTAATAAACTGCGATTCCCTTACCTTAATAGGCTTATCAGTAGTATAGAACTTAGAACCTACACATTCTACCCTATCCTTCCTAATGAGGTATAGTTGTACTTCATATAGAAAGGAAGGATATACTGTTAGTTTAACGTCCCCAGAATGGTAGACAGTCGGGGGCGTAGGTTTTGCCATTCCAAGAATATTTAGTAACCTGGGACTTCTCTGTCTTATATTTACTTAATAAGAAAGGGATGTCAGATTGAATACATTTATGGCTAAATGTGTTCTTTGGTATAGGTTTGTTGGTCTTTGGATTCATTTTACCAGTAGTAAAGTTACCACCCTTTACATACACGACCAGAGTTCCAGGAATAGGAATAGATTTGGCAGGAGCCGGCCATTGATAGCTTGGGGCAGGGAATCGTCTATAGCGTTTCCACAACTTACGTTCTTTAGGAGTTTTACTCCACACACTTGGGTCACGTGGTGTTACAGACGGCTGTCTTAAATGCTCTGCCACCATGAAAGCATCATCGGTCAAATCCTTGATTCTTAGTCTTTTGAATCTCTCCTCTGGAGTCTCTTTGATAGTTTCCTTCTTCATTACTGATAAGTTTTAATGAGTTAAATATTAGTTATTTACCACGTTTGGTATAAACTGCCCCACAGACATTACATTTATAAAGCCTGTTGTCATAATCGAACAGCGTGTGAGTAGTATCTCTACCACACCTTGCACAATTCATTAACTTAACAGATTCATACACCTTCTTCGGCTTATGAGGTGCCGTACCTTTCTTACGTGAAGCCATAGCTTAAATTCCTTTAGTTAACTCTTCTAATCTAGTTACTTCTTGTTTGTAATCTTGAATATATTCTTTCAGAGACATGGCATCTGGGTGCTTACACTCTATTCTATAATCCGCTATTCTTTGAAGACATACAGATATGGGAAGTCCATAACCAATTACTTTAAACTCCTGACGTTCTCCGTCCTTAGATTTAATAGTCTTTAGTATAGATAGGTCCCAGAAGTGTAAATTGTCACCTACAGATTCCATTCTAAAGTCAGCTTCTTCAATAATCATACTTGATTATCCGTAAAGTTAGTATTAGTTTAATCTGATTGTTCTTCTAATACCTTACCTATTAGCCATAAGTATAAGAATGGTGATATGACTGGACATGTCATCCACCAACCTACATCCTCCTCTACGACTTCCCAGAAGTATTCTTCATCCAAGTCGTAGTATGCAAGCATGTAGTTCAGTACAATGTTTAGTAAGTAAGACACACCATACAGTGCGAGCACTATTAATATTACAATCACAATTTCTCTTTCTCTACTCTAAATTGACAACATAGTTTCTGCAACTCGAGTATGACGGGTTCTAAGGTACTAACACCCTTAACCAACACTGCTCGTTGGTCTACCGTCCTTCTAGCTAAATGAGATTGGACGCTGGAAACAGCATCTTCGTATCTCTTCTTAATAAGGTCTCTATTCTCGAAATACTTGGGAATTTTACCATGCAGATATATTAAAGCATCTAATGCCTTAATAAGTTCCTTATGGCTCATAGAAGTAGATATTCTGTCATAAATAAATACATATCTATCAACTCCGTCTGGAATGATATTTATATATTTATCAGTTTCAGTTCCTTCTCTTCCTACATGGTCTGCTAACCTCACAGTAGCAGAGAATCCGTTCAATGTGTAGTACTCCGAATCTCCCTTATAATTAGTAGAAGTAAATCCCTTCCTCTTCAGCCACGCTTTTAGTTTGCTCAACCCTCTCATCTTGTTTAATCTTCTTTTCCACCTTTCGAAATATCAGGTTTTCGTAAAGTGGACATCTACTCTCCATAGTACAGTCATCATTCCTGTCACGAAAGTAACAACCAGCACATCCAGGGCCCCAGTCAATTACTTCCACGAGTTTGTCGTTTACAGTGATAAGGTCTCCTGCCTGTAAAATGGGTATTAATTCATTGTCTTCGTACTTAAATTTCTGCATATCTAAAGTTAAAAAAGAAGGGCCAAACCCAGACAATCACTAGAGTAGACCTTACCTCATTAGAAGTAAAGAATAATCTAATAACTAATCTGAATTTGACCCTAAACGGCAGTACGAATATCGTTCTGCGCGATTAGCACTACATTAAATATAACGTAGCCTAAAGTCCGTTATCATAGATGATAACAATAATACCAAGGATTGGCATTAGGTGTGTTGCTAGGAGCAACGAAGAGGAGCCTACACCCCCCCCAGTGATATTCTGGCTGGAATGTCTATTCCATAACCTATCACCATACATAAGAACTATTCAAAGTAGTCTGGGAACTTATCTTTTAATATTTCAGATATGTCCACGCCAGTCAGTTCAGCCATAGATAATTCTTCCAACATTGCGTCTTCAGAATCGTCCACACTACCGTCAGCGCTATCAATAAGATTGAGCAGTAATTGAGCTTTCTCATCAGTCAGCCCGTCTTGCGCCCATTTACTTACTACTTCTGCAAAGAATTCATCGAACTCATAAGAAGTTTGCTCGTCTTCATCAGCGATTGCATTCTTCTTGGCAAACAGTTCTTTGATGTCTTCATCTGTAATAGTTCCGGCTTTATCATAAGCCGCGTTCAATGACTCTATAAGAGAGTCTTGTTCATCGAATGTCATTGTTGTTAACAATTAATGTTAAGAACATGTGAATAGTCTATTCACACCAACCCTCAAGGGCTTAAGATAATGTATGGTAATCAAATCACCATTACAGCAGTGGGGACTGCTTAAACAGGCATTTCACTCTCAATTATGCCTGTGGTTATGTTAGAATAAAGAAATTCACTTCTTCCAGGATATGAATAGATATTCTCCAACTAAGCCAGGATATCCTTCTTTATCAATAACCTTAACGAAGAATCGTTTATCTTCGTAGTATTTAAGGATTTCATCCTTGGCTTTAGCTACATCATCATTCAAATCCATAACAAGACTAAAGTAATTGTTCTCACTCTTAGCCTTAATAAGTTGGTCAGTAGTATCTAGAAACCTCTTAATTAGAGTCTCTTGTGTCACCACTTCATTGTAAGTGGCAACTGAATATGCCTCGTCCGCATTCATAGATTCACCTTCCAACAATTTACCAAAATTAAAGATATTCTTCATAATAACTAATAATTGGTTTGTGGTCCAGACGAGATTCAAACTCGTGACCTTCCCTTTAGGAGAGGGACGCTCTATTCTACTGAGCTACTAGACCCCTTTACGTTATACGTTAATATTCCCAGTGTGTCTGCCTTTTACTTTAACAGAGTTAGCATCAATGTCTCCTTGTACATTACCACCAACCTCAATACTGTTAGCTTCTATAGAACCTCCCACATTGCCTTTAACTTTAACACTATTACCATGTACAGCAAATGCGTCTCCGTCAATATCACATGTGTTGCAGTTAAGCTCTTTTACGTTACCAGTAAAACTGATATGTACACTATCCTTATTCGTTTCAGATATTAATTTACCATTTACGTAAATTTTACGCTTGATTTGTGAGATAGTGATATTGTCCTCTTCAATGTTATAGGACTCATTATCAATAAATAACTTATTCATGATTCTTTTTATCCAGTTCATCTTCCTTCGTAATACTTAATCAGTTTATCAAATGCTTCAATCCTAGCATTGTGACCCTTCTCGTCATCGGGAGTCCACCAAAATGCCTTACCATACCTGTCTTTAGGTGCACCTAAGAACTCTCTATTGAACTCCGGAAACATAGCAACTACATCACGTTCATCATAGATGTTGATTCCTCTTTCTGTGCCAGCCATAGCATGTTCAATGCAGAAACACATTCCCCAGTATTCTGAATGGTCTTCAAACAGCTTCTTAGCTTTTAGTAAGATAGTGTGCTTATTGGTTCTTTCTGTGTACCAATGGATGAGTTTATCGAAGGCTATAAGCCTGTGTTTCTTCTCATCTACGGGCCACCAAAAGACCAGCCTAGCTACTTCTTCTTGTTTGACATTACCTCCTAGAAACTCTGGGTTAAACTCCGGAATTAATGCCACTAATTCATTATAAGAGGGAGGTATTCCTTCTTTAAACACTCCGTTGAATGCTTGCTTCATATAGTGGCACATACCACCATTCTTATCACTACCTGGCTTTGTATCTTTATCGTACAAGTCTTTAGCAATCTTTAATCTTTTAATAATTTCTAAGTTAGTCATCTCTTTCCTTATTAAGTTAGTAGTCCCAGGCAGAGTCGAACTGCCATTTCAGGTTCCGTAGACCAGCGTTCTATCCATTGAACTATGGGACCATACAGGAAGCAATTCCGATTTAACGGCCGCCCTTGCCAGTATCACGTACTGGGCTTTTCACGTGGACGGTCTGTCAGCATAACTCACAGTATTACTTACATGCTTCCTTTAAAGTTTAGCCTCTTCCAGCGCAAGAGCACTTATAGTCACTCTTCGCCATAGTACATCAAGTATAGCACCTGCTGACGCAAACCATATCTACGTGTAACCACGTTAGCTTCCGCTCTCCTGGAAAGCGCAGCATTGATACTCCTCTTGAGTTTATCGGCATCAAATAGCAAACCAGTTACTCCTACTAATCCATTAGGCTCATCAGCGCAGATGTAATCTACTGCTTCAAAGAGCTGGGCTTTAGTTTCAGAACTGTTCACCTTCTGCCATTTCTTTATTTCTTTCTCAAAGTCCATAATCAATTAAGTGCTTCAAGTTCTTTAGCTAATTCTTCCAGAGATTTGCCTTCGAGTTCAGCGTCTTGTTTCTTAGCCATAAGGTCAAGAATCTTCTGACGCTTAGCTTTCTTCTCACTTTCAAGTAGACGGTCTTCCTGTTCTTGCAACTTAACATCAATAATGTGTTTTGCAATATTGAATTTCAGTTCAAGTTCGGTAGTGTCTTTAGTCCGGGTTTTGATGAAGCTTTCAGTTTTAGACTCTTGCAATTTCTTGTTAAGAGCAATTGCAATATTGTCAAGTTGAATTAAGGGTAAATCCCACAAGTCTTCAACAGAAAGAACTCCACGTTGCGTGTTAAAACGCAATTTCATTCTAGATGCTTTCTCAAACATAATTATAGCATTAAATTGTTAATACGTTTATATTCTTCAAACACTTTGTCCTCTGATTCTTCTCCCCACATACTGTGAATGAGAATACCATAAGCACAAGGCTGGTACACAAGAGGGTCTACTGCCTTCTTAGTGATTGTAACCTCTGGATTGTCTAATTGACTAGGAGGGCAAGCTACAAATAGCTCATTTCTACCTAGCCCAACGTGTTGTATTCTCTTACTAATGTATCTCTATTAGGAATATCAACTGATGTCTTGGAAACAGAACGTAGATATTCCTCCATACATAAAGCAAGAGCCATAGCTATGTTGGACTGAATAGTCATCACCGGCACGTCAACCACTTCTGGAGTTATAACTTCAGAATCATTGCGTTTTTAGAAATCTGAACATCAGAAATTGACTTTTAAAGTTCTACTAAATGTTCCGTCCACTTTAACAATAACGGAATTACGCATAGTAGATGAGAATCCTAATCCACTCAATTGATGTTCTTGGTAAGGAGTCTTCATCTTATCAGCTAGAACCTCAAATACCTTACGGTGAGGAGTTAGCTCACTGTTAAGATATTCGTTAAAGAATCCACGAACAGGCTCCGGATTCTTGCAATCATCCAACATAAAGAAGTAATGTTTATTGCCAATACCCTGCTCATCCCAATAATTGGGAGACAGCATCATCACGTTCACCTTATGGAACTTGTTAGTATCAATATTCCATATGCCTATTGACGAATTGCTAGTACTGGGTATTAGCTCTCTTATTTGGATGTCTTTAGATTTACTGTAAGTAATCTCGGCAACCATGACATTCTCTTTATGTTTAACGGGTTTGTCATAGACAAATTGTCGAACTTCTCCATTATATTCTATTTCCAATGTAAAGCCTGTGTCAACAGATTCTCTACAACAGAAGTTATTAACATATACGGTGTAATTGCCTTCAAGCATCTTACGTTCGTCAACCCATATGATGTTCTCAACGGGTTTACGAGTTTTGCCATATCCAGCATTTTCATCCACGTCTAGCTTACCGCCACTTTTACCAGTTCTGTTAGAATAGTAGATTTCGTTGTATGAAGGTTCAACGACATGCAAATCCAAGTCATCATAGTTAGACCATGCCAACGAACATCTTAAGAAACCTTCAGTCTGACCACCAGCAGCTCTTACTTTCTCTTTAATAGAATCAGCTACTCCTCCATTATATGTCCAAGCAAAGTTGTTTGGCCATTTAAATAGATTCTTTGCATCCTTATTAACAGGAGCTGTAAGAGTTACTAAGTTATTAGACAGTCTACTTTCCATTAACACTTCTATGTTAGTGGCAGTAGGTACTACATTAGCAATGAAATCATCAATGCTAATTTCAGTTAACTTGTCAAACTTCTTAGGATTGACTTTAGTGTCTGCGGCTAGTTCTTCGAATATATTTCCAGCCATTACCTTCTTGGCATCACGATTAGCGAATATAACATTGTTAACTGTTATATCCTCTAAGGCAGCATGTCTACGAGGTAGAGAATCCATAAGACCTAGTTCCTGCACTTTCTTCTGTGCTTCCTCAATCATTCTTTTAGTAACAATTGACTTAGGTCTTTGATAATTAGCAGGAGCTACTATTCTTTCGTAGGCACTAACACTGGCATCGAGATCACGTCCATTAGTAATATCTACAAGTAGAGTACCTATAGCAGTATTCCTAATACGTCCTACATATCCAACTTTAGCAGATTCAACCCAGCAGAAATTATCACGTTCCTCACGAGGAACTACTTCATATTTCTTCTTGAGTGCAACAAATGCCTCTAGATCGGATTTATACTGGTCTCCACGATACAAAGAACCCTGTGAAATCAAATCCAGAACAATGTCAAAAGCATCCATGGATAACTCATCCAAAGCCCGCTTCAATACTGTTTTATTGATACGAAGTGCTCCTTGTACTGCTTCTTCAGAATCAGATACTGCACAAAGTAAATGATTAGGAAGCTTGTAAAATAAATGATTCCATGTATGTACGTGTCTCGTAGGAGTTTCTATCCACACATTGTTCTTATCTGTACCCAGTTTAACCACCTTACTAACAAATACGTCACATACTGGTTTAGATTTAACAAGTTGGGCTAAGTTTCTGGCTACTGTAGCATAAGGTTCATCTAACACTAAGGAATCCCAAATACTTACTAACTTGTTATTAACTATTGCAACTACATTGCCATAAGGTTTGATAAATTGACGACAGCAATTACATGTATGTGATTGTCTCTCGTCTTCTGGATAAGAATCTATGTAACAATCCCACAGCTCATCCTTATTAACATTAGTTAAATACAATCTATCAGCATTATTAGCTAAGGCATCAAATTGCTTATAAACTGCTCGTTTAAAATCAATAAATTCCACGATAATTAAATTTTATAAAGGTTTTACATTATCAAAGATAGCATCACTGGCTTCTTCTCCCCATTTAGAATAGATAACAACACCTATTGGGGTCACTTGGAATACAAACGGATCAATACTTCGTGGTATTACTCTTATCTCAGTTTCAGTAAAAGATACCAGTTGTTGCATATCGTCTACTGGTGCAGCTATAAATAAGTCTGTAGATTTACAGGCAATATGAGACATAGTTACTCCCTTAGTTCTTCCATTCCAATACTTGGCAAATGGATACGCTAGAAGTTCTTTCTTGTGGTATTGTAAGAATATTAGACCTTCGGGAACAGGCTCTTCACGATAAAAGTTATAGTGAGAGTATGGATTTGGGGTACTAATCCTTCTGACATTGACTTTTACGTTAGTAATAAGAGCATTATCACGATTAGAGTATTTATTATCCGTTAACGAGTCTAGTGTAGTCTTAGTAGCCAAGATTTCATCCAGATTATCTTCTGGTATATCACCTTTATAATACGATAGTGGCCCGGATACCAATCCATACTTAACATTCAGATTAATAAAATCTTCCTCTTTGAGTATAATGCATCCAGGGAAGTTCTGCGAGAAGAAGTTATAGCATTTAAAAGTCTCTAAGTTATTCATATACTTCTCGGCATCTGTAATAACTGAAGAGTGATCAAACCCTAGTAACTTAGCTTTCTCAGCTTTCTCAATTGCAACATGATTCATCTCTAAGCTTCTGGTTTGTTGCAACCAGTTTAAGCTAGCTAATATATAAGCTTGATGAATCTCTAGAGCTCCTATTTGGGGTCTAGTACCAATTTGTGTGTCCATAATCTTTATGCTTTCTTTTTAACTGAACCTGGTCTGGTAGTAGCTCTCTTAAATGAATCAGATTGCTTATCCCACCAAGCCTGTCGGTCTTTAAGACGTTGTACTTTCTTCTTGTATTTCATAGGTTTATCCTATTTCGTTACTAGCATTATAAGCAAGCTTGTCGGCTTCCTTATTATGTTCATCACTTGCGTGACCTTTACACCACTCAACAGACACTACTTTATGCCTGTTCACAGCCTTATCAAGACGTTCCCACAAATCAGTATTGGCTTTCCTCTTCCACCCTTTAGTAAGAGTTCCTACAATATACATAGAATCTGTTACTATTGTAATTTCAGAAGGTTCCTTTATGGATTCCAGGGCAACTATGGCAGCCATTTGCTCCATTCGCTGATTGGTGCTGTTCTTATACATCTTACTGTATTGGAATATCTTCTTGTCATCCTCTAAAATGACAAAGCCTATTCCCCCTTGATTTCTCGCAGGAGAATAGGCACCATCACAGTATATTCTGTACTTATGCGTCGGCATTAGGATTCTCAACAAAATCCTCATCATCCTCATCTTCTTCTGTTTCGGATATGACATCTTCATCAATAAGATGCTTAACCCACATACCTAAGATAAAGATGACATAGAATTTGTCTTCCTCCTGTTTGTAGTTAACCTTGTCAGAGACTTCATTAACTACATCTAACATTGTGAACTCCTCTTTAGCCATAGCATCATCAGCTATAGCAGACATTTCTTCTACATAAGGTCTAGCCTTCTGCATCGCTTCGTCAAAACTCTTTACTAAGGCTATGCCTTCATCACCTCTAATTTGCATAGCAACAGATAGAGGTTGTTGCAATTCATTTCTAAAGAAGCCCAAATAGAAAGCTTTCTCTACATCTCCGTTTACGAAGTCATTGAAAGATTTAGCTTTCATTACTTCCTCCACTTTGAAATCAATTTCTGATACGTCTCTGATTTTGTCCATAATGTTATGATAGCAACCCACCAATCTTCTCGGCCATGGCTGTTGCTTTGTTAGAAACTGCTTCAAGGTTTGCAGCTTCAGTTTGTAATTCGATAATCTCTTGTTCTCTAACCTCTTTCTCTGCTTGAGCTCTAGATGCTACCTCTTTAAGATTGGTAACAGCTTTCTCAAATACATCAATAATCTTAGCTGATTCCTCGGCTAGTGAGGTACTTGTTACTTTAGCCGGTTCGGCTGATTGTTTCTTTCCAAACATCTTATAGGATTAGAATTACAGGGTTCAGGGTGAGCGGCTGTCGGGAATCGAACCCAATCTATCACTTGTGCGCATACTAAAATTAGTGATGTGCCCTCCTTTACACTACAACCGCATGGAGCAGTGGTTAGAATACTAATAGTCAAACACTAATAGTCATTCCTAAAGAGGTGTTCTGCAACCACCCCACAGTCAGCGCTAAACTGCACGTCTTATTACATACGCTCAACTCTGCTTTAGTTGTCATCGCTGGACTTTATTTAACCCAGATTCCAGCCTGGTCTATACTCGTTTCCTTTTAAGCTTACCACACTTGGAACATACTAGTAAGTATCTGTTACAATCAGTATAGCTAGTTTTTGCTATTATAGTCCATTCATGCCTACATGCTAGTTTCTCTAGCCATTTCTTGAATAGTTCTTTCCAGGTCTAAAGAGTTGCTGGTACGTATCGACTTTAACTACTTCTCTAGTCCCAGGAAGTCTGCCTTGCTTGCCGTCTAACCACCACCTTATATAGTCACGCACATGATATACTGGCAACTCAACTGGAGTACCATTAACCATACACCAATAATGACCTAGCAACCTCGGTCTATAAAAGTCAGAGTCTGTTCCATTGGAGTCAGGATTAGAATTGGCAAATCCATAACAGTAATCATAATAGTCTGCTGCTTTATGAGGTTTAGCAATCTTACCAAACTTGGGCAAAGCATGATTCCTGTTCTCCTTCCATTGCTTAGTACTAATGTTGTATCACCTACCTCTACATCGCTAAGATTTATAGGACTCAAGACATGCTCTTGGCCAGATTTGATTAGAGGAGTCATAGAGTTTCCCTTCTCTGAGGTTCTGAAGGATTTTCCTTCGGTCAATAGTCTCTCCTTGTAATGCATCGGCTTTAGACATTAAATATACAAAGTTTAATCTCTCTTCCATGGTAGAGCCATTACTTATCCTTTCAAACAAGGTTAACTCTTGCCCATTCTTGTAGTTATAGTAAGATATCAACTCATTATATCTGACAGTTTTACTATTCAACGAAGCTATAGTCATTGGATATCTTCTTAGCACTACTCCCCTATATAAATCAACAAGTTCACCCAATGAGTTGGCAATCTTTAATAACCTAACTACATTGGGTGAACCGTGTTTCTTGTACCTAATAGCATAATTCTCCAGAGCAGCATCCCAATCATGGAACACGTGTTGAGCTTGAGTTAAATCAATCTCAACTATTTTACGCAGGAACTCTTCTATAGTCATATTAATTAGATATTGTAGGTGATGTTAACTTGTCAATTAGATTCTTCATTGCTTCTTCACCAGCAGCAAAACCTTCAGAATACCCGATTTTATATGCCTTCTCTATAGATACAGCAACAGCTTCCATGACGCTATTGCCCTCATACTGTTTCTTTAATTCTTCTAATAGTTCTTTCATAAATCCTCCTTCCTTTAATTATTAGTAGCTTGAGTGGGCCCACACGTCCATTTCTGGACACCAGAGCTTAAATCTGGGGCGTCTACCAATTTCGCCATCAAGCCATACCCTTATACTGACATCATGACCTTGATTGTAACTACAATTATCATTCCTATAGTACTTATAGCAGCTATACTTAAGAATATCTTAACCCATTTAAAGTCACAATCCCATATAGTTAGTAACATAGCTATTAATGCAGCCACAAATGCAATGACTACAGTAATCATTAATGCTGTTTCCATATCAATCTCTTACTAAGTCTATCCAATTAATTAGGATATGATACAACCACCTCATAATACGTAATCGCAATAAGTGTCAACAAAATCCTTAGCTTCTTTTAAACCACATTTAGCAGATTCTTTTACATGCTTAACTGCTTGCAGTTTGGAACCAGTCTGTACAAACTGTTTCATCTTAAAGAAGTCTTCACATGACAAATCAATTGTATTATTCCAACGCTTCCTGTATGCAAGCATTGCATCACTATACTCTTGAGGATGTTCTGTCCAGGTAATTTGTTGGTCTCATATCAACAATTGTCGGCATCCTCTGTCAGTAATTTAGTTGCTTTATCCATTCCTAACTCGTAAGCTTCAGCAATTAATACTGCCGCACTTGCTATAGAAAGCTTACCACCGTTGTCCTCTGCTACGTTAGCTGCATTTTCAAGCAGCTCACTTAAAGTTTCTACCATAATTAAATACATTTAATAGTTAATAATCTAGTAGGGTAGGTGAGACTCGAACTCACACGAGCTTAGCTCATTGGTTCCTAAGACCAACGCGGCTACCGTTACGCCACTACCCCATTGTTACTTCATCAAATTGATAAATTCATCTTCATGTCCTCTATAGTATCGCTGAAGATATGCAATATACACGGCTTCGTCCTTAACTATTTGAGGGAATTTGGATTCAAATTGTTCTACTTTCTCTTCTCCTACTATACTTACATGAAAGTCTCTAGGTGTGTTATCCACCTTAGTTGCAGACATTAATAAGACTAATAGGAATATCAATAAATGTTTCATTTAGTTGTTAATAAAAGGAGAGCGAGATTGCTCTCGCCCTCCAAGGTTTATTTGTTGTCTTTCTTCTCCGTAGAATAGTCCTTACGGTCGAGTTCCCACTGATACTCACACATCTGAGTAATTGCTTCAAGCTTCTCTGTACCCAGAACGAGTTTGAGAGCATTTACCAATCTTTCAGCCGGAGTTTCCACAACAGCTTTCTTGGATGCAAGTCCAAGTTGACGTTGATAAGATTCAACGCTAGCTTTGATATGGAACGATGTTACATGGGTTTCTTCTGTAAAGATAAGTTTGGATTTGGTTGATTCAACGATTTCAGCCATAAATGCCGGAGCAATTTCAGCTTCTTGAATATAGTTACATACTTCACTCAAATCATCGTCGATTGTATATCCTTCTTCAGCGGTGAAAGTAGAACGGATGAATTTCTCCGCAGTTTCAGCGTCCAGACAGTCCATAGTAATCACAGAGCCGATTCTCTTACCTCTCAAGAAGGTAGGTTCAATCAATTCAATGTGATTAGTAGTGAACAAGGTGATTACGTTCATGTCTTTGGTATCACCACCGTCCAGAGTATTCAGGATGTCTTGCATAGCAGCATCTCTGTTACCTCTAGTTACTTGGTCAATATCTTCAACAAATACGACAACACCATGGCCCGAACGGTCAACAACTTTACACATGCGCAGAGTTTCTGCAAGAAGAGAAGGATTCTTCAAATACACGAATGACCAGCCGTTTGTCACAGCATCTTTAGCCAGCTTAAATGCCAGCAAGGTCTTACCTGTACCATATTTACCTTCCAGCAAACAACCGTACTTCAATGGAATACCTTTAGCCAGACATTTCTCCGGATACAAGATTCTTGAACGTAGCGGTTGCAATTCAAATTCAGTCTTCTTAGAAAGAACCATGAATTGTTTCTCAATGCCGGCAAGTGTCATGATAGTAGGTTCAGACAGATTGCTGATTTCCAGTGCTTGATTCTTGTAGATAGACTCCGATGCTAACAGCTCTTTAGTTCTGTCAACAATATCATCAATCAATGACTGATATTTGAACTGGCATTGTCCCTTAATAAGGAGCAAATGACGGTCATTGTCATAGTTGATGTTGATTTCAGAATCTTCTCCCAATTCTTCAAGGCTGATTTTACCAAACGGAACCTTGGTACGAGAACCGTCTGCCAGAACAACGTCTACGGTATCAATATTGCTGTTTCCAGAAGGACTGTTATCCTCCTTACTAACGGCAGAACCGAAGATTTCATTGATTGCTCTGTTCAACTGATATACACCGTCCGGTTTCCAACAAAGCAGCGAGTATTTGAAACTTGCCATTTTCTTGGACTGTTTGATTTCACCTTCGATGAATCCCAGAGCATCAGCATACTTCACGTTGCTTTGGAGCACTTCAATCATTCTCTGTTTCTGAGTTTCCTCGTACTTGTTAACTCTCTGCTTAATAGCAGCTGTAGTTCCTTGCGGAATAATGTTCTTTGCCATTACTTAATTAGGTTTATTAATCTTATTTACTTCTTTAATGATTGCCTCACAATTCTCTCTTGTTGTAGTTAAACAACCAAGTTGAATAATAGAACCGTCTTGAGTGATAGTCAGGTTCTTCTCTTCGATTGTTTCCCTACATAGACCTCCTCTGATAATTCTTTTAATGAGTGGAAAGGGTAATATAGTATTCTTACAGAATATCATATTCTTGCCTTCCACATAAATGACATCGTAGCCGTCAATGCTACCTACTACCTTACTCATTCGATTCAACTATTAACTGTGTGGGCCCGGCCGGACTTGAACCGACAACCTCCTGATTTGAATCTTTGGCTCGTATTCTTTGTATCACTCTCCTAGAAATGCCATAATGCGATGCAACTTTCTCCCATGTCCCTAGTAGTTTATATTGCTCTTCTACTTCGGACTTAGTGGGATAGTGTTTATTGGTTTCCCTACATTCCTTAGAACAGAATGTCTTACCAGTAACTTTTGGAAATCGTTTACCACATACAGGGCAGACACTGCCAAATTCAGAACTAAACGAGTTTTTATCACAAGAACTTGTTAAAATAGTTACATTTGACATGTCATAATCAGGGTAGTGATGCTCCCTATGACAATTAGCACAGAGTAATTCACATTTATCTAATTCATCTTTTAATTTATCTAAACTAGTATTTGAGAATACTCTCATATCTATCTGAAACTCTTTAGTAAGAGGATTACGATGATGAAAGTCAAGAGCTGCTAAATTAGCAGAATAGCCACATCGTTCGCACTTACCACCACGTGCTTGAACGGCTTCATACTTCCGTTTCATTCCGCGTAGTTTTTGTTGTGGATAGTTATTATTGTTCATAGAGTGGGGACGGTGGGGATTGAACCCACATGTAACCTATTACCCTTTCAACAGCGTATAAGGCAGAGGGGATACGTCCCTATAAACAAATATTCATCAGTTTCTCTAACCGATTGAGATACGGGCCCCGAACGCCCATGTTTACTCACAATTAACAGTTCTCAAAGAGTAGTGTTGTTAGTGACTTCATGATAAATTCTATTTTAAACTGAAATAATTAGTAGTTGGGCTACCAGGATTCGAACTTGGACAAACAGAACCAAAACCTGTTGTGCTACCATTACACCATAGCCCAGTAAAAGGAGTCCGAAGACTCCTAAACTAACTTATCGAATATCATGGGTTGTATTGACATCCATAAATTCGCTAGCATTTCTTGCTCTGCGTCAGATGCTTCATCCCAATGTGATACGTACAATTTCTCCGTTCGTTCATTCCTATAAGGAACTTTAAATGAACGGTTAATGCGTACACTGTGTGCGAATAGGTCTTTGTCGAAATCAATAGCCCTAAGCGTCTTCTGGAAATCGTTGAACTTATTATTAGGGTCATCGACATCCCTAACAGACATTCCAGAAGGAAATGGGCCGTTACCATGCCTTGTTATATAAGGACGAGTTACATAACAAGTTTGGATTTCTTTACGTATACCTGCTTTCCGCAACAGCTCGTAAGCGTTTTGTGAAGTTGTATTAGACGGAGTACAATAAGGCATTATGCCGAATCTTTGGTCAAGCAATATTCCCTGTGAACCTTCAAACACTAGGTTATCATAATTCAACAAGCAATCTTCATTAACCGTACCTGTATGTAAGAAATAAGCATGTGCTAACCTACACCAGTTGTCTAGGTCTATCGAAGGATATTTACTAGACATGTTGTAATAGTTATCCACTATGGCATTTAGTTTCTCACGTAGTATGTAAGGATTCATACAATCTACAACTGTTAAGCTGTATCCTGCCTTAACTCGGTCCAAACAAGCTTTAAACCCTGTACCTACAGTACCATGTCGTAAGTTCTCTTCGTTATTAACTTGGGAATAGACATCGAAGGGAATTACAACTTGGCAGTGAGGGTGATACTGAACAATGGGATGAACTCCCATTTTAGCTAAGTCTGCACCCTCTAACATAGAGGTAATTGGGTCTACAGTACAGTATTCGGACCAATACGTCGGCACTCCAAGTAAGGTTCCGCTGCCAAAGTTACTAAAGGTGTGCATCATGTCTCCATGCTTTACAGTATGTCCTACTTGATGTCCACCACTAAACCTGACTACTAATACAGACTCTCGCTTACCTATGTACTTGTTACATAAGTTGTGAACTGTCTGTCCCTTACCTTCGTCTCCAAAGAATGTTCCTAATACAATACTAATCATTTCAGTTTAATAAAATTTGTCATTACTATCAGACGGCACATCTTGCCATTCTTGACTAACAGAAGCACTAGGAGCTAAACCTTCAGCAGGCTCCTCATAGTTCTCTTTAATTGCGGTGACAATCACCTTGTCTACTTCTCCAGATGCACATGTTAATACATTCTGTCCAAGTAAAGTCTTCCAAGATTCAGCAACCCTTGAGCCATGACTGGCATTAGTAATGTGAATGTGGAATACATGGTACTGTTCCTTTGCTTTGTCAAGAGCTTCTTGACAAGTAATGGTTTTAGCACCTTTTTGATACCCTAGAACACGTTCTAAGTAACACCCCTCTACCTTATCGAGATTTGGTTCATCTCCAATAGTAAATAGGAATCCCTTAGTGTGTCTTTCAAACCAGGAATCAGTTTCGGTATGATAACCTGCCACAATATGAGCTAGTAGATAGCTTTCGCCTCTATTACCTCCTCCTCCACCTTCAATCACGAACGATTGTAAAGTGTCAAGAATTTTAGCTGTATCAGACTCAAACTGCCCAATTTGAATTGGATATCGGTCATAAACGTGGTCCCCAACTGCCATAAACATGATTTGTGGGTCACACACACCTAGTTGAATGAGAGAGTCCATAATCTTAGGGAATTGGTCTCTAATCATTTCATAAGGTGTGTCCATCATTGAACCAGTAACGTCTAGCGCAATGATTATCGGAGTAGAGAAAGGATGTTCTTTAGAATCACGAGATTCACGAACACCCACGTTAACCATTTCTTGCCTTATCTGCGTGTTATACTGCCTAACATTGTTGTTAAGCGATGCAGCAGTATTACATGCATTAATGGCATGGCTACTAAAGAGTTCATCCCTAGTAGAAGTGTACAAACCTCTACTGCTGGCCTCTACATCATAAGCCATTCTAGAATAACTACCTGCTCCCATAAATTACTCATTTACAGTTGCAGCAGCGTCATCTTTCACGTCATCCAAATTAATGGATTCTGATGCATCAGCGGGAAATTCTTCTGCATCGACTTGCATAGCCAGAGCAAGCTCAATCTTTGCAACACGTAGTTTACGTGCCAATTCATGTCTTGTTCTTACCCATTCAGCCGGATTCAGTCCTTCTCCCGGATTCAAAGAGTCTCTTGATTTAACAGCTAGGTCATTGTGTTTGTTGATTTCTCCCTGAATGCGAAGTACTTTCAACTTACAATCCTGAACAAATCTGTCTTCCTCGATTTTAGCCAATTCATACAGATTCTGCGCTCTTGCATCAAGTACACTTTGTCCACTCTTACTTAATTTCTCTTTAAAACTGCTCATTTACACTTACATTTAACATGTTAAATTCAATAAGCATCTCTGTGTGGTAATTTATAATCTAACTGTAATCATCTAGGATTACAATCGAGCCGACTGTCAGATTCGAACTGACGTGGAGTTTCCTCTCGTGATTACAAGTCACGTGCAATCAACCACTATGCGAAGTCGGCATAAACAGGAGACGATGTTACTAAGTGTGCTGACATCTCCTTCGTAAATCAAAGAAAGCGGTGCATACGGGATTCAAACCCGTGGTCTCCTCATAGACAGTGAGGCATCCTATCACTGAACGAATGCACCATGAAGCTTGCTTAACCTACCCTCTAAACCTATGCTTGGACTTGCAGTCAGTTATTCAGATATTGTCCCTTCCCGCTAGCTGAGTCATTCTCTTACTGTAACCGTGTGTCCAACTCACAATTACTATTCAGATGTGCCAAATGGGACATGGCAATTCATAGAAAGTGGGTGCTAGCCGTTTCTATCCCACCATTGCGTACTACAGTGCTAGCTACCGTCTAAGCTTCCATCCCTTACGTTGCCTTAGAGTGTACATGATTATTATTGCCTAACCAGTTACCTGATTGGAAGGATTATGTACGAGGTACAGCTAACGGGACTCGAACCCGTATTTTATGCTTGAGAGGCATATTACCTAACCAGTTAGTAGATAGCTGTGTGTTAAATAGTCGTGAGTAGTTAATTGCAACTATGACAAAATTAAGATTAAAGTCAAAGACCAGCCTATTGCTATCTAGGGCAAAGTCAAAGGAATTTTGTAACTTCGCAATAGACTGACAGGGTTTGAATTAATAATACTTAATTATGCTGGAAATCGTCCCTGTATGAAATACAGAACACGATTAATTTGTCGACAATGCATCGACTAGAGTCTTTGATGCAATTCATACTACTCACGCAAAGCTATGTTAGAATCCAATGAGATTCAAGACTATAGCACCTATTTATCTGGATTGGAAATCTTAGTTAGCAATTCATAAGTTGCTTGTAACTCATTAGGAATTACTATCTTAAGTTCCAATAGTTTCTTACGTTCTTCAACTTTCCAAGTTTCACATTGTTGAGACAGGGTTTTGGCATCCAAATTGAATCTATCAACAGCTTGTTTATAAGCCTGATTGACTTCATATTCAGAATCCTTTACCATTTTATCAATCTTAAACTTAATCTTATTAAGTCTGGCTGATATGTCTCTGTGTTTCTGCTGTAATGCAAAGAATGTATTCTCTACCTTATCGCTACTAACAGACGGGTCATACGAGTACACGATTGTGTCAGTACCAGAACCTTCAACTTTAGTAGGATTAGTATAGGCATCCATTAAAGCTCTACGGGCATTTGCAAACGGACGCATCGGATGAATATACTTACCAATAGCAGATGCTTCTGCTTCTAGTCTGTAATATTCCATACGTTCTGCAATGCTCAATGAAGCAATTGCTTCCTCTTCGGTAAGGATATGACCCTTAATCGGGGTGTCCAACTTGAATCCAGCTACGTCTGTAGCATATAAATCCCATGTGTACCTGTTAATAATTTCAAGTTCTTCTTCTCTAGCCTTAATAGCTTCACGAATCCATGCACAGAAGGCATTCATATTAGCAACTTCTTGAAGTAATGTGGGCACATTATCAAGATATGCCTCATTTCTACCTGTCTTCACAGTCCTAGAGTTACCTCCACTTAGCAAGCTAATATTGACATTCACAAACCCTACAGAATCTAAAGCTTGTCTATTAGATTCTACTGTTTCCTTAGCTATATTAGCCAGGTGATTGGCAGAAGTTTGGGTTAATCCCTTCTCGCCAAAGAATACTTTGTTACATTCTTTCATAAGCTGTAATTATTAATTCATTACTAATGCACTGGATAGGGGATTCGAACCCCCGCATAGAAAGTGCGTCGACCTAAACCACTAGTCGAATCCAGTATACCTTATTAAGCTTTCCAGAATACAAACTTATTGCCTTCTGGACATCTTACATACTTCACATCAAAACCATTCTCTCGATATAGAGGTTCTACATCTAACCAATGGTTCTTAATTACTTCTTCTTCAGTTAAACCTTCAGATGCTACATAGGCTATTACATCTGATTGCTTAAATTCAGAAGCTTTACCACTCCAGTTCTTAACTATTAAAGTATTAAAAGCTAAGATAACTGCATCAGGAATAGATTTTAAATCTATACTCCTCAATTCTCTTGAATTTAATACCTTCACCATAATTCTAATAATTAGGTTAATAATGATTTTCGCAAACTCTTATTAGCCAGCGCGGAGAGTGCTGGATTCGAACCAGCGGAACCCTTTTGAGGTTCGGTCCCTTAGCGGGGGACTGGTTTAAGCCACTCACCCAACTCTTCAATCCACAGAAGACTTATTTATGCTATATCAATCGCTTATGATTACCTTAGTGCTGTAAGTCTTCTTAGAAATTCACTGTAAAAGGATTACTTTACAGGAGGAAAATTATCACCTTTAGCTGGTGATTCTTCTGGCTTCTTGCCAGTGATTATTTGCCTAAGCGAATCTGCAATAGGCAAATTACGGGCAATCTCCAAGCTAGGAGCAAGATTCTTAGCCATATTAGCCATGAACTGTCCAGCAGTGTTGGAATCACCATACACAGTAACATTACCAAGCTGGATATGTTCAAATACCTTAGCGTTGGCTTCAGCAACTTCCTTCCACCTGTCGGTCATTGCATATTGAACGATTGCTTCAGGATGCATACCTGATTTAATCATATGTTCAACTGCAAGAGCCGGAGCCATTTCCATTGCCTGTTTCTGTTCAGCTTCTGCCATTAAAGATGCTTTCTTACCTTCAGCTTCGGCAAGAAGTTTCTTCTTAGTACCTTCAGCTTCTGCTTCCAGTTGCATCTTAGTAGCATTTGCTTTAGCTTCTGCTGCTTTCAAGATTTTAGCTGCTTCCGCTTCTGCTTCAAGAATGGCTACACTCTTAACAGCTTCTGCTTCAATCTTAGCTTTCTCTTTGGCCTTCTCGGCAGGTATAATCACTTCGGCTTTAAGCTTAGCTTCTTCAGCTTTAGCTTTAGCTTCATTAACTTCTACCTGACGTTCTTGCTCTGTTTTAGCAACTGCCATTTGAGCTTCAACTTTGGAAGTACCAGCTACTCTTTCAGCTTCAGCTTTAGCTTTCTCTGCTTCTCCCTTAGCTTTGGAAACTTCAATAGTAGCTTTCTGTTCAGCTACTCCTGCTGCTTTCTCTGCTTCAGCTGCCTTTTGACGGGCTTCTGATTCATACTGTGCAGTTTTAGCTTCTTTCTCCTGCTGTGCTTTAACAGTTTCAGCTTCTTGGTTTTGTGCTGCTACTGCCATACGAACTTCCTTCTCTGCTTCTGCTTCTGCCTTAGCGGCTTCAGCTTTGGCAGTAAATTCTGCTTCTTTAGCAGTTGCATAAGCTTGCTGCTCTGCAATCTTGGCAGCTTTCAATGCTTCTTGCTCGGCAACTTTGGAAGCTTCTTCAGTTTGGGCTGTAGCCACACCAATTTCACGTTCCTTTCTTTGCTCTGCAACAGCAATTTGTTGTTCCTTATGCTGCTCGGCCAATTGAGTTTCTTTCTCTTTAGTGGTCTTAGCAATAGCAACTTCTTTCTCCCTGTTAGTTTCAGCCACTATAGTTTCTTGCTCCTTAGTAGCTGCTGCAATTGCAATCTCCTTCTCTCTCGTAGTTTGAGCTATCTGGATTGCTCCTTTCTTCTCTTCTTCTGCGATATCAGCTTGTGATTGCGCTCTTGCTTTAGTCTCTTCTTTCTTACCAAGATTATCAATATATTGAGCAGCATCTTGAATGTCACTGATATTGATATTCATCAGATAAAGACCAAGTTTGTTCAATTCCGTATTGATATTGTCTCTAGCTTGAGCTAGGAACTTGTCTCTGTCAGAGTTAAGCTCTTCAATAGTCATCGAAGCAATAACAAGCCTCATCTGACCATAAACAATATCTGAAATCAAACTTTCTTTAACGTCATCATCAGCACCTAGTAAGCGATTAGCAGCATTCTGCATAATCAGCGGTTCTTGGCTAATAGCAACAGTTACAGTAGTAGGAATAGTTACACGAATATTTTGAGCTGACAAAGCATTCTTCAATACAAGATTCAATTGAATCGGTTGCATTGACATTACTTCATAACCCTGTATAATCGGCCATACAAAAGCTGCACCACCATGATAAACCTTGGCAGTTTTAATTTCAACTTCTCTGTCAACCAGATTACCTTTAGCGTCGCGTTCGCTAACTTTCTCTTTGTGAGAGCCTGTTTTACCATAAACTACCAACAATTCGTCAGATTTACATTTACGGTAGCGGGATAGAATCCCAATGATAGTGATGATTGCAACTAGTACAACTACACCAACGATAATTAATGATGTCATTTCCATCTTGAAATTGGTATTAATCTATGTATAATTTATTGTCTTCGTATTTACGAATCGTTACTGGCTCATTGACAGGATATATCTTCTTATTAAGAGATACAACTTCTACTTCTCTCAATGCTCCACTTATGTTCACGGATGCCAAATGGCGCCCTTCACCTAAATGTACATAGATAGTAGCAGTTCTGCCAACTAAGTTAGTCTTCGGTTCGTCTTTAGGAAGGTTCTGCAATTTCATACAGAACTTATATAAATGATACAGCATAAATACAAATACAAGACCTATAAAGAATCCTATTAACCAATCAATCCAGGTTACTTCATAACCTAATAATTGCTTAATAGATGTCCATCCTCCGAATCCCATGAAGAAATGGATAAATCCTTTAAAGGATACAACATCACTGACATCAAAGTCAGCATCACCATCAAAGTCTACGTCGACATCGAACTCCCCAGCAACCCATGATATTATGAATTGTAGGATAAATATACCATAGGCGATGCCTCCTAAGATATAATACAAGTTATTGTCCATCTTACTAATAATTATTTAATCTATTAAAGTGGGGCAAGGAGGAATCGAACCTCCAACGCCAGGCTCTTCAGACCTGCGCTCTACCATTGAGCTACCGCCCCATACTGCCTACACGTACGTCTTCACTGGATTTTATGCTTTATTACGCCAGTTGCTTTGGACAGTCTAAATCCTTCGGTGCTGTACAGCCATACATATATTAGTGAGGCCTCCACTTTAATTAAGCTGCCATCGCACCTACTCCCATTACTTCGTCACGCAACGTACCCTACATTCCACTTTAGGATTTTCACCTAACCACATCCTCGGCATTCCGTTTCAAGATAAAATATAACTCTGCTGAATAAGTCAAACCAAACAGGAAGATTTATGATACGTTTATACCTAAACAGCAGAATTGGGTGACATACGAGACTTGAACTCGTAACCCTTAGAACCACAACCTAATGCTCTGCCAATTGAGCTAATGCCACCATATTGAGTTATTGCAACTCTAATCCTTCTTTTAGTGCCCTAGTATATGCCATTCTAGCAAAGAATAGTTCAGCCACAGCCATAACTACTGGCTCTGCTAACTCTTCGGCTCTTTCTTCTTTGGGCTTAGATTCTACATATTCTAGTAATTCCAACACAGCTCTATTAGCTTCGACCAGGCGACTATAAGCAATGCGAACTTGTTTATAGTTCTTATATCTTTCTCGATATGGTCTTATTGCATTCCATGAATATGAAGCAGCTACTATTATTGATATGGCACATAGTACCATAAATCCGAAGGGTTCTCCTTTAGACCATGCTGAATAGATTTGACACAATACAGCACCCAAACATAGATTCTGTCCTATAAAGAGGGACAATAAGAACCAATAAGCTGAAAAGGCTTTCTTTGCTTCATCAAGTAATGATGCTGACTCCTTTAGCTTCTCTTGTTCAGCTTTTAATGAGTCAACTGACACTTCCATAGCTTCCCCTTCTCCGTCTGAATCTTTAAGGCGTTCATATTCCTCTTCACTAATCTTAGTTATTTTCAAATCTTCTCGATTCATTACCTTTCAATTTAAGTTCAACAATCTGTTGACCTGATGAGACTCGAACTCGGGTCTTTAGCGTGCAAAACTAACATAATTGCCACTATACTATGCCCCCATATTTAGCCACACTATCGTAGGGCTATCAGCTCCCAACGTCCGACTGATTACGGAAGAATCTATGAAATGCACAATTACTTAGTCATACCCCAACTGTTCTTGTCAGTCTCCGACTCCAACCCATAGCATGTTGTAGAACTCTACATGCATACCCTCCTCATTGTGCACTATTTTAAACCTATCATTTCAGCAATTTCTTCAAATGAATAATTCAGGAACAGTCTATCCATATCTGCATCAGATTTAACCCATTTAGGTCTAGGATATATAAGAGTAGGAGAATGTCCTCTCTCATGTAATCCATACACTACTTCCTTCTTACCTTTAATAAGACGAAGGTCAATATGCTCTGACATAGAAGAATAAAATCCTATATTAGAATCCTCTACATATGTAGAACCCTTCTTAGACATTACCTTGCGATAAGGTTTATACCCTTTACTAATTAAATACTCTATGAACCCAATCATGTTAACCACTATTAGTACTCCAAGTAGGATTCAAACCTACGACCCGCACATTAGAATGAATACCAGGATTCGAACCTAGTTATTCACAATTAAGCATCTCTTCTTCCTTATGGTAGCGATAATAAGAACGCTCTCCACACTTGTTCTTAGACTTATACGTGTCTAATTGTGAATCGCAATTAGGACAAATACATCTGAGATTACCTCTCTTATTATTAGATGCATGACCATCAATATGGTCAATGACAAAGACCAGTTCTTTACCATTCCATACAGGTTTCATACCACAAATAGCACAGATTCCTCCTTGTTCATTTAAGATGTCATCTCTAAATGGTTGCGGGGAATAGTTAGCTCTCATTATACTAGAATCACCTTCCAGTATCTTTTGATACGCTAACTTATGTCTATGCTCTGCTTGACATTTGTTGCTGCAATACTTACCATAAGAACCATTGTAACTAATTAATTCCTTACCACAGTTTATGCACTGCTTGTGGACTCTGTTAAATGTTTCACTAGGGTTTATACTACGTCTAGCAGGTAATTCAATACCTATTCTACGTGCAACATTCTTAATATTTGAACCTGTACATCCATATCTTCTTCCTATCTCTTCATAGCTAAGCTTATCTACTAAAATCAGTTGCTCTAGATTTGATTTCTCGTCAATCCATTTACTTGTCATAATTCGTATTCATTTATTGATACGAATAATTAATGAATTAAACAAGTGGCAACCAATTTTAGTAGTAAGGTGCTTAATGGTGATTTACGGCTCACCAACCGTGTGAAGTGTGCTGCTCTATTCACTGAGCTATTGGAGCATCATCAGAAGGCAAATTGAACTACATGACACAGTAAAAGTACTGATGCCTTCTTATATTACCCATTCAGTTATTCTGGATTAAGTAATTCTCTTGTCTCTTTCTTAAACTGTCTCCTATTATAGCGTTCTCCTTTACATATAGGACAACTACAAGGAGTACTGGTTGTTTTATAGGCAAACGTATATTTAGAATTATATAATTCTGTCCAATGTCTACCTCTTGCCGTTTTATCTGGATTATACCAGTAGGCAGCGTGGAGTTTAATCCTAGTAATATACTTCTGGTCTTTCTTTAGGTTCCTCCACCTTTTGTTTCTTTGGATTAGTGAATCCTTTAGTTTCTCCGTTCTTAGTTCTTCCATCGTCTCTACCATTAGTGTTAATAATGTCTTGAAACGGGTTGTAGCCGGTTCCAACAAACTTCTTCATGTCCAATCCTGTTAAATTAATTCCTTTCATACGATAATTTTACAATCTATTAAATACTGCATGTTCCTTTAACCACTCTTGATAGAGCTTATCATCATAGTTCCCTGAATACTCCCAATGAAATCTACTACATTCTATAGTCTTTAGTAAGAACTTCATCACAGACCTTGTATTAGCCTTCTTTGATATAGATGAAATGTAAAACTTCTCTTTATCAAAATCATAGTATCCTCGTAATACCACTCGGCGAGAATTTTGTCTATTTAAGTAAATTCTTGCCAACAACTTGGAGTTATTGTCTACATATCGAGTAGGTATGAATTTATAAGCCATCTGATTCAGCCAGCAATAAAGTAATACCAATACAATAGGCATTATTAACTGCATTCAGCCTCTTCTTAAGTTCCTTCTTAGCCTTTCTGGGCAACTTAGGATACTCTGCATATAAATCCTGTTCAGCGGCTCTACTTGCTTCGCTTAATTGCTCAAGTAAAGCATTAACATCTTCTTTAGTTTTGTAATCCTTAAGAAGGACTCTAACTAATGTGGGACGTTTTACCATTTCTCGCATTCCAGATTCGTACACTCTACAAATTTGGTTTCTACTTAACGTAGACACTCTCCTTAATTTCACTTTAAACTTCATAATACATTCAAATTAGTTGAGGAAGCAGAGGGATTCGAACCCCCGTGCCCTTGCGGGCAAACGGTTTTCAAGTTTTATCCCGCGTCTGTTGCCTGCCGGTTGTTAGTGCTTTT